TCAAAACGAACTCCATGTTGCCATTCCGCAGATGCCGTCAGCCGCCAATCCATGTGCTTTCTGCCATTCTACCAGCTTAGCTTTTGTGCCAGCGCCAAAGATGCCATCTACCTTCAAACCTAAATGCCGTTGCAATACAGTCACAGCATAAGACACGCCGCCAGTGCAGTCCTTAGAGCCCTGACGAATCGTGGGCATGATTTTACTCACGACCTGATATGCAGTACCACTTTTACTGACCCAACGGCTATGAGTCTCACGCACATCAACATGAACAAAGCCACCCGTCACCTGTGCTCGACTATAATAGCCAATACCGCCATGTTTCTGGAAGTAGGGAAGGGAGGCCACGTACAGTGCAATACGAATTGGGTCAACACCATTGATGTGAATATCCGCTGCTGTGCCCAGACAATGCTGACTGCGAGAACTGCCCCCGATTGAAATGTTATATGCAGGAGTACGGTAGGCAGAGCTGATTAGAACCGGCTTTCCAAAGTGGTCACGAATCTGCTGCAGAGTCTCTACCAGCTCAGTTGCCACCTTGAACTCATCGCTCCGGTCATTGCAAGCAAATTCATAGGCACAGAAGTTCTTGGACAGCTTCTTGTTCCAGTCCTTCTTCATAGAATATGTAATAATGCTCATAGAGCCACACCTTCAATCCTTCTTAAGTTCTGCATTGATTTTCTCGTTCTGGATATCCATCTCCTTGACTGCGGCCTCAATCATCATCTCGATAGTGGGAGTAATCTTGATATTCATCTTCTCCAATGCAGCAATAACATACTTCTTCTTGTCAGCTTTCTTGATTGCGCCGGTAACACCCAACTTCTCGGCGGCACGCACAGCCATCTGGACAATCTTATACATACCGATCTGCTTCAGGTAGGGGATGCCATAGGTCATAAATGCGGTGCCAGCAACAGTGATAACCAGCTTCACAATAACAGAGACGATCTCATTAACAATACTTGCCATAGTAATACCTCCTGTTTTGAATAAAAAATAAAGCCCGGCACACTCGTACCGAGCTATGTATTAAATGTCTTTTAAATTTTGTCCGTCGATCAGGTAGCTTTCAAGAGCAGCCTTAGCTTCCTTCATGGGGTCAATAGCATTACCATCAATGCCGTGACTAAGCAGAGCCAGCAGGGCTTTCATCATCACATTGATACCATGCTCGCTCTTATTTACGCGCTGTTCAACGCCAGCGATTTTTCGTCCATGGTCTTCAACTACGATGTCCTGTTCCTTCTGGTGCTCTTCAATAGACAAAAGCTTGGAGCGATATAAATCCAAAACTTCTTTATCATTCTTGAGCTTGCGGTCGATATCTTCCAGATGCTTGTCGTGTTCAGTAAGCTTCAAGTTCTGTTTCGTGTCGGGCTCTTTTGCCTTCTTGATTGCATTTATAATAACGACAACAGCAGCTGAAATAGCCGTAATGCCACCAGCAATACTTAGAATCATTTGCCAAAGCTGTTCTATTGTAAAGCTGATAACACCCGGAGCATGAGTTGGCGCGGCAGTCAACAAACCAATCATTTCATCACCTCGATTCTGGTTGACAAAAATTTCACACTATGATAAAATAGGTGTGTCAAAAATTCATCGAGCGAATTTGTGACGTCCTATCTTTGTATAGGTGTGTGGCGGGAAGAGCTCTGGGTATAACAGCCCGGGGCTCTTTCTGTTTTTATATATACTTTTAGTTTGTTTACTGCTTCGGCTTACATACATTACGCCAGTGATAGTGCGGCTTGTCCTCGTGAAACATGATATAGCGCATCCAGTCATCTACATAAATGCACAACAAGGCAAGGAAAAACCATAGCACAGTAAATGGCAGACAGATTTGACCAAGCAGATTGAATGGCAGGGAAGAGTAGTCCCAGATATGTAATCCCATCATCAGATTCAATGGAATGCCGACAACAAGCTCCATACCAGTCACAAACAGAGCACCGACACCAGCTTGCTTCCACATGGGCATTTCCCACGGAATATAATTGTTCAATCCACCTATGACCACAAAACAGATGCCACCCACTACAGCCATAGTCCAGTGTGAGTGCCCACGCCACAACATCTCGATGCAATAATAAAGCGCTCCTCCTATCAAAAAGAGAAGCGCACATTTCAATAATTCTTTATACTTCTTTACGATTTTACTCATTCAGCGACCTCCTTCTGCCCGGCGGTCTCAAGATATTGCTTTAGAACAGGGTCGTAGTTGATTTCGATTGCATCCAACTCTTCCATTGTAGTACAAGCTTTGATAGCAATTTCTAATTCCTGCTGATGCGATACAAAGGGTTTTACATATGTACCGATTGCCAGTGCAAGTGCAGCCAGTTCTTCGTAAGCCCATTCTACACATTCGTCGCCGGTTGAATTCCATGTCAGCTTGAACGGTTGTCCGGCGGAGGCAGAGATTTGATACAGCGCCAAATTCGAAGTCAATAATGCTTGTTTTTCACTGGTAACACTGTAGTACTTCCCATCGGACCATTGGAGCGGATGCGAGGCTAGATATTCAGAGAGAGCAGTTTTAGATTCAGTGACTTTCTGCTGTGCGGATTCTTTTACTAGCGAATCATCAGTAGGGAATGGATCGCCTTGCACGATTTCAAAACAATCATCATTTTCTTTAATTTTCCAATAATAATCTCCAGAAACACCAGAGAAGTTATGTTCATTGATTGCATTTGCCATTTCAAAATAGGCATCGCATTCTTCTTGTGTTACAATCGGTTTAGGAAGAATATATCCTATTTTAATATTTTTATTTTCCATAAAACCTCCTTTCGCAACATTGGTCAAGATTGTTCCCATAGTCCGATGGCAACATATTGTGGTTTTGCTGTCTCACCAGAGCCGTCACGAAAATAACTAAAATACCTAGTGGTATTATTGGTTACATAAAACGCATAACGATATGCACCGGTTCCGCTAATCGTAATACACGGAGCTTTCAAAAAATTTTGGGGGAAAAAGAAACTACCATTTGCGCTACCAGATGATCCAACGCCCCAGCAAATTTGTATTCCATTATTAAACCGTATGTATCCTGGATATCCACTAGAACCCACACTCGATGCTGCTACTCCATTATCAGCACTTCCAGCCGTCGTAGCATAATTCACATTCTTATCTTTGTCCGCAGTATTGTCCACGTTACCCAGTCCAACCTCAGCCTTGGTGTAGCTTGGTTTTGTAGCTGCTTTAGCCCATGCATATACATCACTTGCAGGCATAGAACTTGGAAAATCCGTTATTTGGGACTTTTTGTGCGTATGTGAAATAGGCGCTTTACCATCAACTAATGTTTTCAAAGCTTTGCCTTGTGCAGCACTAAGGCTCTGATCTGTACTATCGCTTGTCAAATTATTCTGAATTCCACGCCATGTATCTGTATCAGTAAACTTCGCATCCGCTGGAACTGTTTTATTTAGAGTGTATGTAGTAGCAACAGGTTTTCCATCCTTAAAATACACAGGCTGGGTCGCACTACCGGCACTAGAATCAAGCTTGACCGCACTATTGGCAGAGCCACCAGCAGTTCCAGAACCTGCGTAATTGTGAGTATGAGAAGCAGCTGCATAATTCCCTTTTGGCTGATAATTAGCAAGCTTTGTATTTACTTCACTTTCGGTATAATAGCGGTCATCATGAGTATGACTTGCCGGTGTAAACGTACTCGGTTTACCACTCACATTGCCCCATGCTACTGAACCGGCGCTAGTTGCCGACCCAGCACTATTAGCATAATTAACAGACTGACTGCCGATAGTAGCACTTGTAATGATAGTACCGGCTTGAGCGGGGAGGTATACTTGTGCAGTGCTATTATTGCCAGCATTATAATTTGCGTCAGTTGAATAATTGAATATTAAACTCTCATTGCCGCCAAGGTTACCCATAGTCCAGTAACCGTTCTTCGTCGCCATACCAGCAACGGCACCATAAGAACTATCACCCGCATAGCTACTCTTTATTGCAGCGCGATCCCTATCACCAATCCAAGATCCACCAGTGGATTTTGTAATTTGACCACTCATCGTGCCGCCGATAAGAGGCAGATAGTTCCCCAATCCAATCCAACTCTTCAGGACATCCTTGGACACGTCTTTGATTTTTGTGCCATTGTCTGCATAACCTGCAACATAACCTAAATTTTCTGTAGTCAGGCCAGCGCCAGCAAAACCGATCTTAATAGTTTTGTTAGCGTCGTTGTAGTCTTTTACACCGTTGGAGGTTGTCGCGCTATCAGCTGTACCGGACAAATTAGCCTGGATAGTTTTATCAATAATTAAATTGCCCCCATCATAGGTGATAGTCGCAGAGTCACCAGCACCTTCTGATGTATCACCTTTTTTCTTTAGTTTAATATTTGTCGCACCATTCAACCCTTGGACATAAAAAGAACCAGATGTGTTATGGTCTCCAATTTGTACGTCGTCTCCAACCGGATTCCATGTATTGTTTGCAAAATTAAGCGCACCACTCATCGTTCCGCCGCCAGTAGGAAGATAAGCGTGACTATGAGAGGCGGGAGGATAAGAACTCGGCTTGTTTTGGACTTTGCTCCAATCGACTGCATTTGCTACGTCGGCAGTGGTTGCGTTACCATTTAAATTTGCCGTGATGGTGGAGCGGTTCACGTTCACACCCGGATAAGTAGTTCTTGGTTCAACACTTTGCCCGTTTTTTTCAAATTTTGATTTTCGAATTGTCCATGTACAATCGTAATCAGCCGCAAGGAAATATGTTCCACCACCTCGAAGCCACCAAACAGGAATAGACGAATTTCCCAATTGACCATATCCAACTGGTGGTTTGCTTTCATCTGCAATAAAACGTTGATCGTTGACCAACACCATTCCTTGCATAGATGTCGTTCCCCAACCGAATGGCTCTTCAAGAATGTCAACTACTGCTGTGAACCCAGCACTATGTGCACTCCAACTAGGCTTAGATCCACTGTCCAACTGCACGCTGCATTTGAATCGTCGTAAGCCTCTGTATGGAATATAGGTGCCAGTCACTGGATACCAAGTATTCTGGTCGAGATCAGTTAGGTTGACTGTTTTGTATCGATTGATATAGGTTTCTTTTGCAAAATTGGCAGACCGAACATTCAAATTCGCTTCATCACTTGTATCAAGCACTCTATATTGACCTTCATTTTGATAAAACCGTCCATCAAGAACCATGCTTATTTGACCGGCATTCGGACAATCTCTACGGAAGGCGAAATCACCGCCGGTGGTATCTCCCTCGCCGTGAATAAAAGTACCTGTTTGAACACCCCAACTTTGGCTAGAACGAGAAGAAAGACCAGATAAAGAGTTTGCACTTCCTGCATTCGTTGCATACTTGACACTTTTGTTTGCATCAGCCGTATTATCAACGTTTCCGAGCCCTACTTGATCCTTTGTATGACTATGATTACTAGCGGCATAACTACCCTTTGGCTGATATACTCCATCTGCTTTGCCTTTGATGTATGCCCAGAAAGAACTAGCGGGACGACGAACCCATGTAGTATTAGATGTACCACCACCTACCCATTGCGTGATAATGTAATCTGGATCGGTAGGAGCTGCAGTTCCAGAATCTAACGCATTGATTAGCGAATTAGCTCCGTCTCTCGTATTATTTACCTTGCTGTTCAGCTTGCCGTCCATCTCAGCCTCGGTATAATACCTGTCATCGTGGGTGTGGCTCTTTGGAGCGAACTTTTCTTTCAGCTTACCCCAAAGATATTGTAAACCAGCATAATCTAAATATCCCATAATCGACCTCCTGTCTCAGTAAAAACTGAAATCAGCTTGCCAAAACAGTGTCGATTTCAGTATTTGTAATCTTTGTAATAGTAAAAATTTCGCCCAGTGCGTCCCATGCAGAACCGTTCCATGCATAGTTCATTCCATTGCCAACGTCATACACATCACCAATGGTCTGACCGCTGGTGGGTAGCTTGTCTGTAGAAGTAACAGAACCCTTGTAGCGGTACATCGCTGTAATGTCACTCTTCAAAGCATAGGTGCTTGCCGCGCCAAATCCATCCAGCTTTTTCTTATCAGCAGTACTCATCAAACCATGAGCACTCTGCGTTGCATCACTGTATGTAGTATTGGTCGGAGTAGCCCAAGTACCATCTCCACGCAGATATTGACCCTGTTTACCGGCAGCCGGGGCAGGGACTAAGCCAGAGCCGCCAGCAACAGAAGCAGTAGCCGCCTTAAAATCAGAATAGGTGGTATTATAATCAGGTCCCCAAGTAGCAGAACCATCACCACTCCACCTTAGAATTTGACCAGACTGACCGCCAGCCGGAATATGTTTATTACCAGCAGAAGTCGGATGTGTATAGTTGTTTGCGTTTGCAGCAATACCATCCAACTTTGCTTTATCTCCGGCGCTCATCAAGCCAGCAGAGCCAGAGGTTGCATTATTATAGGTCGTATTTAATGGGGTTGCCCATGTACCATCGCCTTTCAAAAACTGACCAGCATTATTAGCAGCAGGGGCGGGGACAAGACCTGAGCCACCGGCTGCGGCACTTGTTGCACCCTTAAATGCGCTATAAGTTGTGTTATTATCAGCGCCCCACTGTGCTTCACCATCCTTACTCCAACGCAGAATCTGACCAGCAGAACCACCAGACGGAATGTGTTTGTTACCAGAACTTGTCGGATGAGAATAATTGTTTGCGCCAGCCGCGATACCAGCCAGCTTATTCTTTTCAGCGGTGGTAAAATCGTTGGAGGACAGCCCTTTGCCTTCGACTTTATCGACCTTATCTGCCAGCTTTGCCTTTATCTTTTGCCAAAAGTAAAGTAGGCCATCATAATCTAACCAAGCCATAAAATTCCTCCTCACATTGAAAGTATCTTGTCTATATCTGAATTGGTCAGCGCCTCCATGTACATAGATGGATCGCCGGTATTCACAACCAACTCGCCATTCTCATCTGTCATAACGGTAGTGATGCCAGTGCCCTTGATAGATACAGAGCTTTGCTTTGCGCCATCCAGCGTGATTTTTGCCTTGCCGTTAAGTGCACTCTTATTTGCGCCCAGCGAGAAATTGTTGTCGTTTAATAACGTCCAATTGCCGCCCAAGTACGCATATAGCTTATCAGGCTTCAGATAATAGATTTTTTCGGCTAGAGGAGCCAATGGTAAGTCGCTCACAACCTCTAAATCGCTTCCGATTTTTACGTGAGCCATAGCAGTATCTCGATAGGCGTTTCCGGTGTCAAGGCAGACAATAAGCTGTCCGTCGATCACTGGAGTCTTGTCGAGTTGAGATTGTGCAATCTCTAAAAGTGATAATTTTGACATCATGAAACTCCTTTTCGATAAAAATAACCCCACACTCCATTACAGAGTGCAGGGATTCATGTTAGATTATTATATCTCAGCGTTTGCGCCGGTATCATCAAGCGACTTCCAAGTCAGAGCCTTCTCAACCACTTTTACGCGGCCGTCCATAGCAGTATTCAAACCATCTGCATAAGTTTTAGCAGTATCGCGAGCGGCATCCGCCTTTTTAGTAGCATCAGCAGCAGCGGCAGAAATTACTTCTGATTTCGCAGCGGTCAGCTCATCTTGAGATACCTTTGCATTCCAAGCCTTGCGCTCTTCGGCGGTAATGTGCACCACAGCATCCTTGGAATGACCGTCTAGCTGGTCTTGCACCTTCTTGATTTTTGCGTCAGTCTCAGCCTTGGTATAAGCATCAGGCACAGCCACATACAAACCATCTTCTTCAATCGTGATAGAGTTGTTGACTTTTGCGGACACGCGCACAGCGACACTGATTTTATTGTCGTCAGAAACGGTTACAGTTGCAGTAGAAGTTGCCACGCCAATATAAATATCAATCAGAGAACCAACAGGAATCTTGATGACCTCGCCAGTAGTGATAGTCAGTTCGATTTCATGGGTCTCAGTATTATAAACGCCGCTCGTTACAACCAGATCCTTACCCAACGCAATCGTCAGAGTGTCGCCGCCAAATACAGGCATCTTAATGGTGCGGGTTTCCGCATCGTAAGTAGGCTCGTGAACAATACCAGTCAAGGTAGTAGTAACAGGTTCGTCACCCTTTGCCACACTCAACGCACCAGCATTATAAGTGACGTCTGTAACGAATTTACCTTTGATACCTTCCACTGCGGCAACCTTGGCGTTGACATAATCGGCAACAGCCTTTGTGGTCGGAATATCATCGTTGGTAGCATCTGCCGGAATCTGAGTAACAGTTGTTTTATTCAGCTGTACGAACTCCACGCCATTCCAAATGTGCATGGTGTAGTCTGTCATGCGGAAATAAATAATGCCCTGAACCTGACCAGCTGCGGGCAGGGAAGACACCATCTTAGTGCTTTTGGTGTACTCAGTTGTACCCTTAAACAGTTGCCACGTATCGGTCGTGAAGTACAGTGTGTCCATGTCTTTTGGAGCAAGGGCATCGTACCGTGCTTTCGTACCATACGCAAATTTTACTTGTGCCATATTTTTCCTCCTTATTAGAATTCAGTCCATTGGAAATTTGTAGATTGAGTTTGAAAAGGCTCGACGAAGAACCGACCTGACTCCGCACTTTGCTGCACGACCCACGGTTCATATTTGTCGTCTTTGCCTCGTATCATTACGGTCTGACCTGCATAAGTCGCGTCATTCTGGTTGATTGCCTCATTTGCCGCCGGAATACTATCAAAACAAAGCGTCCGAGGCGCTACCTTTTGAATAGATAAGTCGTCCCGGACGTATATGAATTCTGATGTATCTTTTGTGATAATAATGTCTTTGCCATCAATCAACCCAAGCGCAATCGCGGCTTCTACGTCTTCTGCGTTACCGTAACCAAGCTTCGAGTATTTGTATGCCATTCTTTTCACCTCGCTTTAAACGATGGTTAGAATGGGACAACACGCATACTACCATCTTCAGTTTCCACAGTTTCAGTCGTAATCTTAATAGCGTTACCAATGGGTTTGCCCTCGGAGGTAAGCTGAATACGATGCTCTTCATCGTAAGTGATGTTATCAGCCTTGTTAGCCAGACTAGTGTTGAAGCGGTCGGTCATTGCCTTGTTCAGAGCCTCCAGCGCAATAATACGCTGGTCAAGTGTGCTCAGTGCTTCATCGGGGATCAAATCAGACCACTTGCTGATAGGAATAATATGTACAACGCCGGGGCCAGCCTTACGCACGCGCTGAATCGTCTGTCCTTCAGAGTCCATCTCGACATGAATGAAGGTCAGCTGGAATTCAATGTCTCCAGCCTCACTAGTCAAACCCGTATCAAATGGCAGAAGATATTCCAACCGGTTCTTGTACAAGTCTTTTGACTTTTGTAGAATTTCAGTTTTATAGCGTTTGCTTACAGGCAAAACATACTCCAGCATAACAGTGTAATCGCTAATATCTACACCCTTGTAAGTCTGGTCGGCAAGAAAGTGCAAATTATCCACCAGCTTGCTCCGCTGCATGATACGCTCAGTCAGACTCGCTGTGATAGTGTTATCTTCGTTAATCAAAAAGGTATACATATCACACCTCCTTTCCGTTTACGATGTACAGGTAATCATCCAATGAGATTTTCTTGCCCTCAAGCAAGTTCTCCACAAATTTGTCCTGTACCATTCCATTCTTATAGAGTCGATGCATACTCTCGACGAACTCAGTAAAAATCTTCTCCATCACAGCAGACCTCCTTGAATTAACGTCAAAGTATAAGCATCAATAATAGCCTCGGGAGTTGTACCTCCCAAGGCTTTGATTTGGTCATATTCATATTTGTCAATCGGCTCAAGCGTTACAGTGTCATATTCCGGGGATGGAATCAGGTAATAGCCTTCAACGTGCCAGATATACTTGCCGTTGCTGCTGATAATACCCTGTGCGTCATCTTCGGTGCAATTCACCATAATATCGTGCTTAGGCTGATACTTTACAAACTGAAGGCGGTCAAGAGCATCGATCACTCGACCGTCTTTAAGTACCTTGTAATACACTCTCAACACCTCCTTAGATACTGAACATAATGGTTACACCCAGCTGTTCGGACGGATAGTGGAAGCCATATAGTTCGCCAGTCTCCTCAATTGCATAGAAGTATCCGTCATATGTCGCAAACGGGCTGCGCAGCCAATACTTTGTTGCTTTACCCTCTGCATTGTGTTTGATGCGTGATTCATTGCCGGTCATGTAGCTGATTGTTTGACCTTCGTAAACGTAAGGCTCGTCAATCATCGAAGAGCTTACTTCAATCGCAGAAGGAATGAAGAAATAACAATCCGAAGTCACGATTTCCTTACTCTTATTTCCAGCAGAACTCGGCACTTTAACTTTCTTGATAAGCTGTTTCCAACCAATCGGCAAAGCATCAACCAACCGAGAATCAAGATACTCGCGCAGGGAAGTGTTGCCCCAACCACCAGCATTATTTGCAGCAGAACTTAACATCATATCCTGACCTAAAGTGTCTTTCTGCAAGAATGTCATGGAACAACGCTTGTTGGAATTATCGCTCAGGTAGTAATTTTTAAAGCTTGCCACCTCAACGATCAAATCATCGTGTGTCCATGCGGCCAATTCGCGACAAGCAGCATCACCAAGGTCTGCGTACCAAAGCTTAGACCAATAAACCGTACCTTTAGCGTGACGCTCGTAAGCACCATCGTCTGCTTTTGCACATCCAAATACCAGAGTGGCATTCGTCTTTGTGGAACGGGTACGAGTGATCTTTGTGTAATTCAGTGTAGAGCCGTAGATATTAGATGAATAGACATACAGTCCGTTATCACCCTTAATATGCCGGATAACAGTCATATCACGAGAACCGGCAGCAACGCCATTTGCAGAGTCAATACCCCAAGTCATCTTGACACCAGTTGAGTTCCACAGACGGATACCATTCATACCATTCTGCTCAAAGCACTGCATTAAAACAGTGTTATTTGCATTTGTAATGTCCATCTTATAGTCAACAGCCAGCACAAAATCTCTATCCTCTTCAAACAGCTTGAGGTCGGTATCAATGTAGTTCTTGCCATCAAACACCTGCGGTTTACTAATAAGAACCTTTTCAGTGATGTCCTCATAAGAGAAATCATTACCGAGCTTAATAGAAACTTCGTCTTTTGCCTCGGCAATGTTCTGCTCAACACCAACCTTATTCATCGCATAGATTTCAACAGGGCGAAGCTGACCAATCTCCTTGCCATCAAAATAAGTAGAAGAATACTCGCAGCTATCATAAACAGCATTTATATCCTTATCGCCGGTGACATAACCGCCCTTATCCCAGCCGCTGAACAGATAATACTTGAAAGCAGTTTCCTCAGAGGTATAGGCCGGAGTATCGCCATCATACAGAACCATAGAACCATACGGAGCAACAGTTTCCTTCAACACAGCTCCACGGTTCATGTAGCGAACAGTGTACTTACGCACTGATTCTGTATAGGTTGCTGTAATAGTCTGATTGCTGAAAACGGCAACAAATTCAGTATCCCAGCCGTTGAAGGTAAAGTCGGTAGAAATCGTACTCTCAGCCGTAGGTGTCTGGATCGGATTCTCTTTGCGTGTAACAGGATCAACTGCCTTATCGCCCTTATCAATGTACTGGACATCCAACACCGTGCCATCCTTGTTCACGAACGTCCAGACAAACTGCTGAACCAACGTGTTGTAAGTGATATCCAAATCAGGCCACTGTGCGTTATAATCAGCCAGCTGACGCTCGCGCATAATAGGCACATGAACACTGCCCTCAATAACAGAGTGATCAGTATTATAGCCATTCTCGTCCAAGCCGGTCATCTTCAGCAGATGTTCCAGCAGGGAAGTATCATCCAGTTCCCACTTTACGCCAGTCAGACGCACACGGTTCAAGCTCGTGCACTTTGCCAGCATTCCAATCAGGTCGATGGTCGGGCAGTTCTCAACTGTCAGCGTGGTGATATTCTTATAATCTGTAACCTTCAGTTCGGTCAGATAGTTCAGGTTCTTAGCGCTCAGGCTTGCAATCGCAGGCAGCTCAGCCTTCTTGATTTTGCCGCCCTTAGCGAATGCGACACCAGTAATACCAGAGCCACCAGCATAGAACTCTTCCAGATTCGTACAGCCAGTCAAACTGATGGACTTCTTCAGGTTTGGCACGTTTTGCAGGTTCAAATGCTCAAGCAGTGTGTTGTTACCAACCGCGAAGTCAGTCATATTCGTATTCTTGTAACCCTCGACAGCGGAGCCAATCTTCAGGTCAGTCAGTTTTACACCATGGCTGAAATCAACATAGCCGGGATAGAAGCCAGAGATATCACCAATGCTCTGGATAATAGAAGCATTGTAAACGTAAACTTCGGTATCGTTCATTGCCGCAATCGGGCACTGAATCTCGTAAGTTTGACCACGCTTACCACGCACCTTTACAGGGTTAGAACCATACCGTACAGAGACATAAGTATCAGCGTAGGGGACAATATGGAAAGTACCATCGGGCTTCACGCCTGTCCAGTTTGTCGGAGTGTAACCACGAATGGTCATATCATCAGAGGTGCAAGCAGCGCCTGTATACTTTGATGCCATGTATTTTTCCTGATAACGCTGGAACTGACGCCGCTGGTGGCGTTTATTGCCGTGCATCATAGGCAGATAGCTAGTTGTGCCATTGTCCTCATAAGTACGGAAATACTTGCGCCGCATATCCATAATCCACAGCTTTTCAGGCTTTACATCCTGATAGTCTTCGAACTTCTTCAGGATACGGGTAGAGCTCCATGCCAGAGCACTCTCACGGCTCAGGAACATCTTTGCGAGATCGTCTGCAAACAGGTCACGAATCTTACACCACAGCTTAGAATCATGTGCGTTAAACACACTCTTTGTGCCGATAGTGTCCATGTCCTCGTAGCCGTAACTCAGGGTCAGACCACCTTCATTGTCGTTACCCATAGCGGTATCGTTGTCGTAGTCAAAACAAAAATCCCAGTGTACGAGGTCAGTAGTGTGTGGGAATACGTTCTTTGCACGGTTATCAACCATGGTATGGCGCTCAGTAAACAGATAGTGGAACAGGGCAGAATCCTTGATAAAGTAGTTTTCAAAATTCTTCTTGAACTCAGCATCATCTGCATTCACGACCCAGTTCTGTACCCGAATCCATGCGTTTTTAGCTGCCTGAACCTCTTCCTCAGTACAAGCCTTATTGATGTAACGGAATTCAAAGCTGTGGTCGCCATCCCAAGTCTCCTCGGAGAAGTCGCCACTCAGGAAGCGTGCCTGTGCATCGGTGTTATTGTCAATCTCAATGATAACTTCCTTGTGATTGTTCGGGTCCATACCCATGGTGTCACTATTCTTCTTTGAGTTACCAAAATCGCCGCAAGCATAGAAATGCCACTGACCATCCTTGAAGACAGTTGCGTTTGTGGTGTCGGTCTCCTGAATAAAAACGACACAGGGGTAGAATGCCATGGTGTCGCGTACCTTCGGGTTGTCCTTGCGAGCTTGGCGAATGTACGGGTTGAACTCATTAAACTCGTCTGCCAGCAGAGCGTTATTTGCATTCTCAGAAGAGGCAACATTGACTTTGATGTTAAAATACTTCTCACCAACACTGTTTTCTGTAAATGCATACTTGCTGCCAGTGCTCTCATCACCAAAGGTGAAACCACCAGAGCAGTTGATATCAATATTACGACCAGATTCACCGTATGCATTAGAGCTAGTGCCCTGTCCCTTGTGTGAACCAATGGCGATCCAGTTGTCTTCCACAGCGCGGCCATTTTTGTAAATGTGCTGGATGGTCGTATTCGGAACTTCGTTCTTTTTGCCAGTCGTAAAGGTTGGAGCAGAGATCTTGATAATGCGCAGGTCTGGGCACTTCTCAGCCAGTAGGTCAGGATTCAGCTCGCCGCTCACATCCGTAATATCATTGCGGGTGTAGCGCTCAATCATTTCCTCTGCATTCTTTGCGTCTGCAATAAAGTTATCAAGGATCTCGTCGTCCGTCAGATTCATCATGTAGGACTTCATACGGTAAACCAGCACGTCACAATCAGGAGAACCAATCGTAATGCCGACCGGAGAAGCCTGTGTAAAGTTGTCGCTTGCGTCATACAGCTCAACACGACAGGGAATGCCATCCAGCCATAAAACCATTTCTTTGTACTGACTGTCTGGCAGAATATTAAATTCAAATTCCATAAAGTCGTCTTCACAAGTCGGTAGATCGATACTATTCTGCTCACTGGTCAATGTGACCTTCTGCGCCTGAATATTCAAACCAATACCACCGTTCAAGCAGGTCAGTGCCGTAGCATCGTAGTTCTTGACATTCGTAGTCTTAAACACAAGCTTAAAGTTTTTACCCAGCTTCTTTGCGTCATCACCAAACAACTTGTAACTGATATTTGCAGTTGTACCAGCCTTCACACAGAAGTAGGTATCGCCATCTTCATCAAGCTGATAACCACCGTTAGACCAGTCAAAATTATCGCTTACGGTCAGCCTTGTATTACCATCAGACCACAAACGGGTCTCGTCAGCGTTAGTCTTGCCAGCAGGGTTGAAATCAAAAGCCAGATTTGTCTTAACGGGCTCAATCGTAATACCAAGCTCTTTAATCTCGACACTAATCTCCTTACTTACGGAGCCGCATACGATTTTCAACGTATGAGTACCAATATCAGCGGATTTCCATGTCCATGTCTGCATGGTACGTCCGACAGTCAGGGTGGCAGTCTTAGCGCCGTCAACCTCCAGTGTTACAGTGGTCGTAGAGCTGGAAGGGTCATAAACGGTATAGTTGATTGCGACATTGCTGTACTGTTTTGCACTTGCTGTCTTTGTAGCGCAGCTGATAATAGGAGTTGTATTACCTTCAGTTGCCCACATGATATCTTTGACGACCTTATTACTGGTGACCTGTTTTCCATTGATTTCAGCAGTCATGGAAACTTCCACAAGATGTGCGCCGTGGGTCTGTGCAGGAATAGCATAAGTCAGCTGTCTGCCGGTAACGCTGCTTGTGGTAGAGCCAAGAATCTTTCCATCAATCGTAAAGTTGATAGTTTTTGCAATATTGCCATACGGAGTGTAGCGGAAGGTTACCTCTCCACTATAAACTAGCGTATCATCAAAAGAGCTCTCCAGATAGAACTCAACGACATTGACAGTCCAAGTCTTTGTACCAACACTGCCCACACTATCGGTCACCTGTAGCTTAATAGTATTGTCACCGCTATGCAGATACTGTGTTGCGTCAAAGCTATTTTTGCCCTGAATAACAGTCTGCGTGCCAACTTTTGTATTGCCGACATACCAGACACCAGTAGCAGAACCAGTGTCATCGCCAGAATTGTCCACAGAAGAGAACTTGAAATTGATAATAGCTGGGTCGCCAGCAACAACAGTCAAAGCAGACCCATCCAGACGCTCGATCTTGATAACGCTTGTGTTGCCGCCAGTGCCGCCACCTCCACCGCCTTGAATGACAACTTGTGTTTTCACAGTGCCATTTTCCAACAGGCTCAGCTTTGAATCCTCGTAAGTAATATCATACTCACGCCCAGAATTCGGGTCAGGCTTCACATTTTTCAACTGCTCCTGAATTTCAGAAATATCGCCATTGATAGTGTCAATACTATTCTGCAAACCAGAAGCAGTATTTTTTACCACAGTCAAATCATTTGCCACGGTCTCAACGCTGGTCTTTTCAGCCTTTGCTTCTAACAGCTTGTTGATTGCCTGTTTGTTGTAATAATCACTTTGCAAGGTCTCAGGCAAGTTACCAACGCTATCCTGCAGATTCTTTACGGCAGCATCGTTGCTGGTCTTATACTCGGTCAGTTCGGTTTTAACTGGTGCAATCTTTTCGTCTATTTTTGCTTCAACGGTTTTATTAAAAGCGGTTACCCAATCAGCACTCGGATCAGTGTTTAGGGTAATGGTTTTAATAACCTTTTCGCCATTCAGGAACTTGATCGTCTGTGTTTCAGCATCATACTGCACATCAAACTTTGCTAGACCGTCAACCTTGGCGATATCATCCCGAAGTAGAGTAACAAAACCGTCAACCTCTTCTTTAGTGTAGTAGCTTGCCAGTGTGTCGGCCAGACCGTCTACGACAGCCTGTGCTTCTTGTGCGCTCTGTGCAGCCTGAGTTGCGGCAGTCTGTGCCTCACCAACCTTCTGGCTCATCGTAGCTAAGAACTGAGTATACCAGTCATCGCCAGTCGGATCGGTCATTGCGGTGCCGGTAAGCGATTTCAAAACATTCAGTTTTTCGTTCGGCTTTGTACGCCATAGATAATTCTTCGATTCACCGCTGTTCGGTACAGTAATTGCACCAGTCGCCATAATTTCAAACTTTAGCACACCCTCTTTGATAGTGGCATAGTTACTGACCATCCAGTAAAACCGAATCTTATCAGTACTATAGCTCACGTTGATGGGTGCGGTATAGTTCTCAGCATTATTAGCGTTAACATAGTGGATCTGAATCGTCATGCTCATCAGGTCAACACCATCATAATAACGCGGCATCTCAAACGGAATGACCTGACTGTTGTTTTCCTGTGTGATATTTACCTGAGTCGGACTCAGTGTGATTTCTTTATTGGTATCAACCGTAGAAAAATCATTGTCCGAGAAGGTATCAAACCACGTATAGTTGCCACTTCTGGTGAAATTCTGGTCTTCCACAGAGAAGATTGCCACATCCTCATCACAATCAACCACTGGACGAGCATCTTCTATGGAAGCCTCCATCGTCATTGCGGGGCTTGCAGCGACCATACGTTTGGATTCTTCAAATGATAATGCCATCTACTCACTCCTCTCATTAAGTATCTTTCTTATTATCAATATATTTTTCTTTGAGGACATTCTCATAAGTGATATAGGGATAATACGGGTAATAGCGGCTCAATGTAACATTCATTGTGCCTTCTCCAATGTTTTTATCTATCTTTTTAATAATCCACTCAACTGCAATATCAGACTTCAGGTACTTCGCTGCGTATTTTACCTTTTCATTCACATCAAGCCACGGGATCATGTGCATACTCAACGTGATGGAATCCGTCAGCCGGCAATTTTTCCATAGCGTGTATTTGCATACAGTCATGGCTGATTCGTCCGATGTATATCCGTCAAACTCACTACCCGAGCACACAAGGTTTCTTCGCCCGATTTTATCAATCGTCAACCGACTATTGTACAAGTCATCAATGCGGTTTGGGTCATTTACGACAACGTACTCAAGGTTGTCACATGCCTCCGCAATCTTGTCTGCCTCAATTTGTTTTGCGGTCGGCATTGCATCCACAAACTTCGTCATAGCATGAGACTGAGACTGACCAATAAAATAGACCCGGCTCTCAATAAGAAGAGCAGGGTCTGATATCTGGATCTCTGTATTCGTTGCTGGATTATACTTCACATACACGGTGTCATAATTTTTCGTGGATGGATTATAGATTTGTTTCGGGTAATAGCGTACCTGTGGATCACGCTGTTCTTTTTCGTATTTGCCTGTAAGTGCGTTGAACTTATATGTGAATGCACCATCAGTTGCCTGATTTAACCAATGCTCACCATATTTTATGACGTAATAACGCCCTTTCCTTAGTAGAGAGGTATCTTCTGGTTCGTCCTCTCCTTTTTCGTTGGTAACAGCCTTAAACAACATCATGGGTCCATACACTGCGCGCGTTGTTTCCCGATACTGTCCTGCCCCAGTCGGATTCGTTTTGATTGTCGTAACAAGGTTCTCAACACAGATTCTTGCATTTATCGCAATATCTTCTGGGCAAATAAACGAAAATCTTGTACCGTCCTGAATACTTGCTTGTTTTAATTTTAACAATAAAATAGACGCGCCGGTATCATTTGGGTTCATGTTGTAGCTCATATTCAATTTATTATCTTTAAGCAGCGTAACAACATCATTCCATTCTTTTGTTCCTTTTTTACAATACACGACCTCGCCAGTACCGTCTGGGTCATTTTTTTCAAGTTTATCCTTACAGAAATAGTCGCTGGAGTTTGATGCACCCCATACCTCTACACAGTTATGGATCTGACCGTAATCGACGCTGGCATCTTCGCTGATAACCATACTCTTAAATGTATCCTCGTCCAGAACAACGGGGTCGTCGTAGCCAGATGGAATTTCTTTGCACACAAAAGTATCGTCGTCAAAATACATCTCGAAAGGAAAGTAGAGGTCTCTCAACTCCGTCAAAATGTTCCAGATGGTCGTGCCAGTATTATATTCTAGGTCGTGCGGAATTCGCCGCACCCAGTAATCTACCATACTCTTTGTCAGTCCTGAAAGTTCAAATGTCTCCTTAATGGAATCGCGAACATAGTGCGGCTTCTTTTTGTCATCTTCGTAATAGTTGACCCCATCCTTAACCACGAGCTTGCGGTCATACATCGGAATGCGCGTTGCGTATCCGGTCAGTGTTCCACCAAGCGTGCCGTCAAGCAAACAGGTCATATCAAGGCAAGAAAGGCTTAGTTTGTTCGTTGTGGCATCATAACTGTATCCATTTTGCTGTATTGCATATACGCCAGCGCCATACCAGTGTACACCATCTGTATCCACAAAGTTCGTGCCAGTTCGTATTTCAGCCTCACCAGAGTATAAAGCGTGATAGAAGTTATATATCTGAGTTAAACCATCTTTCAATTCCCATATCGTTCCTTGAATATCGTGCATTGAATAGCCAACAAATACACTTGTGTCATGGAAATATTTATCAAGCTCTTCTTTGGTACAGCCAGCAATCGCTGCAACATCGGCTGCAGATAATATCCTTCCTGCTGCGATACCACCCTCTACAGCAGCAATCATATTCTTTACACGTATTGTTTTCCCATAAATCGTACAGTCAACACCAAAACTATCAAGTTCAAGTATTTTACTTTGTAAAGTTGAACCATCTCTTTGAACTGCATCACAAGCTGCATTGAAAATCACTTCAATATAAGACCTGATATCTGCATTCAGCAGCGGAATAACAACATCTCCTCCGCCTATCAGTAGTGGAGTGTATGCAATCTCATACGTCTTGCCATTTGTTGTATAACCATCTGAAGATGCAACAACGGTCGAATATGTTCCAACATCTCCTTGCTCTTTCACAAAAGATGCATATTTCTCTTTATTTTCATCTGTCCAAATAATACGCTTACGGTTTATATTTTCGATATTGCCATACTGTTCATAACCGCCAACCTTATATCTCCACTTTGCTTGCCTTAACTCTGTGTCCTTTTCTTTGTATATCGCACTATTTTTGATTTTTGCATCGATCTCTTCTTCTGGTATTCTTACCGCGTCCGCCCCAACAAGCGGCATACTTGTTGGAGCTTTCATACCAATCTGTAAGCGCAGCATCTTGCTCGTCCACTCCTCTGTGGAGAACTGAGAAATAGAGAATCCACTCTTCGGGAAGATATCAAGATTAAAAGTGCGCCGTGTATCTGAGTCTGCGTCAATCGAGTTAGAACCACTTAACGCAAGTCCTTCGATCGTATCAATAATCTGGTAGTCTTTATTCAGCAGTTCAATACGACAATATAATCTTTTTGACCGGCTTTTCAGTAAGGCCAGATCTTCTTCTGTAGGTAAGTAAGTCATGGCCCACCTCCTTAAATCAAACCAGCGTTCTTCATGTCATCGCTGCTATTCAAATCGCCAGTCTCTACAAAATCAAATGAGATTTCTACCTTATCCGGATGCTCATCATCTGAGTAAGAAACATTTCCATTCACATTCATCAGCCATGCGCGGCCATCGTACATCTTCAATGCTTTTGGCTTTTTGTTCGTTAGCCAATTGATAAAAGTCTCCCGATAGTCAATAGACCCATCAAAATCAAACTCATCATTGTTGCGATCCCACTTGATAATAACACCAGAGAAGTTGCCGCTATAATAATTTGCCTCACTACCATAGAATACGATGGGATACTTGCTTCCCAATGTCGTCTCCACAGACGCTTCTTGATTGCGCGTAATATTCGTGACAGCTGGCTCAAGACCAACATAATATGATATGTCTTTATCCATTAGCCATGCTCCGTCAAAATCGCTTACGGCACTTGTAGATGTGTACACTTGTTCAATTTCATCCACAACAGGAACTGCCATATACTGATACTTCGTTTTTCTGCCACGTGCGAATTTGTCATAGCATACAATCAAAATAGGTTCAACGGAACTTATGATCTTCTTTTCATAAATCGTAATCCAGTCGTATTTGCCAAACTCTCTACGTTTTACGCGAATAGAATCAAAATTATTAGGCTCGTCCGCGCTTTTCGTAACGGTAAGCTTGATTCTACCTTCTCTTTTTTCATTCTCTGCCACAATTTTAAGTTTCTGCAGTTGTCCGTCATACTCAATTCTGAATGCGCAAAAATCCGTGTCCAGAACATATCCATTCACAGTTTCTCCAACCGCTCGCACATAATACACCTTATTATTATCAAGGCTTTCTACGTTGAACGCATGTGAAATAGATCCGTGGTATATCTCCTCATGTAGCAAAGTCTTGTCTGAATCATAAAGCTGATATTTATAAAGATTCAGTGTCTCGCCCTCTTCTTCGATGTTTTTATACTCGACATTAAAAGAAAAAGCAGGGAAGGGAATTGTCTTTTCAGCGCGCGCTTCCACATCAACAAACTTTAACACCGGTTTTTCATGGCAATAAAAAAGAACGGCATCGCTTAAATCACTTGTCTTGCCGTTCTGATTTGTTACTGCAATTTTAAGATAGTAGGGGAGTAGTCTGTTGCGTACAAGGTTCGCTGGCAGCATAAACATACGTACAGAAGATGAACCACTGGTTTTCACTGTCTGGTCAACAATACTATTGCCGGAGGCGTTGTCGTAGATAATATACTCCACTTCATTGATCGTGTCATCGTAACATGTGTACCGCACGATATTTTCCTGCGTAGCGTCTATTACGGAAAATTTTGAAATTATCGGTTTCGCCAATTTAACACCTCCTTATTTTACGCCATATATCTCACATGGAATAATCAAATCGTTGTTTGTTGTAATGGCCGTCTCACCAGAGCTTTGTGCGTCAAAGAATGTAATTTCAGTGCAATATTTATTATTCTTTTCATATGCTTTTACATAGAACGGACGGAAAGCGCTTTTTATATTTGTGTCAGAATTGTATGATACACTTGGAGTAGAATTGTCGCCAGCGCTCAAATCATAAATCATACACAGCTTCGGCGTATTCATAGTGACGCAGTGATATTCTGCACCACTCCATTCACCTGCGACTGGTTTCGACACAATAACAGAAACTTTGCTCAAATATTCGAGCACCCGTTTTGTTGCGGCACTCTCTGGATCAATCTCAACAACTTCTCTCTCTTTGTAGCCACGGAAGATAAAAATATATCCTGAATAATCGCTGTCCGCTTCAAAAGTCAACTTGTTCTCTTCGCCAACGGCAGAGTATGCATCTTTTGAATCGTTCTTCCATAGTAGCTGGAAAATCTGTCCAGCCTTCAACTTGTCCACAGTAATAGTATCAGTGGTGATTTTATCCCCAGAAACTTGCGTAAGGCTGTTGTTTACAGAAGTGGAATCAAGCGCCACTTTACCGTTTTTGTCAATGGATATAGCACCAGTCAAGTTAAGCTTTGTCGCCTTGATTTTTACAGTATTTGTACTCTGGTTTATCAAAGTAGCAATGTTTTTTCCGGTATAATCCGTCTTAGCCACCTTTGAATCAATACTTTCAGTTGCTGTTTTAATGTGCTCTTCAAGTTTTTTATTTGCATTTAATTCTGCAGCATCCGCATACTTTTGAGCTTCAGTTTTTGTGGCACACAGTATGATGGCATTCTCATTTTTTGAAATTCTAGATTCTGCAAGCGAAATTTTTGTATTTAGTCCGCTCATGTCCTCATTGTATTTTTTAGTGGTTACGCGGGCTTCAATCTGCTGCTTTGTACTCTCCAAATCAGAATTATATTCCGTTTTAAAGCTTACAAGGTCACCATCTATTTTGCCAGCGGCATCCAGTGCCTCGTTTGCTTTTGTATCATCCGTGTATTTTAGCGCCACAGCCCAGTCAGTCCGACTAAAGCTTTCAGTTATAGGACGCGCTGTCTGACATACAAGAACTTTATTATCACCAGAACTACTTGCCCAGACATCACCACGGTTATATGGGGTTGAAGGCTTTGTGAAAAAAACACGTCTTGATCCATTTGCTGTATCGGTTTCAAGGCTTGCAGCTCTCAAAACTTTCAATAAATTCTTATCACTAAGAGTCTCCCATATAAAAGTGTCCGTCCACCTATACGCATCATCAGCCTTCATGTCATAATAAAGGTCGCCAATGTGCACTCTCTTTGCATCCTCCGTTACCCAATTTACTGTCGGAGCCGTATCAGTAGATGGTACACCACTGTAGAACCATAAGCTGAGTTGTCCGTCTGCCTGATCTTTTAGCGTTAAAAATTCACTGACATCCGTGTATTTGACAATAGTGTCAGCAAAATCTGTATCAATAATGGACAGCTGACTGCCAACCACGTTGACTTTGCTGTCCACTGTTTTCATTGTACCAATATTATCGGGGGAACATACTAGTCGCTTCATATCACCCTGCAATGCAGTCACAACCACACTCTGTCCAACCGTATAAATCTGGTCAGAGGTAATGTTATACTGGCTTCCAAACACGGATATTGTGTATGTATTCCCACTCACCGCAGTTACCACGCCAGTCTGCGATTTGTCAAATTTTGCGTCATTGAGTTTCTTTTCAATCGTGTCTACGATGACTTTACTCAACACGTCGATTGCATCTTGACTATTTTGTGACATCTCGTCCCTCCTTTATAAATGTATACTCGATCTCAACCTACCCAACCCACCCTGAGCCAAGTATACTTCGTATTTATTTTTGCTTATTGTACTGTTTAACGTCTATTCAGTTCCTGTACAACCTTGTTCGGCAGACGATTTACCAACTCACGAGCCAGTGCATCGCTATCACCAACGGGATTGTTCACATTCACATCACCAATAGACAGGGAAATACCACCAGCGTCGCGACTTTGCACCATAGAAGCAGAACTATGTTTTGCCAATTGATCGCTGAACCACTTGTCTGGATTGCCGCCCATCTCAAACAGGCGAGAGGTAATATCAGCAGGAACAACACCATCGCCAGTCTCAAGATATGTATAACGTCCAGAAGCTGGCTTACGAACAATAAGTTCTGAACCTCTTTCGTCAACGTTTGCAAAATGATTCGTTTTAGAAGATTTAAGACCATTCGCGTGACCACCCAAAAAGAAACCAGCAAAACCTCCCAAAAGAGTACCAATCAATGCTCCTACAGGTCCACCTATTGCCATACCCGCAGCTGCGCCCAGACCAGCACCAGTAAGAGTTGTAGCAGCCGTTTTGACTGTTTTATCTTCATTGGCGGTTGCGTCATTCTTTTTGTCTGTTTCGTCAGTTGCTTTATTCTCTTCTTTAGATACGATCTGTGTAGCGTTAATTGTGAGATTTGTTGCGCTCTTTTGTGTGTTTTCGGCAGTTTCAGAACTACTATTCGCAGTGTCTTTTGTATTCTCGGCAGTTTCTTTACTCTTGCCGAAAATATCCTTACACAGATTTACGATTCCACCAATAGGACTTATGTCCCAGAAGAACGAAGCAACGGACTTTATTGCCTTCTTACCAAAGCCATCTTCTTTATTGGACCAGATTTTCTTCTGATTCTTCATGGCCTTTGTGCCGCCATAAATACCAAGCCCGCCAGCTGCAAGAATCGGAATCGCAGCGGGCCCAGCAGCAGCCAAGGCGCTTCCAGCTGTACCAATAAGTTTTCCAGCACCAGCAAGCAACTTACCTCCGCCACTAAGTAATGTAGTTCCAACCTTACCAATCCCGCCAAGAATCGTGGAACCAATCTTGCTCTTACTAACAGCATTACCGACAGCCTTAAATCCGTTTACAACTGTGGAAACAATGCCGCCGCCTTCGCCGGAACCGCCGAATAGGCTTTGAGCGCCACCTTTGATCGTGTTCCAAATATTTGTAAACGCATTGATAATTCCATTGCCAGAACTTACAACCTGTTTTGTAATATTGTTATTCGCGGTTGTTAATATGTTCTTTAATGCGGTTCCCGTTTCTGTTGCAGTATCAACGAGCGTGGTTTTGACAGCGTTGACTGCCTGCTTGGCTGCATTAACATAAGATGTGCCAGAACTTGCAGCCTTTTCGCCACCATTATTTAAGAATCCTTTTATCGTATCCCATAGACCTTTTATGCCGAGATCTTTGTACTCACCAGTCTTAAGCATGGAATACAGGTTATTTAGTTTTGTGAGCGTATTTATCAGTGATTCAAGGTTTGTAATCAAATTCTGGATGCTGGTAATTGCACTGCCTGTATTCAGGCTTGCAATAATCTTGTCATGGTAGCTGTCCAGTGATCCCTCCATCTGCGTGAGAGTCATCTTCTGGATCTGCGCGGTGTACTCAAGTTCTTTTTGGTAATCCTCCCAGCTCTTGCCGATATCATCCATTACCTCAGACAACTTGTCCTTGAACTCATTGTACTTCTTAATCTGGTCGTCAATAGCCTTTTCGGCATCCTTCTTATTCCACTCGCGCTGCTTATCCGCAAGGTCTTCGCGTGCAGTACGCACATCTTCGGCGTTCGCCTGCCACTCGTAGCCATTCTCAGTATACACACGGGTCGTGCGCTGTTGCTGGGCTCTGGCGAGAGCATCTTGTGCCTTGGAAAGCTCAATAGCACGTTCGGTGGCTTCGTTGTTTTCTTCCAGAGCTTCCTTCTGCTTATTCAGGGCTTTAATCCGCTTGTCGATGACTTTGCCCATAGCATCGCCCCAAATCTTGAGGTCGTTATTAGATTTGTCATTTAAAGTGGAGAGAAGAGAAAGGAAAGAGGACAGAACAGCTTTTGCATCGGATAGAGCGGACTTGAATTCCTCGATTACCTTTTCGACGCCATCCCAGTGCTTTTTCAGTTTTGTTGTAACCTGTGCGTCGGTTTCTTGAACTTCGAGAAGAGCCTTTTCCAAAGCGTCATCAAGTTCCTTTTGAACCTCGGCTTTTTGCTGGAGAGCCTCGTCTTCTGATAGATCCTTGTTAGAATCAATAGCAGACATTTTCTTTGTATATTGTGCTAAGACTTTCTGATACGTTGCAGTCTTCTTTGCAAGCTCCACATACTCATCATGGGTTGGCTCACGCACATCATCAATCATTGCCTGAACTTGAATACCAATCGGACTACCTTCAAACTCTTTTGAAAACGCACTCAGTTTATCAACGTAACTTTGGCGAAGTGCCTTTACGTCGATTTTAGCGTTTCCGTCCTCATCATAAGTAAGTAGGTTAGAGAATTCTTCAGGAAGTTCCTGCAGCTTCTGCATGGTATCCTGTGTCAGTTGGCCGGTAGTATTCCACTCATCCATCGCATCTTTTAGCGTGTTCCAATTGGCTTGATATTTGTCCAACTCGGTATTTACACGCTCAAGATCAGTTCCAAGACCAACAAGATAATCACTAACAGAAATTTTGCCGCTTTCAATATTTGCCTTATCAGAACTTAACGAGTTTGCAAGCGCAGTAGCTGCCGCACCACCGGTTTCGTTTGCAGCTTTTATGCGCTTATCCAATTCATCAAGAGTCGCTTTCTTAAACGCCTCGGTGTTAAGATTGATGTTTCCGTTTTTATCGACGAGATTATCCATCAAATCCTTGTTATCACCAAAGAATTTGCTCAGTTGCAAAATAGACTCTATCTTGCTTTCTGTTGCATCAAGATCGCCAACACCGAACTGACTATTCTTGATCTTTTGTTGAATATCATACAGCCCAGAAAATGCGGATTTTATAGCGTCCGTCTTTTCCTTGGCTTCATCCATCGCAGTGCCGTAACCCTTGATAGCGTCAGTAAGTTGCTCAAAAGAAATAGTTTCGGAATCGACACTAGAGTTCAACCAGTCGAGAATCTTCTTCATCTCGCCAGCAGACTTGCCACCATCATTAGCTGCATTCGCTTCCTCAAGTTGCGCTCTGACAAAAGTGCGGAATTTTGCGGTGTTGAGCTCAAGTTTTCCATTTTGCTCAGTTAAGCAAGCAGTAAACTTATCATCAACACCGATTAACGACTTCATGGTGTCTGCACTAATATAGCCATACTGGTTATATTCTTTCATCGCTTTTGTTAACGTATCAAAAGCAGATGACAGGTCAGCAACAGATTTAGAAGTTGTACTAGATGATTTTCCAGCATTTTTAGAAGATGAACCAAATCCGTTCAACTGATTTGTTAATGCTTGCCCACCCTTTAAAGCGGCATTCATATTGGTGTACAGCAAAGAAAGCTGAGTATTTGTGCGATTTGTGATTTCCTCTAGTTTTGCAGGATCTACGCCGCGTTCACCTGCTTTTTCGACTTCGTTCGCAAACTCTTGAGCCGCGCTATATGTAGCGGTTGCCGCAGTAGCATTTTTCAAGGCAGGAAGAAGATTTTCCAGAGCAGTCTTTTCAGCCTCTGTTTTCTCTTTTAGGTCATCAGTGCTTTCAGCCGTGTCATCGGCAGTAAGGTTTGCGACCTCATGTTGTGCGTTGGACAGAATTGTTGCCGCAGCTTCTGCGTATTCAGCAGCAAGTAACTCGGCATAACTCTGTTTATTTATCTGGAGTTTACCATTAACAAGCTCAAGACAATTCAAATACTCGGTGTTCATCGACAGTAAAGACTGAAGAGAATCGAGACTCATGTAGCCATACTGATTGTACTCTTCCATTGCACTGGTAGAAGCTTTATACGCAGACTGGATTTCATCCATTTTGGAAGAAATATCTTCCATCTTCTGTGCGCCAGCAGCCAATGCGTCAACACCATTTGCAGAAGACTGAGCTACAATACCAACTTGAACAAGTGCTTGGATAAACGCATTTACACCGTTTGTGTCAGCGGAAAAGTCCATGTCGGTCAAAGCTTTACGAAGATTTGTGAGAGCTTGCGCTTGATCATCGGATAATCCTTCGTTTGTACCCCACAAGAGTTCATTCAGCTTACTTGCATCAAATCCATCAATCGTATCTTCCAGAGTTTGAACAGCAGAATTTACCTTATCGAAAGTAAAACTGACATCCATACTGTTATTGTTGTCATTCTGCCAAAAATCAACTGCTTGAAGTTTTCTACGAGCGTTTACATTCTCGTTAACGGCATCCGTTGAGTCGTTATAAGAATCTACATCATTACGGAGAGCAGATTGCTCATTCATTAAATACTTATAAACGGTATTGTACGCACCGCCTGCCGCTCTCTGTGCTTCTGTTGTGTTTTGTACAATATAATCCAGTGCTCGTCCAAGTTCAGAATAATACTTTGCGATAGAATCTGGATCATTCAAGTCCTTCGCACCAAAACTACCATTTTTATTAAAAACATCAATACCAGCATCTTTTAACTCGTTCATAATACCACGATTGGTATTTGCGGAAACAGAACTAAAGAAATGTGAACGATTGTTGTCTTTTGCGGTTTTTATGAGTTTGTTCCCTTGGGCATCTTTTGATTGAATCAATTTGGACTCAGATGCTTTAAGTTGTTCCTCTGTAATTTTCTCTAATAAACCAAGCTGTTCTTCATATTTTCCATTTTGAAGATCAAGCTGATTTGCTTTGTTTTCGTCAAGAGTGCCTTGTTCTTTTGCAAGAGCCAAAAGCTCCTCTTGAACATCCTTTGCTTGGTCAAAATCTTCCGTACTCCAACCAGACTTATCACCAAGTTCTTCGTAGGCATCGACTAAATCCTTCAAAGAGGAAGTAGCATTTTTAGCTGCGTCAGCTTCCTCTTTAGTCTTTGTAGCCGCAGTATCGATTCGCTGTGCGTAATCAGCTATGGCGGAAACGACTCCGTTTATTGCCATTCCAATTAACGCACCAACAGCCATCGACAAAGCGAGATTTAGTGCTTTTGCCGCGAATGTTGCTGCCCTCATCGAAAGAGTCAAACCGTCAGTTGAGGCTTTACTTCTTATTGAATATTTGATAAAATCAAGGAAGGAAGTCCCAGCTCCACGCTCTGCTACATCTAGCGATAAAAATTCCCTGTAAAGATTTCGTATTTTTGTTATTAGGCCAGTAATATGATTATTGTCATCAACGTCAAAAACGTTCATGAAAGATAATATCATTTTTGAGGAGAATAGATATGGATAAATATGTACGCTACTGCCCGTTATGTGACAAGTATTATCCCCAAAATCAAATGCTGTGCGCATTTTGCTTTAGAGATGTCATATTATCGCCTAAGTGGAATAGTATGAGCCAGCAAAAGAAAATCAATTGGAAGTTTGAGCATCTGCCGCAGGTTGACATTTCAACACTTAGCGAAGATTCGCTCAAAAAAATGCAAGATAAAGCCAACGCCTTTGACGCTCAATATAGAGCTGAATTGGAGGAGAAAGAGCATCCTAAATATGTTCCAAAGTGTCCTGTCTGTGGCTCGCCAGACTTACGCAAGATCAGTGCAACCTCAAAGGTTCTGGATGTTGCTTTTTGGGGATTTGCCGCTGGCAAGCCAAAGAAAACATATCACTGCAACAACTGTGACTATGAATTTTAAGGATGTGAATTGGAATGTCACTCGTTTTAGCACTCGCTAATCAATACGGAGTGGTTATGTCTGCAGACAGAAGAACAACCACTAAAACATTTAATCGAGATGACGAACTAACCGAAATTGATTTCTCGGACTATACGAGAAAAATTTTTATCACAAAGCTAAATCATGGAATAGCGAAAACTGGAACAGAATTATTAAAAAATAATACTCCAGCCACTATCGTTATCCAAGATGCAATCCGCAACATGCCGAATGATATAACTGATGTGGTAGATGAACTCAATTATATCAAAAGTAAACTTCAACCACTTCTTGAAGAACAACAAAAAGTTGTTTTGATTTGTGCCTGTATAATCAACGGAAAAAGATTGATACTTTCCACCGATACTAACACAAATGAAATTTTGAACAACACAGAGAATAACAAAGGCTATTATGCAATAAAGTCGATAGGTGAAATTGCTCAAAAATTCAAAACAGACATTTACTCATTCCCGATTTTAAAAATGGCCGATTATTTGAAATTCTTAAACGCCACAGTTGCCAACTTTCAAAAATTTAGCGACAAAAATCAAGTTGTAAGTGAAGCGTGTGACATTTTAGCAGTTGAAGATGATAGAACTTACTGGATTTCGTCACCTGACTGCTTAGAGTGATAAGGCTTTTGATATCTAACGAATACTTCGTCCATTTTATGTGGAAGATTTTCCATGATGGATTTCGCTAAGTCGTCTGTACTACCGATAGGTTCTCGCTGCCCTTTGAGATAGTCAAGAAGGGTGGCGAATTCTTTTACGTCAATTTCAATTTTCAATTTAATCACCTCGATTATAAAATACAAAGTTGATTGATGTAGCCATACGGGGCTTGGCAAGCAGAAAGCCCGGCAAACAATTTAGATGCAAAAACTGCGGATACGAGTGGTGATAAAAGAGAAGCCCTGCCACACAAAGTAGCAGGGTAGTGGTCGTATTCATTTTAACGCAGAACGTATTTTGCAGTTTCGGAATCCAGATTGTCGTACATGAACTCGAATCGTTTTACGTGAGACATTGGGATACACATTGCAGTATCATCGTTCAAATTATCAACAGCAGCATCCATTTCTTTTCCAACCGGTTCCGATGCCGTTGCGTGATAAGTTAAAACGATGTAATCGTTATCTACACTCTCGATTGTACCGTAAATATAGGAACCATCATCCATGTAAAGTCTTGCATCGGTTTGCCCATGGAAGTCGATGTGTCTTGTCCAAATATTATCGCCAGTATCATATCCAAGATGTTTACCAAACCACTTACGCACTGGAATCGAATTCTTAGCTTTATAAAACACAGAAGCCCCAACAAGACCAACAAACACATACACGATAACGATAGGAAAACCAATAATTACCCATCTGCCAAGTAAATGGTCTATGTAATCGATACAATACTTAATAGTGAATCCAAAGGCAATACTAAGCGCAAGAAAACCTTGATATTCAATTTTCTTTATGGATAATTTTGTGTAGAACCAAACACACAAAGCCCCCGGAACAAACACGTTAAATAGCGTTTCAACATTATTTATCAGCTTGATTATTTCCGTCATTTGACCCTCCATTCCCATTGTGTCTATCCCTATTTCTTATATACGATCCACCATGAGTTCTATTAGAACTTCCAGGAGAGTATGTGTAAGTGTTCTGCGGCGGTTGCCTTTTAGGCAGTTCAGGGTTATATGTCGAAATTTCAACGTGAGGTATGTACTTTTTGTTATTTTCCATGGTTCAACACTCCTTTTATAAGAGTGTATCACAGGATGTCGTAAAAAGCAACGCAAATTAAACGCCCGGCATCCCAGTAGTAGGGAAGTCGGGCTTTTTATTATGATGATACCTTACTTCAGCTTTTCCAAAATCTCGTCCGTGCTCATACCTTCAGCGAGCAGTTTCTTGAGGACGTCTTCCGCCTCAGCTTTCTTGGCAGCTTCTGCGACCTTTGCGTCGGCATCAGCCTTTTTCTTTTCGAGCTTTGTGATCTCTTTGTTGAGTTTTTTCAATTCTGCTTCTTTTGCTTTACGCTGGGCGTTCAGTGTAGCAATATCATCACCAATAGTTGCAATCTCCTGAGCAATAGATTCTGCGGCAGTATTCTTTTCAGCAATCTGTGCCGCATAATCGATACCGTCAAGAACTTTTACTTTGTTCTTGCTTCCTTTAGGTCTAGCCATAATAAAACACCTCCGTATATTTTGGATACGCGATTGTACTTTTATTATAGCCAGAATATCGTATGTAGTCAACGAATATTTTGTTTTCTCCTATTTGTATCGCGCCAGAGAATAGCGCGTCTCCTCGTTTCCACCTACTTCTTTAAGTCGTCTGATTACGTCTGAGGTGGACTTCTGAACTTTCGTCCAGAACTGACTATCCTTCCAGTGGTTGCTCACTGACCCTTTTTAGTCGATGAACCTTCCACCCTCCTACATTATATAATAGGGGAGTGGATCGGCTGCTGACCGCCCATTGTAAACACTACTTAGCACTCAATTATTACCATATTTTTACAATACGATAAAACCGAGCTTTTATCTCAGCATATAGCATCCATATCCTTGTTTCTATCTTTCGATTCCTACCTTATATAAATATAATAATAGGCGATATGGCTCTTAGGGTTTCCCAGCACTCTAGGGGCTATTTTATTTTTACATGGTGCCGCATCCTATGTTATCAAACGCAACAAACATAAGAGGGCATATTAACTTTACCCGCACCATTCTTGAGCTTTCCGCTCATCTGCATTACAGACAACACGCCAGAGATGGCAGCTGTAATGGCCGGAATAGAACCTGCAAGGTTGACCATTCCGTCTGCTGCATCAACAATCTTTGTTGCAAGAGTAACAAAGAATTTGATGAGGTCACTGCTCATAACGTCGTTTGAGAATTTCTCAAAGCTGGCGTTAAGCTGCTTTAAGCGACCCTCAATTGAATCCATCATGCGCTCTTGTTCAGTCATTGCTGAATTAGAGCTGTTAGCGGCATCTTCCATTGATTTTTCAGCAATGGAGAATTGCTCGATCACGGAAAGTACCGCATTCGAGTTCCTTTTGCCGCCAAGCATCTCTGTGACGTTAGCTTTACTAACATCAGTAAGTTTATCCCATACGGCAGAAATCTCTTTCAGGATCTGATATGTACTCTTAAATTCTGTACCGGCGGCATCCTTCATAATGTCTACGCCAGTTAAAGATTTTAATTCACTTCGCAGTTCAGAAACAGAACTTGCCATATCATCAACTGAAACGCCAAATGCCTCTGCGTCAGTCTTACTGGCTCGCAGATACATTGAAATTGTTTTTAAAGTTGTGCCTACGGTATCCGGGTCCTGAAGTACAGAGTTGGCCGCACTAATCAACGAAACGGACTCTTCAAACGAGTTCCCGGCTGCCGATAATGCGCTTGCCGATCTGACGAGTGCCTCCGCAATACCACTTTCGGAAATGGGTTCGTTGTTGCCCACTGAGTTAAGAACATTGACGATGTGTTCTACTTCGTCAGCTTCCATTCTAAATCCCTTTAGAATAGAGACTAGATAAGAAGCTGCGTCAGATGCACTATCAATTCCATCACCAATGTTACTTAGGACAGTGGACCACTTTGCAAGCTCTTGTGATTCGTCCAGTGTATAGCCTAGACGAGACCATTCTGCTGTACTGTCAATAACATCAGAGATAGAAGCACCAAGCTCACGCGCTTGACTTGAAGCAGACGACAAAAAGCTTGAGTATGCCGATTCAGTCTCATTCGTGACTTTTTTCAAGTTAGTCATAGATGTATCTATATCTACGACGTTATTATAAACTTCTCGTAGACCCTGTTTAACCATGGCCACGCCAGCCATAGCGATAGCAGTCTGGAAGTGTTCCTTAAACAGACGAGACAGTTTTTGACCAAGAGTTTCTGTAGTGGCCCCACATCTGCTGGCCTCGACCTCAAGGTTTGATAGTCTTGCACTAAGATCAGTAACATCGCCTTCACAACCAGCGGCAGATGCTTTTATTCCATTCAAACTATCAATCAACCAAGAATATTTGCTTTTGTTTGCGATGGAATCTTCCAACTTTGTCGCACGCTCATAAACACTCTTGAACTTAGTCATGTCAACATTGGCTTGATTTAAATCTCTAAAATCAAATCCAAGTTCTTTTAGATGTTGACTTGTAGAATCAATAGTTGTGTCAAGAACCTTGCATTTTTTATCAAAGTCTTGAATTGCCTTTCCTGGCGTAGTATTCTCAATAGAAGATAGCTGATCCCGTAATTCTTTTAATTTTCCAGAAGTTCTTCCGGTTCCATCTTCTCCATATAAATACTTTTTGATATTATCATTTTTATAATTAGAGTTATTCTTGGAATAGTTTTCAAGAGATTGAATCTTTTTTTGATATTTTTCATACTCGGACTCTTGTGATTCAAGAGTCTTTTTTAAATCATCTACAATTTCTTGATTCTGTTTTTTAAGTTCTTTTGCAACTGAATCAGCACCTTTTGCAGTATTTCTGTCAGCATTGAATTTTCCGGCTTTTTTGATGTCCTCAAGCTTTAACTTCTGAGATTCCGTAATTACATCTTTTGTTTTTGTCTTGAGTTTATCCATCTCATTGTTGATTGCGCTCAATCTGGTCTGTACCGTTTTCAACTCAGATGATTTGTTTCCATTAGCAATTAACGATGCTTCATCCGCTTTTAATTTTGCTTGACGATTTGCAAGGCTGAAAAGGCGAGAAATATCACTTTTCGAAGTATCCTGTGTTTTTGTGGAACCAGACTTTCCGGTATCAACCTTAACTGTCTGCTTTGCCGCAGATTGCATAGCCTTTTTAAGCTGTGCGGTTACTTTGCTCTGGTCAATCTTAACATCCAATGTGACTTTTGGAGTTTTTAGTTTTCCGCTCTTGACTACCTTATCAAGTGCATCATTTATATTACGAATAGTGTCGTTTTGATTTACTCCAAAAGCAATTTTAACTGGTTTTTCTTTATAATGCTCCTTAACAGAATTGAATTGCTTATCTAATTCTGTTTTATTTGTGTCGATAACAACCTTAACCTTAATGGCTGTTACGGCAGAAGACTCTGTACCAGTATTTTCTTTTTCATCCATACTGTTGGTCACCTCTCTTTTCCATTTTCAACAATTCCTTTCAAAATAAAAAAGAGAAGCGGCCAGCTTCTTCAAGCCAGCCTCCTCTCATTCAAATTTTATTCCAAATAAATTCTCATAAAAGATGGCTTTTACAATCCATGTAAAGCCGTCTTAACAATCATTGCCGCCTCAAGTTGAACAGGTTTAATGAATTCTCTTTTTGGACGTTTCATTTTTGCTTTACCATTTTTAAAATAGTACGCTAAGTCCATCCACAATCCATGCTCAATCCAATTTGCGAACATAGTTCCACCAACAGCCTCGTCTTCTTCATCATTAAAACCAATATTAACGGCTCTTGGGTCGTCATTAAGCCCATTTCGCTTGTCTATTCCATACTGAACTTCAGAACGATCTGTGCTATCAGTAAGGAAAACTGATAGCTCTGGTTTGGCAATATCCTTAACAATCAGTGAAATTACGTTTCCATCGCGAGAAACATTGCTAACAATATTTTCTGCCTTAGTAATTCCAGAAAGCCCATATTGGGGATGAATATTTTTCTTGGCACTCTCAAGCAAACGTGCCTCTAGCTGTGGGGCAACATCATCACGAACAATGCGCTCCACACCATCCGCCACATCATTCAATAAGTCATCGAAATTTGTGTATGACTGTTTCATTCACTCCACCTCAAATCTCAAACCGATCCTTTGCAGACTGAATCTTTGTCGTATCCTTTTTGATGTAATACTTATTGGTCACATCTGTACCGGCATGATTGAGCAGGGAAGAGACGTCCTCCAGACTCATACCAGCATTCTTCAGCAGGGTAGCACCACTATGCCGGAAGTCATGCGGGTGCAGCGTAGGCTCATCGATCATCTCACCAATCTTCTTACACCAGTCGCCAGCAGTGCTTGAAGTAATCGGCATCCAAGCTCCATTGATTTTTGTACCAACAAACACATAGCCGCCATCCTCAATATCATGCTCAGTGCGGTATTCCTTCAGCGCTTTTAAAAGCTCAGAAACTTCCTTGCTGAACATCAAATCAACAATTTTTCCTTCCTTCTCCAGAACGTCATGCACCATACGATTCTCATAGTCGATGGACTTCCAGAGCGTATTCCGCACGGCGTTGACACGAGCCATCGTAGACAACGAGAACAGGGCGTATAGCCGTAGCGTCATCGCATTATCTTTCATGTGAACTGTGGTTGCAGATTCAACCAACGCATTCAGCTTCTCTCGCATCAACTTGACCTCATCCGGTGTAAGGTATGTCTGCTTCACGACAGCCACGTCCTTGGTCGGTCGGTCAATGAACTCCATCGGATTTTCCTTGATGATTTTCTTCTTGCGAAGATACCGATATAGTGCAGAAATTGTACTCATGCGCCGCTTCATACGAGCAGAGTTATTTCCATGCTTCTTACAGTAGAATAGAAATTCCTCAATATCCTCTTCTTCAAGTTCCGTCACAGGGGCATTACCCTGATTGTCCAGAACATAAATCATCCACTGCTTGAAATCCGATTCATAATTGTAAACAGTAGACGGGCTGAGATCACGGATGCCCATATCAGTCTCATATCTATCCCAGTATTTCAAAGACACTGGGTTTACGTTCTTGAACTTCTCAGCATCCCATAACTTCAGCGGTTTACTTCTTGTAGCCATATTAAAATTCCCTCCAACCCACCTCTAAAAGTGTTTATTCCTTTTTATCTTTTGCCAGCACAGCAGAGATTTCCTGCTTATTGTCCAGCAGGGCAGAAGTTACTTCAGAAAACTTTTCAACATCAAAGTCTTTCAAGTTGCCCTTCACATCATTCAAATAGTTCTCCATAAAGTCAACGAAATCAGAAATAGGGTCAGGCTTCTTAATAATCTCGTTGAGCTTGCCACAGAGACCAAGAACAAGCCATTCCTTATGAGAACGGTCAATCTGCTCGTGGACAGCCTTCTCCAGAGAATCGTACTGATCCCAGAATGCAGAAATATCACAACCAGCCTTGTTAATCTTGAAGTTAAAAGACTCGTAAGCAATACGCGGCCACTCACTCTGCGGCTCGCTACGATAGTCATAATCCGCAAAATACTTTAGAACGGTCAGCCGAAACACCACATCAAGCAGTGCGGGCTGATAATCACCGTCAATAGTACATGCCTTAACTACTTCATCAAGAAACTCATTTCGCTCCTGAAAATTTAAAACCTTCATTTTATCTCCCTTTCGTCTGTTTCGTCTGTGCTTGCTTTAATTTCTTTCGCTCTTTTCGAGCTTTTTTTAGGTCGTCGTAATCGACCCAACCTCCATCGATTTTGGAGTATGTGATCCAGCGATAATCTACATCAGGATACTTAAACCAGAACATCTTGCGCTTCATCAAAGCGACACTATCAGCGAATCCCTTCGTATCAATCACTTGTTTGCTGCCATCTTGATATGTAATTTCATAGTCCGCCACATAGTCGATCTTCCGCACCGCTACGTCCTTTCCGTCCTTATCGACCCGGCGGAACGCTTCTTGCAGAAGAAATGGGACCTGCTTACGACACTCTACAATTTCGCCGCTTGCCAGCCTTGGCAATACAATATCTCGATAAAACAACATTTCTGCCTTACTATCATAAACTACGCCATCATATGTTCTATCTGCTGGATTCTTACTGACATTAAACTTTGTTCTGTTCTTTTTCTCCATAAAACCACCACGAAAAACGAAGGGGCGGTTATGCCCGCCCCTTACGATTTGATGTTTTCTTAACTACCGGCTTCACGGGCGTCTCATCCTTTACATCACTAGATGACTCATTTTCAGCCATTACAGGCTCATCCATAATTTCATGGAAAACATCACGAACTGCCGGGATGAAAGTTTCTACCTCGGTTTCCGTGACATTCTTATACTTGCGCATCAAAAGAGTAGTCAGGTCTGCCTTTGCAGTCTCTTTTGAAATAATTCCCTGACGATACTGATTTACAGCAGTCCACACAAGAAAGTGCGGCTCAGTGTCGCAAATCATCCGCCAAGGATTAAGACGCGCATCCTGCTCGCAATGCGGGCAAACCGGATATTCTTTTCCGCAAGTACGGCACCAATTTAGATTTGCCATTAGGCAGCTGCGGTCTCGATGCGGAACAGACGCTTATCGTCAGAGCAGTACTCCTGAGTTGCGCTGATCTTAACAGGGTGAGTCAGCTCGTTATTCAGGGTCATATCGATAGCGTTATCCATCTTTGCGTTCGGGAAGATGATGCGCATCAGCTTCTTGTTTGCCTTGTCGCAGGGATTGTAGCAGAATGCCTCAATCACAAACTCGCCCTCGGTAGAGAACTTATCGGCACTATCATTGATAGCAACACCCTCCTCGCTCTCATACTGGTACTTAACAACAAAGCGGTCGCCAGCCTTCAGGTTTACACCAGTAGGCAGAGTAACCTCAGTGCCAGCGACAGAGAACTGAGATTCGGCGGTCTCACCCAGCTCAAAGGTCTTCAGTGCATTGCCCTGACCATCAACCAGGTCGATGTACTTAAAGGGTGCATTTGCAACAGCAGCCTTGGGGGTGTGAGTTAGGGTCAGCTTCTTGCCATCAGCAGAAGTCAGGTACTCAACAGTGGTAAAGACCTGCTTTGCCTCAGAAGAAGCAACCTCCTTCTTGGAACCCATCTGCTCTGCCAGAGCACCCAGATGCATCAGAGCATTAGACCAATCTGCCTCGGCAGTCTTGCTCTTGTCAAATGCCATGATATTAACGCCCTGTGCATCCTGAGCATAAACGGTCTCGCCGCCCAGAGTCAGCTTGAAATCCTTGACCTGATTCATAGTCCACAGACGCTTGCCGTTCAGGTCATACTCGTGAATGCGATGAACGCGGTCGATAACGACCTCATTAAAATTAAAATCGCTCATAATATTCTTCCTTTCAATTTATTTGGATAAAATAAAAGAGCAAGGCTAATCAATCAACCTTGCTCGTCCAATCCAGTTGTGCTTTTGGGATTTTCCCCAATTCCACGGTGCCAGCATAAACGCCATGCATCGTATTGTCGTAACTTTTTATTTGCTGAATCTTTCTTACATGATTCATAAATACACTCATAGGGTAGTCCATAGCCTTGAAGTAATCCGCTTTAAAGCCGGATGAACACGCCATCGAGAGAACAAGCTCTGCAAGATGTGGTTCATAATGCTTTGTTTTCTGATACTCTAAGTTATCTTTGGCTTCCTCTATCATTGCAATTCTTGTTGGTTCGTCAGCAGCAAATTCAGAATGCTTTTCAATTCCATTTGCGGCACATAAGTACTGAGAAATTGTTTCATACACCACATGGTCAATACGAGTATCCGTAAGTCTGTTGTGCAAGACAATCTCACCACTTATGTTGTCTTTTGCCATCATAAACCCAGAAACATCCATGTCACCAAGCAAGATGGACATATCCTGATTTTTATTGCCTATAAAAAGTTGCCGAAACATTTCAAAATCTGAAACCTTCTGCCAATCAACCCCAACAGAGTCAAGTTGTGCTTTGTAGTCGCTCGATGTAGAACAGAACAGATAAACCAACTGAAAATACTTTTGCTCGCCATAATCGATAATGTCACCGACAGACGGCATGTGAATCGTAATTTTGTCATTGATTTTGAAATCTCTTCCGCGCATCAAACTTGGTTCATACATTTCTCGAAGTTCCATCAACCACACCCCACAAGGTCATCCAGATCCTGCGTCTTGAACGTCATAATTCTCACACGATGGTGTAAATCCATGTTGTCCTCGATATTGGATGTGATTTTAAGTTGCTTAATTCCAAAAATTGTACTGCCGTGTAGTTCTTTCTCCACAAGACCACTCAGATAGTCAACTCGTGTTGCACCGCCATGACCTTTCATCTTCATTAACGCTTGGTTCACGATAACCCACACAGTAAGCGTGAAGTTCTCATACCAATCGTTAACGTTGCTTCGGTCAGTCATATTTACCTTAAAACAAATATAGCTGTGTGCTGCCTCGATCGTGTCTGGAATATGGAAGTAAGGGAAGATGTATGTATAAATCGCCTCGTCAGGCTCTTCAATATCGTCATTACCCATCGCTTCAACAAGTCCGTCCGTGTTGACCAACTTTAAAGCCAATTTGTTTTTGTAGTCAGTAATCAATTCACTCGTTGTCACAGCAAACTCACCACCTTACATTCAATTGATGTATTTGCCGTACCATCTGCATTTGTCAGAGAAATCTTAACAGTTACGCCGTCCATGATACTATTATTCAAAATACGAATTTTGAAAACACCATCTGTAGCAACCTGTGTTTCAACAAAGCTCTTGAACTCATCAAGACAAATAAAGCTCCACCTTGCAACTTCCGCAACCTCTTCACCCGTAATGCTTGTGAATACCGGAGTGAATTTCTTCCAAGAGCCACCAACACGAACTTCTGGCTTGCCTGCGTACTTAATGGTAGCGGTAATCTGAGAATCCGTATCCGGCACATTACTCTTGTTTGGTTCAAAGTAGTCACAAATCATCTTCTCGGCATTGTCCGTCTTGCTGTTGTACTGATCTTGCCGAATATTCAGCACAAGGAACCCCTGTGTCTTACCGTGCAGTTCATAGCGCTCTGTGCTCTGGTCAACAGAAGTCGTAACATACGTTTTCGGCTCTCCATTGATAATTTCCAGCATAAAGCGCTTATCAAGGTCAATCAGTGCAGTCTCATCATCGAAAGGCATCTGCACCTTATATTCACGCTGGCTCAATGAAGTCATAACAAGTTCCTTATTATTTGCATAATAAGGCTTGCTCAACGTTGCCCAACGAGAGACTATCTCACCAGTAATCGGGTTTTGCCATTGAATCTGACGGTTACACAGTTCCATTTTTCCACGAAGAAAAATCTCATCATTTGGTTCTATTTCAGTTACCAGCCATTTACAGTTGTAACAGTCAACAATATCACCAAGATTCAAAGAATCACCGGGATACGCCCAAATCTTCTTTTCCTTGGCTACACTGTTACTACGGCTGACGACCAGTTTCTGAGGCAAACCATTTACTAAAGTATTATCCTCGTAGTCAACACTATCCTTGAAGTGTGCAGCGAAGTCACGTTTTGCAAAAGCAATTTTGACATCCTTTTTGCTAGACATCTTTGCGGCACCACCAACAGCTCGTGCTCTCGTATAAAAGTCCATCGGTATGCCTCCTTACTCAGAGTAGGAAGCGTATGTATCATAATCGATGGTCTTACGCTTACGGGTCGAGCGGTCTTTTGCCATATAATTGTCCAACATCGTCATATTCTCCTCATGGACGTCTTTCACAAGAGCACGAATACTCGCACGCTCATTAGCAGGGGAGAATACCTGTAAACTTGTAGGAAGGTCTTGTGCACTAAATGCCTTTAGCTTTCCAAACTCTCGTTTGAAATGCTGCTCCAGCATCAGGTGTGCAAGCATATCAATTTCGTCGTATGTAAGGTCTGAATTGAATTCCTCTAGCTCAGAATCATAATCATCAAAGCTAAAATTCTCTTCAGGTTCAATATTTCTGAAAATAACAGAAAGCGACTCCATTAAATAACTCTTTGCACGGTCATGCACAAGGTTTCTTACTTCGTTCTCGTTTAGGTCAAAATACTGAAAGAAATTACTATCAGTTTCAACCAGCTCGTAGAACTTGTCGTATACCTGTGAAAATGCGGTCACATTATCCCTCCAATCTTACTCGGCGGGAACGACCTCCGCCTTTTCTCCATCAGCCTTCTTACGGCTACGCTTAGTATTCTTTTCAACAGGAGCGTCCTGTGCCATAGGCTGTACACCAGCCATCATAGACTGCATCTGTGCCAATGCCGCCTGCATCTGCTTCTGCATTTCAGCAAGCTGGTTCTTTGCGGCCTCAAGCTCTGCCTGAACATCAGCAGGGGCAGACTTGGCTGCAGGCACAACAGACAGCTCACTGTTACGCTTACCAGCACGAAGCTCCTTATAACGCTCGTCAATCAGGCGCTTAACCTTAGTGGACAGGTCTTCACCGGCATTCGTCATGCGATAAAAGCGACCACGAATACGCTCAAACTGAGCACCATCCTTAATATCGATCATCCGCTGAAGATTCTCGACAGTAGGATTCAGAATTGCGTCATCAATGTCCTCGATAAACAGAACGTTATCGCCCTTAATGCCAAGCGCATCAAACAGCTCACTCTGCTCTTCAGGACGGAATCGCAGAACACCGTTCTTGAAAGCGTTACAAACACTATTCATATACTGAATCTCCTCCGGCGGAACGGGAATCACACAAGGATCTTTCACACTACCGGGCTCGAAAGTATAACCCTTACCGCTCAGTGACGAAATGGTAACCACGTTATCGTCGCAGTTCAGAACGTCAATAAACTTCTTTTCCATCACGGAACTCATAATTTGTCTCCTTTTCTATAAAAGCGGAAGCCGCAAAGCCCCCGCCCAGATTTGCCTTTGGTAAAAATTACTGCAGAACAATCTTAGCAACGCGCTCGATATGATCAATGCTGTAGCCGAAGGTGAAGTCCTTGACCATCAGATGAATCTTCTCGTTATTGTTGTCGTGATCCTCGTAAGTATGAGTCTCACCCTTCATGTCAAGGCGACCGATCTTGCCCGCGATACCATAGATCCGCTTATCCGGGATCAGCAGGGAACCATCACCCAGCTTCTTGGCAGAGCTAATACCAGTAATAGCAACACCATCGTAAGTCTTAACAAGACCATAACGGTTAAACTCGTCCTTAGCTGCGTCAGACAGATACTCAGCGTAGCCGGTCATACGACGCATCTTGGCACAGTACTTCATCAGGCTGACAGTGAAGGGATTACCACCATCGGCGTACTCATTCAGATACAGAGCCAGAGCGTCCATGTCCTGCATAGTGGGCTCCTTACCCTGTGCATCGATTTTCTGCTCGCCACCAGTGATAGCGTCATCAACCATGCTAAAGATGTCACAGAACATCTGGTTCTTCAGAGCCTCAGTCATAAAGGTGGTCAGAGTTGCCACACTCTTCCAAGCATTACGTCTTACTTCCACAAAGCTAAGATCAGCATCGATCTGCTTATTACGCCAGACGGGCTTAATGGTCTCGTAGTGCAGGTAAGACTTCGGCACGTTGCCGCCCTTGGCTGCATCATAAGCCTTCAGGGTGTTCTTAACAGTACGACCTGCCTCGTAATCATCAAACTCACCAACATTACCACGCTCAAACATGGAGTCCAGCAGCTCATCAGGTGCACCATACAGCTCATCAGTCACGGTGCGGTTAACAAACTGAGCAATCTCCTTGTTGGGGTCGCCCTTATCAATCAGCTCCTCAACATGAGCGCCAACAACCTCAGCAATCTCCTTGTCCTCGGCATCCATAGCGCGATTGTACTGAGTCTTCTCAGCAACTTCATAAACACGACCAGGCTGCTTCATCAGCTCGGCCACTTCAATATTCAGTGCCATAATTCATTTCCTTTCTCTTCGCGCAAAATAAAAGAGCTACCGTCAAAAGACGATAGCCTTAGATTTCACGTATCATATTCAAGATTTTCCTCTCAATCAAGCAACAGTCTTTGCCTCGGGCAGTACACTAATCATAATCAGCTTGTGGCCGTTATCATCCATCACACCAGCAAACTCAAAACGAGAAGTACCAGTAGTAGCAACCTGCCACTTGCCATCAGTGTTAACCTCCAGCAGCTTGCCGATATTGGCATCCTGTGCATCATCTGCCTTATACTGGTCAGTGCCGTACAGCTCGCCAGCATACAGAGGAACGCGCTTCACCAGCGCACCTGCCTCAATCTTGGTGACCATCTTATCATAGTCATCAAAATTAGTCTGGCTTGCATAAATGCCCTCCGGGATAAACTCATGGGCAACCATCTCGATGCCCTCGGCGGTAGCTGCATCAGGGAACTTAACCTGACCAGCCTTGTGGTCAACCTGAACACCCATACCGGTGACCATAGCGACCTTTGCGGCATAGTTAGCGGGAATATTCTTCGCGCCGTTCACCATCAGTTCACGAATCATAATATTTTTCCTTTCTCTCAAATGTTATTCCTTACCCAAATATTCCCGCCATGCGTCACGCTTGTTAGCGCTAGTGGTGTTATACTTGGTTTCATTCAAATTCAGCTTGATACTCTCAGGCTTATGTACCTCAGATGTCTCAATCTTCTTTTCGGCAGGAGCCTTCTTAGCGGCTTCAACGCAACGCTCGGCAATCACACTCTTGATGCCGGTCTCGTCCAGATTCTCAATCAGACTTGCGTAGTTACCACCCTCAGAAACTTCAGCTTCAGTAATCATCTTGCTGGAGAGTGCGTACTGACGCAGATCCTCCTTCTTCTGTGCAAGTTCTGCAGCCGCTTTTTCTGCCTCTGCCTTCTCTGCCTGATCCTTGTACGGAGTAAGAGAAGCAACCTCTTCCTTTACACTCTGCAACTCAGTATTCAGGCTTGCAATAGTGCTATTCAGCTCCGCAATCTTGGTATTAACATCAGAAATAGAAACAGTCAGAGTAATATGCTGCGGCTCGCCAAGAGAAACCTCGTTACCCTCAACGGTGTAAGAGAACATGATGTAATCCAAATCGTTCATACAACGACCGAATTTCTTACACCAGATAGTGTGATCTTCGGGGAACACTTCTGCTAGATACATATCTGAATTAAACTTCACAACAGCCTCATTCAGCTTCTCGTACAGGTCATGACCAGTCAGACTGGAAGTCTCTGGAGCAGGTTCAGGCTCACCGGTAGGTTCAGTGCCAGTTTCAGGCTCAGTCGGGGGAGGAGTTTCACCGCCTTCCTCGGAAGTCTGAATATCAGGCTCTGCCGGAGTGGTGGGCTCAGTGGTAGACTCAGTAGCGGTCTGCTCAATCTCGGTGGGATTCTCAACCTGTGCGGTCTGAGTCTCCTTATCCTTATTCAGTTCCAAATTTTTTGCCTCCTTTTCATTAGATTCTATATTTGAAATCTCTTTTGTGTCCTCGATATAGGCATTTGCCAATTCAAGACCAAAATCGGTTTCAGCGACTTCAAGCAGTTTAGAGCACTTATATGCCGGTTCAACATTTGCACCAAGCAGACAATGTGCAGTAAACACGCCATCGTCAATAATTTTTGCCATGCGGCCACCCACGATTCCCTTATGAGCTTTCAGCACATCAATTTCCCAACTGGTATTTAATGTGCCACTCTCAATACGGCGCAAAATCGTCGCACAAGCCTTTGGATATCGCTTCCAGATTTTACAAGAGGCAACAATAAAGTCGGTATCGTCAATTTTCTCGATACCGACCGACTGGAAACTACCGAATGCATCAGTGTCAAATTCGGCAGTCTTGTATTCATTGCCATCATCGTCTTTTCTGGTGACGACTTTCATATTGTGACCGGAAAAATCCAGTTCACCCTTTGGAGCTACGACCAACTTACCAACAAGCGGGTTGCCAACCAGTGTGCTCATCCAACTTTCAATGGTGTCACGGTTCAAAGCAACCTGATTCCCATTTACTGAGAAATCACAGATGACAAACTTGGCAAGATAGTGGTCTGGATGCTCCGTAATCTCAGAGCAGCAGATATTTCTACTATAGAAATATTCCTTACTCATTGTTCATCACCTCACTTACTATCTTCATTTCTTTGCTGGTCATAAATCTGCTTTTCAGTTTCCTCACCCTTTGGACGACCCGTCTTTTTATCGCTGTCGCCGCCACCACTGGAGTTACCTGTTGATGTATAAGAGGTCTGTCGAGCAACAAACACATCATCATAACCTTCCTCAGTTTCGGCCTGACGTTTACGGAGTTCGTCTTCAGCATGAAGCCCCATGTACTCGTAAGCAGTCTTGTAAGAACAATTCAAAGTGGTAAACAGGAACTGAGCAATCGCCTTCTTCATCTCCATACCCATCATTTCAGTAGTAGAGACCTTTACATCAGGGCAGTACATAGTGTCCACACCTGCATCTTCAAGGCGAATGCGATACCATCGCTTTAATACATCCTCAATCTGTTCCGCAATCTTACCGATATTTTTCATCAGCTGGTCAAGAGACACCTTTGCAGTTGAAACAGTCTGTTGACCATCAGTGTTTAAGAAACTGATACCCAAAGCCGCCATTTCTCGGTTACGATACTGTTTGACAGTCTCGATATTCGTCATCTCAACCTTCGGCTCAACATATTTGATATCCTTGACATATGGAGCAGTCGTCACAAGCACGGTATTTTGCTTCCATGCACGCAGTAGGTTATCGTGCGCCGTCACTTGTTCAGAGAAGCCCTTTTTATCTTTGTTTGGTCCCATCAACTCAGGGTCAAGCTGTTGCCAGATGATTTTCTTTGCCTTTGCCTTAGCATTTACACGGTCTGAAGTATCAAAAGTTTCAAGCATCAATGCCGGACGCAAGGCGCGGAATAGGGGAGAGACACCATATTTCTGCCCCATATTGCCAATGCGAATCACACCACAGTGGTCAACATCCAATTTTGCGTATGTATCACCATTCTTAAATGCCTGATACACCTCATCTGGATAGTTGTTCTGAATCTCAGTCTCCTGATTTTCAAAGAACAGTGCTTTATTCTTCTTATCCTTCAGCATAGATTTGCTCAAAGCGGATTTCAGCTTAGACATGTTGATAAGCACAACAGGTTGTCCATTTGATAGGTAATCACTTATCTCAGCGATACCAAGAGGGTAGTAGTCTACAATGTAATTCTCATCTTTCTGACGCAGATATGTAATATAAGTGCCCTCTGCGTAAGTCATCGGAATGGCAGCACGTAACAGACTTCGCACATTGATTTGTGCGTTGAAATCATCAATCACTTCACGGGCGTAATTTACCTGTTTTGTCTTATTGCGCTGTTCAGGGAACTGCGCAAAACTGCATTTAAACTCCGTATTAACATTCGCCTCAATCGCATCATAGGTAATACCAATTAGGTCATCTTTATTGATGTAATTACGGATGATTCCATTGACCGTCTGCACATTCGTCAGACTCGACTGTAACCCTCGTGCAAGTTCATCAATTCGGTCAACCGTCAGCGTTTCAGAGGAGGCTGAAATTTTCAGGTATGTACTATATTGCTTATTTTCAGGATCATAGGATGCGATAGCATGGCGGATAACATTGTCCATTCTTTCTTCTGAAAGCTCGTTTACAGATGTAAGCACAACAGTACCATCATCTGTCTGTGAAGCAGTCACGACATCAAAATCTTCCTTTTTCTTTCTTACCACATTTTCACCTCCTCTGCTTAGAAGTCAATATTAGAGATACAAATCGGCGGAGTAATTATTGTCTCCACCGCAGACTGGCGCACTTTATCCTTACGACGTAATTCGTATAGACGATGAGCAAGCAAAATAGCAACATAGAACCTATCATCGTGAATTTTATTGGCAACATCGGGTGCCAAAGCATATGTTACGGTCGTGTTTTCAGAGTTTGTCGTTTTCTGAATGCTTGTAATCTCGTTCTTCATCAAGTCGATATTAACCCATGCAGTCTGTTCCTCCAAGGAGAGTTCATGCGTCTTCAAAATTTCTTGACCAGTTGATTTGTCAACACCATCTACTACCTGAACGTAATCTCCTCCGTTATATTCAAGAGGGAAATGAATGACGCCAAGATTCATCAACTCAATAAATTCCTCAACCATGGCAGTACGGAATTTACGTGGACTAATTAGACGTAGCTTGTCAACAGCATCTGGGTAACGGGCATCATATCCTTCATATAATTCATGATTTGCATCGATAAAACCACGATGTTCCGCACCTGTTTTATCGGTCCAATTATTAAGCAAACCGTCCGCATATGTGGAAGTACCACCGCCGCCAGCGCCTTGGTCAATCATCAATCTATCAATGTACTCGTAATCAGGATTTTGACCATTGTAATGTAGAATCAACTCATGTAACTGCTCAAGCTGACGATTAGAATCGAGCTTGAATTTTTTCTCATTTGCAATATCAACCATGTTCACACAGTTGATAATATCTCCACACATGCCGTTTTCTGGATCGTTATAAATACGCATAACACCAACAATAGAATTATCCATTGTGCGGGCAGGATCAAACGCAAGAATATACTGATAGTTCTTATCCCAATAAAGCTGTGGGATATACTTTCGCTCATTGCGACGAACTATACCCCATTTGATAATCTGGTTTACGCCACCATCACGGCTTGGGCGATTATAATATTCACGCAACGCCTTCATTTTATTTGACTTTAGAGCGGCTTCCACTTTGTCTCTTGTCAACAAAGCCTTGTATGGTTTACCATTCATATAGACCTGAATTGCAACATCGCAAATCATGTCGCAAACAAAATAATCACGGTCACCGGCAATCATACGCTTTGCAAAGTTTTTATAATAACGATAGAATAGTTTATCCATCGTATCCTGACTCGAAGCATACACAAGTTGTGTAGGAACCTTGCGAGGCTGAGTTTCAGGGTTATAAGAATCATCCGTATCAGTTACAAAGTCAGTATTCTGAGTGGCAAAAGCTTCACAGACAACAATCAGTTCGTCAGAGCAAAACGCAGCCTCGTCAAAAAACACAAGAGTTGCACGACGGGATCGGTTGGAATCCGGGTTGGAGTTTAGCGTGTTAATGGAACTACCGTTGTAAAACTCAACAACATACCCGGCGGGATTATGACTAAAGCCACTCTTATTGGTTGCAGACTTTTTTGTTTCTTTCTCTGCAATATCTTGCAGACTACGGATAGACGCAGCTGTTTTACCAACACGAGTGACAATTTCTTCGATTTTATTAAAAGTTTCCTTACTCTGATCACCAACGCTACTTACGATGTAAATAGCTTGATTCTCATATAGGATAGCCTTTAGTAGAATGAAAACAGAACCTACAAAAGACTTACCAAAGTTTCGACTACATGCCCAAAGAACATGACTTGCATTCCAGCTTTGTTCTAGCATATATGCCTGAGCGTCAAATAGTTGGATACCCAATAAATCTCTGGCCGCAATAACAGGATTGCGCCGATAGAATGCAATCGTTGCCGCATCACACTCATAAATCTTACGTTTTACGGCTGTAATGATAGGCGCTCTTTGTTTCGTTCTCATACGGCATCACCATCCGTATCTTTTGCGCTTGCATCAATACCGGCGTCTTCCAACAACTCCTTGAGCCGCTGATTCTCGATAAGAGACAGCCTGTATTTTTCCTTAGCGTCATCACTTTCTTTCTGGAACTTATCAATCAGTTCTCTTTGTGTATCGAAAATTTCCTGCATATCATTTTCGTCAAAGAAAGCATTTTCCTTGATTGCCTTAACACTCATATCTGCCGCCCATTGAGTGCCCGGAGACCGTAACTGGTCGTAAAAGTTTGCTTCTGCACCAGCAATATCCTTTTCCCGCATATCCTTCATCAAGAATGTAAGCGTATTACGTCCGGCATCCTTATTGGAACGGTTCTTGACAGAAATCTCGTTTTCCTTGGCAATTTTATCGTTGTTAGAAACCAACTTGACCTTAATATCATTAAGGCTCTTGATAGTGTCTGCTGAATTCATCGGGTCAAGCTGGGCAAGTCGGAAATCAATCTTACGAATCTGGCCGTTATTGATGACAACCTGAATAATCTGTGACAGCTTATAAGGGTCATCTTCAATTCCGTCTTCAAAATATTTAATTAGATCACTAAACAGATATCTTCGATCATTTTCGGCATGACCTTCAAATGGGTCGTAACCAACAATAGCGATAACATCGTCCTTCGCTTGGATTTCAGCTTTAGACCATTTCTGTTCTTTTTCATCTCGAACATCCAGAGCGTTCTTATTCAATTCACCATTCGTAAGAACGGTTGCAAATGTCTGAAATTGATACTGCCGACACGAGAGAGCTCTGGCGTACATTCCTGGTTTGCAAGAGCCTGAGTTCTGCACAATAGAATCATAAAGACTGTTATAGAATGGAAAATCCAACATATGACAGAGAATCATACATGCTGTACGTTCACTCTCATATCGTTTCGTGTACTCATCGAATAATTCATTGACACACTCTTTACAAAGAGTAGAGAACCCACCTCGATTTTTAAATAATTGAGAAAAACTATTTTTATAAAAATGTCCAGTAGGAGCTTCATATGAGTGTTCACAACGAGTACATTCCCATTTTTCCTTGGTAGGTATAGATGCATCGACGGAATCTAGTACCTTTTTCTTTCTCGGCATCAATACACCTCCAATCAAAATCAAAAATAAAAGCCGTAGAACGTGCGCACATTCCACGGCAAACAAAAGACACCCTCTAATGTGCTTGCGTAGCAGAGGCCAAGGGTGTTTCATTCACAAAAGACCCACCATGATACGCATCGTTGAGAGGCTTAGTGGGCTCAGGCGGCTCCGCCATTGTACGCTTCCATGAGAGGCGCGGCGGAGTCTTTATCATCTATATAGGTTTACTACGTCAGTAACGTACCTCACCCTGCCACCGAAGTAGCATAATAATCTTCAAATACCTGAGTTATGGAGGGAGTAGTAAAACCATAACTCAGGCTTGCAAAAGGAGAGATGCTGGGTGCAGCGGTTGGATTTGAACCAACGAATACACGGCTTATGAGGCCGGTGCCGTAGACCTGACTGGGCAACGCTGCGCTATATGATGCCTAAGTGTCTCAAGAAGTAGAAAGTCATGTGTACATCATGATTCTAAAACCCAGACTTCGGACTTGCTATATGTCGCGCTCATATAGCCATTTTCTTCGAGCTTGACAGGATTCGAACCTGCGCTGTATCCACGAATAAGCAATCTCGCTTCGTGCAGATGTCTGCTACCATCCGCTACGTTCAACCTCTTCGCATTACAAGCTCACAATAAAACCTACCTTTTAGCCGGTGGTAGGGAACCGGTATAATATAGGCCCTCGGGAGAAGGCTGGCGGAGCCAGAAGGATTCGAACCTTCGCGTCGGTGTTACCGACCTCTCTGTTTTCAAGGCAGATCTCTTCAACCAGACTTGAGTATGACTCCAAATAACCCTACTTTCCTGCACAGCTACCTTTATATAAAGGTGTAGGGAATAGCCGTACAATCTTTGGTGGAGCTACATGGACTTGAACCATGAACCGTTTGGGTTGATCAGTTTCCCACGCTCTAGCCATTGAGCTATAGCCCCATATAAAAACAAGCATTCATCAAACCATCCGAGCTAGTTGAATTGTTCTCGTGCTGATAAAACGCTTGTTTTAGACTTTTAAAGCTTCGCATTAACGTGGCGAAACACGAATAGCTTATCATTTCGTTCCACAGAACTACTTTGCATCCAACCATCCGTAGATTGAGCTGGTCTAGGCGGTTGCAGCTATTGACCGCACAGCGTGGAGCCACCTGTAGGAATCAAACCTACGACATATGTGGTACGAACACATCATTCTATCTACTGAATTAAAGTGGCATGGAGCCAGTGACATGACTTGAACATGCGAAATCCATAAAGGCATCGGGATTACAAAACCCGCGTTCTACCAACTGAACTACACTGGCACAATAAGCTGGAGCAATTACCCCAGCCCATAGAAAAGGAGACAACAAATGATGTCCCAAGCAAACCTTGCGGTCATACTTCTTTTTTAGGTCCCCGTTTAGTGGTAGGGACTCACCGCTTTTTAATTTAGACGTACAATGTGCGTCTTATCTTCATTCAGCCTTCCGAATTTATCCTGATAAACAAGAATAAATCCTTCTCGCTGAGATGGGGTTAATTTTCCATCTGCGTAATCCATTTTTGACGTTTCACAACAGCAGCCCTGCTCATAAATTACAGAATTACCGATATCATAATGACCTGTTTTATGAGTGTGTGCCATCACGATAGTATCAAAGAAATAATCATTATCCTTGAAATACCGATATGCCTTTTCTGCCGTTTTCAACATACCGCTAGAGTAAGCAAGTGGATGCACGAAAATTGTTTCACCAACAAAACTAAACCAAGTATCGTTATAGACAATCTCGATACCACTATCCTTAAAAACATCAATCAGAGGATCGTAATGAACCTTTGTATGAAGCTCATTGTTGTAATGGTTAAAGCCATCAACAAAAATAAGCTCCAAAGATGTCTTTGGCATCAGTTCAAGCAAGTCGGTGTCCAGATTCTTAGCAAGATAATTCTGGAAGCGTAAGTCATGATTACCATAATTGACAACAACCTTCTTAGGCTGAAGCATCTCAATTAGGTCAATCATATACTGACGTGCAATCAGAATTTCCTCCATTGGACTCTTACGATACACTTTATTAAAACGAGAAATGGCCTGCGCATCTACCAGATCTCCGTTTACCTGAAGGATATCAATCTTTCCAGCATACTCACTAAAAGTCTCAATGGGCTTCTGGAATGGAATATGTAGGTCGGAAATAGACAGAATACAGATTCCAACATCTCTATTAGATAAGGACTCCTGATACTGCATACCCGCACGGAATGCCTTAAAACGCTTGCGATATGCGCACTCACCAAAATTCTTACCCAATTCATCATTGAGCACTTTGGATGCGCCATCCCAAGTCAACTCTCTAGCCAGAACAGCATTCCCGATTCTTACAAAGAAGTCATCGCTCGTTTCTTCTGGCCGTTTATTATAGCAACCCATTGGCATCAAGCCGGGTCGCCCAGCAGCTCATCAGAAGTAGAAATATTGATGGTGACGCCCTCAATACCATCCCACTTTGCCAGAGCTTCCTTTAGATTGAAGACATTCTCACCGTCCTTGGTAATCTCGGTGATAGTGCCCTCGGCAGTATCAATAATAGCATTCTTAAAAACAACACTCTTCTTAGCAACCATAATTCTATTCTCCCTTATATTTTAATTTTAGAATTAGAAATCTAACATCGCTGCCCATTTGCTAATCCAGCTATTGTGTAGACTTTCAAAATATTCAATGGCTTCATCAACAGTCTTTATACGACGCAAATCAATTTCGACGTATCTGCCATGTTTTACAGCATAATCTTCTTTAATATTATCATGCTCAAATTGCTTTTTAAAAGCATCTTCTCCACGTTGGAAATACGGAACTTCCTTGTAATGTTGTTGCCCCATAACTTCACAGAAAAGTTTCTCCGATGGAACATAAATATCATATGGTAGATATCTACCCGTTTCTGGATTTTTTACAATTTTATACTCCGTAATCGTATCGGGATACGTTTTCTTACAGTATTCTTTAAGCCCTCTTGCAACCTTGCTATCGTTTTGATGCACAGCGCATTCAGGACAACCCTTACCGGCTCTAAAATTGCTCCAATCGGTTTGTTGCTCACCATGGATAGGACACAAATAACGAACTCGATAATATGAATCAGACTCTCCTGTAAGTAACGTGTATCCTCGTTTTTCAAACGCAGTTTTTACATCATCATACTTCAATTTGTTCTTCCTAGTTCTTGCTAAGTCTTTCGCGGCACAAAATCTGCATCCTTTTCCACTAAGAACATTTTGCGCTGGAGTGAAATACTCTTTTCCACATCTGTTGCAACGCACCAAAATAGAATATCTCATCTTTGTGTACGTTCCAAGAACTGTTACTTTTGAGTTTTTTTGTTTTGCATCAGCCTGGAATATTTCATTTGTAATAATTTTAGACATTAACTCACGTCCATTTCGTCAGCCCACTGGCTAATCCATCCACGGTGGTTTGTAGTCAACTGACATACGGCTACGCGATCATGTTTTGCAAAATGCTGGAGACAACGCATAAAGCCAGAGTCGGACGGCTTATCAAGATCACACTGTAAATCGTGACCAATGATAATCAATTTTACCTTCTCTCCATCACTGCCATCACAACGAGAAATAGTTTTCTGCAACTCTTTTGGAGTATAGTTCTGACTCTCGTCCAACAAAATTATTCCACTCAAATTCGTACCACGAAGGAAAGTATGAGTTAGACAAGAAATATAACCAGTACCATTCTTCTGATTTACCATTGACTCATCATTGATAACCTTATTAGGGTCAACGTTGCATTTAATCAGAGCCTGATAAAAAGGTTCAAAGAAAACTTCCGATTTTTCAGTGATAGATCCAGGAAGATAACCCTGACGCTTCTCACCATAACTAGATACAACGTAAGTCAATTTATCAAAATAGCCAGCCTGAACAAGTAGATTTGCAGTCGCAGTCGCAATAAGCGTCTTGCCAGAACCAGCTGCAGCGTTACAGATTACAACATCAATGTTTGGATTCCAAATAGCGTCACGGAATACGCGCTGTTCAGGATCTAAAGAAATGCCATAAAAACCATACTGATCAGGATCAGTAATCTTCTCCATAGGGATCTCAGTAGGAATCTTTCTCTTAACCATATCTATATTTACTCTCCCTTAATTGAACTCATCCACATCATCGCAAATCTTATCTACGATACCAAAGTTGACCTGTTCATTAGCATCCAGATACCAATCCTTAGCCTTATTCTTGGTCATGGTCTTCTTATCAATAGTAGAGTGAGCCATAATATACTCACGCATCTTCACAACCTGCTTCTCGTAGTAGTCCATAGCCATCTTAGACTGCTCAAAAGTGCCCTGCGCACCGCCAGAGCCACTGTGAATCAGCGCGGTAGAGTGAGGCAGAGCAAAGCGCTTCTGACCAGACAACAGCATTACAAGAGCAGCACTCATTGCAATACCAACATTGATAGTCCACACAGGGGTCTTGCTCAGTGCAACAACATCAATGAAACTGAACATAGCGTCCAGCTCACCACCATAGCTGTAAATAAACAGCTTAATGGGCTTGCGCTGCTCAACAGGGGTATTCTTATCGATACGATTGTATTGCAGAATCTTACGCTCAATTTCAATCAGGGACTGGTCAATCTCAAAGTCAATAAAGAAGATGCGATCCTTCTCGTCAACATAGAAGTTCATCATCTCAGGAGAGGGGAGACCGCCACCATTCATCAGGTTGGTGATCTCTTCTGGCAGTTGAATTTCAAAGTCCAATAGTCTATACCTCGTTCTTTCAAAGATTAGTAACGTGCGTTACGTTGCATCTGCTTTAGCATCTCGATAGCGGCAATATTAAAAGGAAGCAACTCAAGATATCGAGCGGACTCTTCCAGATACCGCTTGTGACGGGTCTTTGCAATGCAAGCATGAGGGAAGACCTTTCGCACTGCCTTCGCTTCGGACTTAGTGATTTCAATCATTAGGTAAAACACCCTTTCAAAATAAAATAGGTAGGAAGAAAACAAGCGTCCTCGCTCTCTCCCTACCATAACTTTCCGCACTGTGTTTTACTCTATATATGTAAAAATATAACGTATCTACGTTAAAATACTACGCTTTTTCACGTTTCATAAATCAAACATTTTTCTGTTTTGCACGGTTTTCTCAATATTTACGTTTTTAGCGCACTTACGACAGTATTTTTGTCTGCGTCCGGTGCGAGCAACCATCTTTCCGCAACAATCACACTTGATGTACTCTTTCCCACAATACCTGCTCCACAGAATACCAGCATTCTCAAAATCGTCCACGAAAATCTCATGAGGAGAATCCGGCTCCGCAATCAAAATATGGATGTTCAAGTCGTCAATCTTTTTCAAGCTGGCAAACCCAATAAAGCTAAGATTATGTAACTCACAAATCATCTCGTTCTGTTTTTTCTCATTCACGGATACGTTTGCCATCCTAAAAATATCAGCCGTATCTTCCGTAATCCAGTAGTTGCATTTTTCATTAACGGCAATATGGTATTTTGCCAGACACAGCATCGTAAACATCAGGCGTTGCATCTGCTTGCTTTCAAGTGCTTGGATCTTCTCTGCCTCAGCCTTCGTAATACACACACCATCAAGTTCCACCATTGGACGACCCTTGGCAGAAGCAATCGCCTTATCAATCAGTTCTCTATCCAGAACCTTGTTATACCCTTCAAAATGACGCAGCATATACTCGTTAAGTTTTTCTCTTACGTCATCCTTTGAGTATCCCTTATAGAAATAATACTTCGCTACATAATGCAAAACATGCCCCGCCTTCTTCCAAGGCACATCCTTCTCTAGCCACTCTTCAGCGTAAAGAACTTCATTCAATACAATCATCCGCATCCTCCTTGCTATTCATGTTAACCAACACATCCTTGAAACGCTTGCCATCATATTCAATATCGCCATTCTCATCCTGCAAAAGAGAATGAACCATGCCGCCATGGCGTTCCAATAAGCGTTTAATCAAAGTATCGTGAAACAGCTCCCAAACGATTGCAATACTGGATGCATTCTTCTTACAAAGATCAAGCATGATGTCGCAAAGTACATCGTCATTAGAACACTTGTCATGAAGATTGCGGAACATACTTTCCTGATACAGCGCAATGCGCTCCTTGCGGTCTGCGCCGGTTTCTTTATTATTGTTTCCGTTGCCAGAATGGATTGCGTTACCACGAGCAAACCTCAAGTAATCCTTAAAAATAGAGCGGATACCATAGTATTGAGAATTGGTGTACTCAACGCCAGACTTGAGCGAGTCGTAATCAAACTTGCGCCTTATCTTGAGTTCTTCTTCAAAATCTTCCAGCTCGTCCTCAACAGTCCAGCATAGGCGGTTCATGGTACAAGAATTGATACCGACCGGCATCCGATAGAGGTAATACTGGATAACCATTTCATCCACATCGTCCTTGACGGTCTTTTGCATAATCTCATCCAGACCGACAAATCCATCCCACTTGATACGCTTGCGAGCTGCGGCCACATACTGCTTGTAATCACGCATTTGAGCAGGGTAGATGTAGCTCATAAAGTATGGCTTACGCCATGCGCAAATACTACTCCAGAACTTCTTATCCTCGATAGTATCAGGATTATCATCGTCTTTAACGGCGCAAGCTTTATTGTCATACCAGTATTGCGGCATATCTGTCGTAGCTACGCCTTTTATTTTGTCGATCGCATTTTGTTGATAAAGCTGTCCGCAGATAATGCGATACGTAAGTTCATCGTACTCTTTACTACCTTGCTCAAATTTACTTCGCACATCAAACATCGTTGTAATTCGGTTTGTTGTACGTCCAATATTATCTCCAAATCCGCTGATATTAGATTCAATAAAATCCTTTTCGGTCGGAACTTTTTTTTCGCATTTGCGCTGGACACAAAGAACGACCGGCTCATTTACCCATTTATCAATGAGAACTCTATTATCGGTAGAAAATGTAAGGTCGGCATCGAAATCTTCACCGTTAAGTGCTGCACACATATTATCCCACGCATTGGTGATAAACACAGACTTCATATAGCGATACCAGTATTGGCAATCATCAGATACATTCAAATTCATGCACCGAATATTTGCCATCTGACTCATAGGAGCTCTAAAACAAGCAACCCTCTTGACGTCTCTATCATTCCAAAAACGACTGTAAACCTCACCGGCCTTCAATAGTCCGGTTACCGCCATCCGAAACATAGACTGGCAAAGCGCATATGGATCGCCACTCGCAACTTGAAAATTCCCTCGTACCTTTACAACACCCGTTTTTGCCTGAGAAATTCGCTTTTTAATAAAGTACCGAATCCGATTCTGCACATAAGGGTCGTTAATCATTTCCGGTTCAATCATAAGAGCCTTAATATAGTCGTTTTCCAGACTGTTTATGTAATTCGGGTCATCACGCATTCCACTACCACGCAAATACAGCAACGCATCACGCCAATCACCGCCCATAACGCCCTTAATCTCGTCTAAGGTTGGTTTCACAAGTTCATGAATCTCATCGTTCGTAAGCTGGTAACTCTGGATAAACTGATAATTCAGATTGCGCTCCTCATCAAGCTCCAACTCACAAGTCTTGGTTACAGAGAAGTGATAGTGGTTCTCTCTACAGTTTTCAAGATAGTCCTCACAACTATGGTAACTATCCCACAGCTTCAACATAGAGGTACTAAGAACTACTTGAATCCTATTTATATCACGATAATCTCCCCATGCGTCTTTTAGCATATTCTGTTTCGCTACCTTTTTAGCGAACTCACGGAAAGGGAAGGGAAATAACATGCCTTTACAGAACGCATTCCGCACACAGAAACCAGACGCAGTAGATGGCAACTTCAAATCCTCACTCCACTGTTGTGCAAGATCATAACTAATAAGTCCAAACCCATCATTCGCACACAGCTCACAATCGTGTTCCTTATCTTCAACTATCGTAGGTTCTCCAGATACTCCGTCATCCAGAACAACAACATGGTCTTTAAAATGCGTATAACAATCATCAACAACAAGCACACCATCAGGGTCAGTAACCGGAATAGAAGCAGAGCAGGCAAGGGCTCTATAAGCCTCTAACTTCGCAGGCACAAATTCCATACCCTTGTTACGGCCATTATCAATTCGCTTGCGAATCTCGTCAACAATACGGTCACTCACAAACACAATCGTGCTGTTCTTAACGCCACCAGTGGTTCCAACCAGACGGCGATACGTAATTCCATTGATTTTGAACCCCTTGGGAGAACACGCCCGGCGGTAATCATTCTTCTTATCAACCACCAGACACATATAATCCGGCTTAAACTGAACTGTGTCCAGCTCAGTGTATAACCTCCGAATCTCCCGGCGGTTCTCTAAGCAAGAGGGTTCATTCCGCAGCATCTTAATTCTACGTTTGATACTCCGTGCCTTGGCCTCTGCGTCCGTAACACCATTCAACTCATCAATCCATCGTAGAACAGTGCTATCAGCCAACGAGATAATCTCGTGATTTCGTCTGGCTTCATCTAATGGTAGGGTTAAATCCCATTTTGCTTCAACAAGACGCTTCGTATGGATCTTAAAAACAAACTTCTGGCAAGTTTGCTGCTTTGCCATTCGGCAGTCACCTCCGTATTTCTCTAAAACGTATCCTGTATTGTATAGCTATAAGGAAAAAATATAAAATTAGGCTTTTACAGATAGCAATTCTCGCCATCTTCCATAGCCTTGAGCCAAAGTCGTTCACGCTCCTGGTAGAGCTCATCCAGCATATCGTCAGCAGCTTCATACTCGCTGCGTGTCAGACTGTTGCTATTCATATCGCGTACAAGCTGCTTGATTTCCGCATCAACATCCTCGTAAGTACGCATCATTCACCCCTCAACTTCCATTGTGACCATACTGATTTTATGATATGGACACAAGACTTGCATACACCGGTCAATATCATCAAATACGACGTCTTTTCTTCGACCACGTTCTGTCTTTTCGTGTCCAAAATATTGACAGATATCGTATAGACGAACTTCAATCGCTTCTACCGCACCATTGAACTTGTGGTGGTTTATGATTACGGAATCAATATAATTAGAGTAAGTAATCCTGTCTATTTCTAATGAATCGAATTCTTTACAGATATCTTTGATAATATACTCCAAAACTATTACACCAGCTCTATCTGGTGCTACAATATCACAGCCGTATTCAATTGCGTGTTTGCAAGCATTATATGAACGTCCACACCCACGAGGTAAAAGAACTTTCTCCATCACTTAACCTCCTCAACAACCCGGCGGATCGTCTCATCGATATGTTCAAGCTCTGCCAGCAAGACATCCACGGTATCAGCATCACTCTCGGAAATATTCAAATCCTTAATCTTATGTAAAGCCCATTCAAGGTTCGGGTAATAGCCGACCGTAACCTCCTTTACGCCGCTGCCAATCTCACCAGTCTTTGGATTCTTGCCAGCTGGCCGCTGCTCAACAATAACGAGATTCCGCTCATCGCAGTTTTTAATAATGTATTTACCAATCTGTACACGCATCTCTTAACCCTCCTTAAATATTTCTAGCGGCCTCAAATGTAGCCACATCGTTCATGAAATCATTGATATGTAAATACTTGTCAGCATTTCGCACAGTCTTAGGCTTAAACTCTTGACATTTGCATCGCACCTCATCACAAGTAGTGAAGCACGGGATCTCATATTGGCATTTTGTGCAGACATGCTTCTTGTGGAATTCTGGTAAGCGGCCAGCAACTTGGTAATACTCATACGTTACCTTTAAATCAATCCAGTAGGGGTTATCAAAATTCATTACATTCAACCTTCTTCCTTATCTTTTATAAGAGCCATACCATTTAAATCCAGCACGAGGAATTCCAGAATTCGCAGGAATACGAATCATTCCATCTATAAAGAGCTGAAGAACCTCATCACTTAACTGTCTATGCACAAAGCGAAACGGTGGTTGAGAAGCATCATTATAATATTCTGGATTTTCTTCCAACACCGCTCTACCTCTTCTGACGGTAGAAAGCGTTGGAATATTCTCACACATAGCATCATTCATCTCGTGAAAACTTTGCTGTTGCAATTTATATTCCGTCCGTGCCGCAGATCGCTTCAACGAGTTCGGCTCAATCGTAATATGATACATTGGCCGTGCTAGGTCATATGTAAAAATTTCATTGAATCTATTATCTAGCTCTTCATAAAACTCATGAAGCCGTCCAGTCAAAAATACGTCTTGCTCACTCTGACACATTCGCCCAGATGACGTGTAAAATTCATGAAGCACATTCGTATACATCTTCATATAAATTGCCTTTTGGTCTTCAGAAGGAATGTGGTACTCTTCTGGGTTGTGATTTATAAACACGGCAGGGCAGTCCTCAAAAAATATTTCTTTGTTTTTTGCCATGGATTTAAGTGCAGACTCAATGTATCCAACCATTGTAGATTTCGTACAATGCTGAAACGTCTCAGCATCCGCTGCTAAATTCTCTCTGAACTCATTCATTTGCTCACGAGCAATATTTTCTAATGGTGTACCAACTATCTCAGCCCAAAAGGTATCCTCACCATGTAGGTCTTCTGGATATTGATAAAAATTCTTATTGGTCATTCCACATGCTCGTAATATTGCAGCAGGTGTCCAAAAGAATTCCATCCAACTACTGCCGTCACATTCTCTAAGTAGGTGGTAAGCAATCTGGTTCTGCAAACGCAAGGAGAACTTTCCTTTATTTCTTGTCGGTAGAGGAGGAAGTACCTCATTGTCTGGACGAATCTTTACAATAATAAAGCGTTTTCCTTCCTTTTTAAACTCAACGAATCGATTTAACTCTTCAAGGAAGTGTTTTTTGCTAGTTCCATCTAGTGGCTTTCCATTTTTGCCAAACACATTAAGATAAGTAGATAGTTCTAAAAAATTAGAAAAAATCTGACCATCATTCAATTTGCCTGCTATCTCCGATGTAACCTCGTATTTTTTCTTGTCCATGTAACCTCCTACTCAATTTAGTTGGATTGACGAGTCTGTATTATATATGTATGAAGATACATAGTCGTCAGTCCAAGTACAACTATCACAAAATATCTCTTAATGGTTTACTCGACTTGAAGCTATGGCGCGTAAGCGACATAGATTCAATTTGAGTAAACCTACGAGCGTCCGCAGACGCGAGATCCCTCTCCCGCCCTGTCTGGAAGACTACTATAAATACCCATCGCAAACATCCACCACAGTCATTCCATCACTAACTTCTTTGCGGTATCCTGTATTTCATAGCTATCTATACTCATTATACCATGAGATCGCCAAAAATTCAATAGCTATATAATACAGGATACGAATACTCTTAGCGCCTATTATAATAAGGTATGGTTCTGGGAGGTATTGTTCTCTATGAAGGACATCCAGACGCTCTGTATGCTTTATATGTTCTGTGTAAGCTGCCAGAGGCCACAATCATGCTCCTTGTAGGCTTGGAGTCTCTGAGAGTGCTGTTTAGATGCCAGATCAGTTCATTTATTGTGATAGGGGAGTACAGATGGGTACAAATAGGTACTTTAAGCTCCGAAGAATGGTCATTTTCTGTACATTTCGGGTACACATCGGGAAAACCCGCATGAAACCTAGGTTTTCAGCCTTTATTGAATCAAAAAGGAACAAAAACAGGGATAAAAAGGTACAAATAAAAAGAAAAACTAGCCAAAATATAACGCAAATACGTTAAATTCTAGCTAGTTACCGAATGATCTACCGATTGAAAAATAGCGATTTTAAGCCATTTTTAGGGTGCTTTAGAAGAAAATTGATGAATTTGTGGGTATGTGTGGAAGAGGGTATAGTGGTGTATTTTGGAGTGTTTTTGTCAAGGGAAAGTGTACCCGGGGTGGGTAGGAGATGGTAAAGAGTAATTGAGTGTCAGGATTGGGAATAAGAGTGATATGGGGAGAGTGAGAGGGGTTGTGGTTATTGGGAATTTATTGTGGGAATTATTGTGCAATATGTATATGGAAATAGAGAAAATAGGATTGATAATTAGTGATTATGAATAAGAAAGATGTACTAGGGCTTCTTTCTGCTGCCGGGAACGTCCAAAAAATGGAAAGTGTGCCCCATACTGTCCAGTGCTGGAAATGCTCAAAATACGACACTCAACAAGGCAAGGGTAAGGCATGGTTTTGGCTGTACTGCTATTATCTGATAAAGTATCAACAGGTGCAGATAATAGTTAAAGAATTTTAATTGTTTGATAACAAACAAAAATGTTCGATACAAAACAAAATATTATGTTGATTCAAAATCAACTTTTAACTGTTTCTTGATTCTTTTCAATCAACAAATCTGTTTCCCTTAATAAGGTAATTATAATACATTATATCAGCCGGGAACTAACTATATAATTCTATTCAATCATAGCATGAAATACATTCAAGTATAATCTTCTGAAAAGCATTGCAAATGGGTGCCCCATATGGTAGAATACAGTAAACAGATAGCTTCCCGACACGCTGGAATATTGCGTATATGCTGGAATATGCACCGGAAAGTTTCTGCTGCACCTTGAAAATTAAATAACTTGTAAATCATGGTATACAGCCATTCACATTTTTTACGTGCTCCCACAACATGGAGCGGAAAGAAAAAAGAGGGTTATAACCATGAAAAGCAATATTACTATTTTCGATATTATCAACGAAAACAGCAATTATAACGTTTTGGACGTGCTCAACAATGGAGTGTCCCACGGTTGCACTATTGAAACAACAGTATCTAAGTATTTTGTACAATCTGCTGTTTGCACAAGCGGGAAGCAGATTGATACTGTTGCAAAGCAGTGCAAGGAAAGTGCAAAAGAATTGCGTGAAACATATAAAAATTATCGTGATTCTTTAATTAACCTTGCATCTGCCATTGCAGAATATTACAACGCAACAGCAAAAGATTATAACTATTCTGTTGCTGGAAAGTTTGGCAATGCGTCCATTAAAGACGCGGAAAACAATTTACTTTCTTGTGTTCGTTTGACGCTGTTTTATGTTGGTATTGTTGATAAAGTACGTTCTGCTGTTATGTTCAACGCTGAAGCAGATAAAACAAAACGTTGGAATAACTCCACCGCTTGTGCAAAGCTTGCAATGCTTTTTAGTATGTTCATCAAATATAAAACTGATAGCATTAGTAAAAAGCGCGTTGCCGTTTCTGTTGTTGGACAAAACAAAGATGGAGTAGATAATATTACAACGTCTGTTGTAAACGCTTTTGAAACGGCGCTTTGCAAGCTGTACAGCGACAATGTGCGCAACATTGCAAACCGTTCTACATTGAAAAAGCATAACGCTGAAGCAAAAATTTCTATCAACATTGCAAAAGCTGAAGCAGAAGTTAAAGCAAAACAGCTTGCACTTGTTGATGAAGCAGAACGGAAAGCAAAAGAAAAGAAAATTACTGAAGCGGTAAAAGCTGAAGCAGAAGCAGAAAAGAAAACCACAAAAACCACTACAAAGAAAACCACAAAAGCATAAAACAAAAAGCACATGATTTACAGGTTATTTAATGTAAAAGAAAGCCGTTCACTATTGAATAGTGAACGGCTTTTGTGTTTGCTGAAGTGTTTTTCTTGTTTGTGTTCCATTGCTTCAGCGAACACAAAAGCCGTTATTTCTTTATAGAAATGGCTTTATATAGGTTTGCTATGCTGGAATATGCTTTATAGTTGGAATATACTAAAACAAACCTTTTCTTGTATCTTGAAAATTAAATATACTGCCTTGAATAAAGGTTAAAATGTTTCTCAAACTTTTTTTACATAAGAGTTTTTCCGCACGGAAAGTGTATCTTCTAAACATATCCGGCAGAAAAGAACGGCAGAGTTTGAGAATATCCGGCAGAATAGCCGGTATATTTCCGGTTGATCAATCATGGTCAGCAGACAAACGGAAGAACGGCAGAGCTTGTAAAGCATTGCCAAAAGCTGCGGAGCAAGCGGAACAACGCAATAAGTGCGCCTTTTGTTCCGTGGCTTTAAGAAGTGCTTTACGGCACAATAATTGAAAAGAGGTGTTTACATGATCGGATACAAGTCAGACGGCGCAGAGGTATATCAGAACGGTCAAAACGGATCTCCTATTACATGGTATCACAAGAACGTTCTTCCTGGTCAACTTTTTGGCCGTGTGAACGGAATACCTTTTATCGCTGATCCTTTCATCAATAATAAAGGCTTTGTGCCTATGTTTGTACGCAAGAAGTGTACTAACAAGAACGGCACAACGTCTGTTAAGTGGGTGTTTGAGCACCCGGCAGAATTTGTAAACGCAATTAAAAAAGCGTTTATGACTCATAAGATCCGGCTTTATAGCTGGAAGTGTCATGTTGACGGGCTTGCTGCGTCTAAAATTGCGGCAGAGTATGAAACTGAACAGCGTCAGAAAATCCGTCAGGAACGTGCAAAAGACCGTGAATTGCGGTCTATGCAAGCAAATAAAGAAGTTGCTGGGCATAAACCTAGCAAGCACACAAAGGCGTTCAGAGGGAATGACAACGCTTCTTTGTCCGCTGAATATGTTGATCTTTCCCGGCAGAATTACGGGGAAAACATCGACTTTGGCAACACTGTACGGCCTATGAATGCTTCTCTTGCATCTTATATGGACGGTGTTCATTGATTGTTAGTGGTTGTCGAAAATTTCGATTTGACCATTGACAATCTTTTTTACTAACTGTGATACGTTATCACAGTAAAATTTCGGCAAAATTTCTTCTTCTAGCTTTCTGCCTTCAGCAGGTGTTAGAGTAATAGCCTTACGCCATTTATAAGAAGCATTTTGCAGGTTCTTTTTTGTGTTATCTTGCATCTAATCCCTCGCTTTCTTTATCAATTATATCAGAGAAGCGAGACTAAAGCAAGACTGTATAATTTATGTGTTATTGCATAAATATACAGTCTTTTGTTAATTTTGGAGGTTTTGTCATGGTTCTGGATTGCTATATCATCCGTGAATATTTGCCGAATGGCAAACACACTGATCACGGCTACTATGAGCGTCAAGAAATGCTTGACGATGCAAAAGAGTTTGCAGAAGCCGGTGTGTGTTTTGAAATCTTTCCGTGTACGGAAGAGGAAATTCACAAGGGCTTGCGCTATTGGCTCTATCAGTGAGTGTACCAGAGAAGGGAGAATACAATGAAAGAATACGCAATCTTTGTTACATGTGAAGAGGATAAGGACCCCAACTTTGGTGGCCGTTACGTCCTCTACACGGAAGAGGAAGTGAATACCCTTGGCGGTCTTGATGCTGTTCTTGCCAAATTGAAGGCAGAAGGAGAGACCATCACCGGTATTCAGACTGGTGAACAGTGAAAACAAGCACGTCAGAAAACCATATAAAAGAGGAGATTTATTATGAAATTTGTCAGAATCAACGGAGAGAACCATGCCGGCTATGCTCTGCTTGATATCATCGAGCACAAGACAACCAGCATGACCGTAGCAGAATTGATTGAAGCTCTGTCCAAGTGCAGCCCGGACGCATACGTTACGTTCGGAAATCAATATGACGATTATATCGTCGAAACCGTTAGAGAGGTGTGATACAATGGCAATTTTGGCTATTGAGTCGGCTCTTGATGTTGCCATAATGTTTGGTGACAAAGAACTGGCGGCAATCTACGCCGAAGCTCTTGAAAAGTCGGGCGTTCACTATGAAAGCCCTGCCAAGTGCTGGGCATGACGAAAGAAGCGCAAACAGTATGAAAATATTATTATAGCCTTAACTATGATTGTAGTGTGGGCTGTGGTATAATAAGGGAAGAAAACCCTTAAAGAAAGGAGAAGAATCATCATGGATGCAAGAATGATTAGTTTTTGGGGTTGCGAAACTAACCCATGCGCAAACCCCGATACGGCAAATAACGGAGGGGGATACTCTCAACCGTCCGGTGGTATTCTTGTTGCTCTCGAAAACGGTGAGTATCTTACCGTAACCGTGGATGATATGTCTTGCGGCGATTTTGGCAGCAGAATCGGTTGGACTATCGACAGTTCAGACAGTCGCAGATGGGGCGGCTGTTATGGCACCATGAACGATGCTATGGTGGATAACGAATGGACGGAGGAATCTCTGGATTCCGTGTCTGGTGTGTACGGGATTGATGCCCGTGCAATGTTGTCGGATGCGATTTTGGCTGTGCATATTGCCGCATAACGATAAGGGTGTTTCCGTCAAAAAGAGTCTTGTAAGTTAATTCTTACAAGGCTCTTTTTATATGCAAAAGAAAGGATGGTCTATCATGAAAAGTCTCTTGATTCTCTTTGGCTACTCCGCCTATCAGGCCGGATGTATTGCGCCTATGATGTGGTTTTTCGTTCTGGGTGCCATCGCTATGGGCGTGGCAGAATGGAAAGGGTGGTTGAACTGATGAACAGAGAAGATATTGATATTCTTGAAGTAGGCAATGCTTATACAGCGTTGTTTTACAAGAAGAATCACTATCAGCCCTACATTGTGGCGTGGCATTTTGACCCGGATTCCTACACATGGGATCAGGGTCATTATTTTTGCAACTTGAAATCCGCAAAGAAATTCTTCGCAGCGCAAGAGAAAGCAAACGCAAACTGTCGGTATTGTGAGAATATCGACTGTCCGCACCGTGACGCACTCAGACGTTTGCCTCGTGAACGTGGCGGTTTGGGTCTTTGCAAGAATTTTGAGTAAAGGGGAATGAATATGGCAAAAATGAAACTCGATCCTGTTTATCCTGATATCGTTAATCGCTTTCAGTATGTGAAAAAGACTAACGCAGACGTTTGGCAGAAATATGTTAAGAGCGTCATTGCAGAGCATGAATATAACGACCTGTTAACCCGGATTGCGTGGGATTTGCTCAGGTATGTATACACTTCTGGTACGATTTGTGGGTGGTACGATAAGTATAACGTACATGATTCGCATATCACAACGGCAGTCAAGAAGGCTTATACTGAAGTCTTTGGAATGCCGTTAGAATAAAAGATATGTTTTAGAAAAGGAGATGTTTGTATGGAATGGACTGGTGAACGTAATGAAATCTTCAAAGGTCTGGATGCACTGTATATTCCTTACAACGAAGGTTGGGACTGCCATGGAAGAGCGATGTGGCGTGTATGCAAAGTAAAGAATTTCGACCGTATTCGCCGCATTGGTAGTGATGCGGTGATGTATTATGGAACAATCTATGACGGTCATCAGATTTGCTACACGGAAGAAGATGCTTGGGATTATATCAACAACTGGCGCACGTTTCATAAGCCTGTTTTTCCGCTTGAAAAGATTCCAAATTGCTTTGGTAAAAAGCTGTTTGTCTAAAATCAGTATTTTAGTAAAGGAGAACCGATAATGAAAAAAGGTCAGTATTTTATGAACGATGAAACCGGTGTTATCACTAACATTTATCGTGAGGCTGTTGAATGGTTTCAGCACGGTGCAAGTATTTCCATTTGGATTGACGGTATTTTTGTATGCCGTTGGGATCATTAAAAGGGAGGATGTAGAAAATGAAACTTACTCAAAATAAGCTGTCCGTTATCCTGGCTACGGTCGTGGTTGGTGTTTCTATTCTGGCAAACTGTATGACCGCTAACGCAGCAGCGCCTATGAAAACTCGTTTACAGAACCGTTATATCCTCGCTGGTCGTGTGGATGAAATCGAGACATTCCGCAACGGAATCAAGACAATCCATGCTGTTGATGAGAACGGCGAGGAATGGGTGTATTCTTACAGTTCCATGGAAGAAACCCCGGCAGATGGTCAGAAGGTCACGTTGATTATGAACAGCAACGGAACAGAAACCATCTATGATGACATCATAGAGGATGTTCTGTGGGCACGGCCTGATGAAGTGAATGATTGATGTTCACAGAACAGTCATGAATAAACAACGTATCAACGCGCTAAAATATGACGTTAATAAAATCTACATTTTAGTGCTTGACAAAATTATCGGTATCCTGTATTATGTAGCTAAGAAAGGCAGTCCGTTAGAGGACTTTTATTTTTACCGTTCAGCTATATAACACAGGATACGAAAGAGAGGCTATAAAATGGAACGGAATTGGAAACTTGGTGACGATATGGTTGTGAGCGACAATCTTCTGGATGGTATTACGTTTGATGATTTGATACTGACAGTGCATTGCAACTGTCCCAAAATTACAGAACAGGCTGTAAAAAAAGAGCTGAAAGAAATTCTTGCGATTCATATGCAGGATATGGAATTTTTACTCGAAAACAATATCGACAAGATAATTGAGATGGCAAGTAAAAACAGAGAATAAGGAGAACTGGTTATGAAACGCAATGACTATAATTACGAGAGCTTTTACTACACAAGCGACAGCTGCCTAATTCTTATGAATGAGGTTCGTTATAAGAAAAATGATTTCGGGGAGATGATTCTTGTACCGGATGAAACAAAGGAAGAAGTGATTTCACCTACGTTTTACACAAACTATATCACAGCAATTCCGTTCTTTAATGATGATTTCTTTGGCCCTCATGCTTCTTGTGAAGCTAAATGGGATAGAACGCCGGCAGGAGCTGTGCCTACTGTGGTAACAACGATCAATGGTGCAGGTGATGAAAAGATTGTCGCCACATTTACATTCATCAGCAAAAGTAAGCTTTTGGATACTGCTGGATGGCGTGAAAAGGAAGTCATCAAAAATGCAAAATACTTCCATATTGAAAGAATTGACGGTGCAGATATGATTTACTTCTACACTGAAAGTGATGGCGATACGGCAGAAGGCATTTTTGATACTAAGAGATCTATTTGGAGGGGTTAAAATAATGACTGATATTCAGAAAAAGATGTGGGATGCTCTTTGCAAAATGTCTGGTGAAGATGTCGCAAGGCTGTTTGTGAATTGGTGTGGAGAGCAAATTCTGGACAATGACTTCTACAAAAATATGGTTGATGAGGGAGAGATTGAAGATGAAGAATGATTTTTACTGGAACAAGAACTATATGACTATTGCAAAGAATATTACAGAAAGGCATCGCACAAAAATTATAATACATAAAAGCTGGCAGTGGTATCTTGCTGAGTTTGATTCGCTTGAACAGCTACATTTCTTTGAAAACGTAGTTGGGTTCAAAACTCATTTTATTGAAATGGAAAATGGAATTGCAAGATTTTCATTAAGCCATGAGTTTAAAGAAGAAAAGTATTTCTGGAAATTGTCTGAGCTTCCGGCTGGTGTAAAGCCCATCAAAGCATTATGTAATGGTAGTATTGTTACCTGCTATTTTTTGAATGATGGAAAAATCATTCATTGGTATCGTCCAAATCCTAATGCACGAAATGTTTATAAACCAATGACAATACAACAGCATATTAAGCACCGTGAGGTATTTGGTTCATATTGAAACGAAATAGGAGGACGAAGAGTGATTATTGATTCTATTCTTGACCGTAAAAACGGCAGGCGATACAGCGCACATGACTTCTATCTTGAAGTCAGAAAGTATGAGAGTCTGGGTGTAGGCACTCACGGTGAAGATATTTCAATCGCTATAGATTATGGCGATAACAAAGATGTGCAGCGTGTTCTGTGTCAGTACATCCAGCGCAATGGATACCCAACAGATATTGAGGACTACATAAGAAGTCAAGTCTGGGTGGTATAAGTAGTGGATGCAGGTGATTAGCGGTACTAGGGCAGACATAACCGCTATCAGAATGCGAAAGCATAAAAATATTAAAAGGAGTGTTTGACATGAAGAAGTTTAATTCGACCTTAAATAAAGAGTTCAATATGACTTTTGCAAATGGTATTACTGCAAGCGTCCAGTGGGGAGCTGGGAATTATTGCGATAATCATTTTAGCAAAGACTTCTCTTTCTCAAAAGAAGCAAGTTCTAATACAGCAGAAGTGGCTGCATGGAATGAAAGCGGCGAATGGGTTACAAATAAGCTCTACGACACCTTGGATGATGTTGCTGGGTATCTTTCACCAAATGAAGTGTTACAGTTTTTGAATAACTGTGCGAATTACAAAACGGTTTAAAATCATGCTTTTATCGGAGGTTTGTTTATGACTGTTTCTGAGTTTGTTAAGAAGTTGAAAGAGTTTGGCTATGACGAAAATACCGAATTGGTTTTTGGAATGTATACCAATACTGAATTCGGAGACTGGAAAGAACTTCAGGTCAGGGGAGTGTCAAAAGGTGTGTGTTTTTCTGACAAAGAAGCATATCCTGATGAGCCTTTGATTTGCGTAACGATGGAGCGGGAGTGATGAAAAAATGAAGAAAAAGATACCGGTTATTTTCAGAAAGATAGACGGATACATTGATGGGTTTCTTCCTACACTTCCGCATTCGTATGGCAGGATCGAAAGCTATTGTCGGAATGAAGGACATAATGAAGCGGATTACTTTTATGCAATCAAAGGTAGGCTTGCTACTGAAGATGAATACAGTTCTCTTTTGAAAGAGTTGCGTTCTATCTATGATGACGGTGAAAATGAATTGGTTGTCCGCAAAAAGATTGCAACGTATTGGACGGCAGAAAGTAAATGAGGTGACGATATGAACACTATGTACGTTATTGCCGTGAAGCATTTATTCGACTACAAAGGAAACACTCTTAATCGTTGGGAGTATGTTCAATTTGGTGAATGTGGGTACACATTTTTTACTAAATCCGTTGATGGTGCGCAGCACTTTTATTCTATTGATAAGGCTCAAAAATGGTTTGATGAAATCGGTCATGGACTTATCTTTTACGGAAATTGTGAAGGTCAGTATGATTTGAAGTCTCTTTGTATTAAGAGCGTTGTTTTCCGAGACCCTATTGTAAATTTTGTAAAAGATTTGGATTTTAAAAACTGCTAAAACAGATATTTTACAATGATTAAGGAGATTCTAATGAAACCATTAAGAGATAATCCTATCGAAGAAGGAATAGATGCTTTCTTTGAAGAAAAACAAAGACTCGAAGAAGAAAAGCAAAAACTCGAAGAAGAAATCAGAGATTACGAACAGGATTATTTAGACCGATATTATGATCTGTTAGATGAGGAAGAACTTTCCGAACGCTTGGACCTTTATGACGATTTATGGATGGGAGAATGTTTTTCTGACAAAGAAACACATCCTGATAAACCTTTGACCGATGTGACGATGGAGTCGAGGTAAACATAATGCTTATTTACGATCATTTGAAATGCCCGTTTTGTGGCACACTGAATAAGTTCATTCGTGGTAATGGTAGAGAACTTGATAAGTTCAAATGTTTTTATTGCCATAATTGGTTTGAAAAACAAAATGACAATGAATATATTGCCGTGAATGACAGAAATGAAACAAAAGCAGCAGAAAAAAATTTTATTTATACTCCTGAATCATGTGGTATTGTTCTTGCAGTAAAGATTGAAGGTAATAAAGAAAAGCTTCCGGTGGCAACGCTTTCTTTTGCTTTTGGTGGAACTTATAAAACAACATGGTGTCCGAGTACACTTGACAGATTCAAGAAAGGAATCAGTTCGTACACATGGTTCTTTGATGAGCGGCCAACAAAAGAAGACTGTTTTGAAGACTACTGTATTAAGGGGTGATAAAAATGTATTCGGAAAAAGAATTTATTGAAGCGTTTTGCTGGATGTATGGCGTGTCTAAAGCGGAAGCCGATAAAGCATATATGACCAGTAGTGAAAAGTACATTGAAGCAATCATCGATTGTTATAAATCGAATTGTAAGAAAGCATTTTACGAAGATTAAATTGAGGTGATAAATATGACTGAAAAAGATAAGCGTGTTTTGAAGTACGCAATCGATAATCTTGTTCTTAGAGAAATCGAATTATGCAAAGGAAGTTGTAAAAGCAACCTTGAAAACAAAGCGAACCGTGAACGAGATCGTGATTTGATTATTTATGGTATTCACAGCGTTTTATATGAGGTTGAGCGTCTTGAAGAACAAGAGAAAGAGATGCTGGAGAAAGCCAAACATGAAGTGGTTCAGTTTTGATTGAGGTGATAAAAATGTATACTAGCGAAACTGTAAAACAGGTTAACGATTGGATGATTAACAGTATTTCCGACTGGATGGTCGAAAGTGGAACAAGAAGCACCACAGAAGGTAATTGGATTATTCATGTTTATGAAATTACTAGAAAATTCAATGTAACAAAAAACTGGATCACAGCATACCGTGATGAAATTATTGATGCTCTTTATAAGCACAATGCGGTTGCAGATGTGACCTATGGGTGGTTCCCTGATGGTGATGTGGAATGTTTCGATATTGATTTCTATTTGAGTTTTTGTCAGAACCTGAGCGATGAAGATTGAGGTGATAAAAATGGATACTAATATAAACCATTTTAACAGTAGAAAAGAATACATGGAGCTTGTTTATCACAATTCTGATCCGTTTGATTTTTGGGAAGAAGTGCGAAAATTTCACAAGGAACGTGAGCAGGAGGAAAAAGAACATGACCAACACTGAAAAGAACATCGTTCTCGCAGCTCTTTCTTTCTATCGGCGTAAGCTGATGGACCAGAGTGTTTCATTCCTTAGAGCTGGCAATCACGAGGATGCAAAACAATCAACGATGGAAGCGGCCAACGTGAATGCGTTGGTGATTAAGTTTACAAGAGAAAAGGAATTTGCAATATGAATAGCGAAAATAAGATTGTTGTGACCAGCTGGAATGGGAAGTCTTGGGAGATGACACCTGAACAGATTGAAGCAGCTTACCGCTACAAGGAACGTCAGTATCGCATTGATGATGCTTATAATCAGCTCGAACTTAACGCAGATTGGATTGAAGAAAAATATGGCTATTCATACAATGAAATTATCGAGTTTTCGGAAGAGTTGGCTGAACGATTTCAGGATGATTTCGATTGCAATGAATCAGAAAATGACGCATGGATTGACCGTATTACAGAAATGTTTAACGCATATGGCAGAAAGGAAAATAACAATGACTGATCCTTGCCGTTACTGTGTGGCACCGGAGCGTTATCCTGGTTGTCACGACCATTGTGAGAAGCTGAAGGCTCATCGTGAAAGTGATGAGTATAAGAAGCTGTGTGAATATAAGAATACATACCTAAAAAGCCATTCAACAGCAAGCTCTACACAGATTAACAAAGCGATGCGGTATTTCAAATATAAAGGTTATAGCCTTTATGGATTTAAGAATGTTGGGAGTGTGTAAAATGAACGGCTATTACGTTACTATTGAAACAAGCGTTACTTACACAACGTTTGTTGAAGCAGACAACAAAGACGATGCTTATGAAATTGCGAAAGATAGATTTGTTGCCGGTGAAATCGAACCAGATAATCCAAACCCAACGGATATTGATTGTGTTACGGTAAAAAATGCAGAGGAGTGATAAAATGTGGGATTTAATTAAAGATGAATATTCCCCAAAATATGGGATTGGGTGCGCAACCTTTTTTCGTGACAAACAATTAAAAACAGCAATGGTTATGTATAAATATAATGGCCGTAGCGTTATGTTTTGCTATTCCGAGTACGATAATAAGATTCTATCTGACGGTGATAAAGACGAAATTGAGATGACAATCAAAAAGAAACTCAACTTTTGGAAGGATTAACTATGTGGGATTTAATGGGTAACAATTATTCAGAAGTGTACGGTATTGGATATGCTTTACTGAATGGAATTTCAGCTGGGTTTTATGTAAGTGTCATGTACAAGAATCTTGGAAATGAAATTTACTTCTATTATCTTGATGATGCTCCTTACGGAGAGCTCGATGATAATACCAAAAATAAAATTGAGGATATTATCTATGATGACCTTAATAAGCGTCATATTTTTGGGGAGGACTGATTATGTGGGATTTAAGAGAAGTTCATGCACTGCACGATGGTGATGGCTGGATTTGGAATGAATCGTTCCATCACAAGGATGTGTTTGTGGGCGAGGGTGAAGATCCGAAAGAAATCTTTTGGCAAGAATGTCAGATGTTCTTTCTTCAGGATTATCTGAGTAAGTATGATGTCGTGGATGTGAATGGTGGCAATATTTTGGAACTTCAGCTGAAGGATTCAGGTGAACCGGTTCTCGCCATGATTATAGCTGAGTAAAGGAGAATGAGTTATGACACGGTTTTATCTTAATGCAGGTGCTCTAGGTCGTTGGATGTATCAGAATAAAGCACAATACACTGGTGCTTATGTTGAAGGTGTTTTGGTCGATAGTTTTATTGTTGAAACAAAGCGTGGAGTTGCAGCAATCTATGAACACGCTTTGAACGAGTGGACGAGCAACTATTATGTTGAGTTTACCGATTATAAGAATGGCTTTAAGAACGGCGAGGTCGATAAGATTTGGTCTGATTGGTACACATTTGAAAAAAAGGCAAGCGCATAAGAGGTGAATGGATATGAATTTACTTACATTTCTTTCTTTGGTCACTGATGGCACAAGCGTAGCTCTTTGGGATGACTACAAGGAGCAAAAAATCAAAGATTATTGTAAACGTGACCAGATTTCAATTTCAGAAGCCAGTCGGTACGAAGTGTCGTTCTTTACGGCAGATTGCGAAGGTATGATTACAATTTTTGTGCATTAAAAAGATTGATAAAAGGGAGATTTTAGATATGTTATATTGCTACGACAATGAAACCATAAAGTGGGAGAATGATGGTGTAAATTACTGCTTGCATATTTGGGCAGATAATGATGGAGAGTGCAATCCTCGTGATTATGGGCATGATTCTATTATGGCTTGTTTTCATAAAAGATACTCTCTTGGTGATGATATTGGTTTTAGTGACCCTAAGTATTTTTGGAATGATCTTGTTTGGAAGTATTGCAGTGACGAAGAGGTTCTTGATGCACTAGTGAATAAAAAACTTTTCGATACATGTGCAATCCAATATCATGACAGCGATGATGACAATGATTATTGGGCGATTTGTACTAACGATTCTGAGTCAAATAATTGGATTCCTAACAAAGATGAATACCGATGGATAAATCTGTTTTATGATGATCTTGTTCAGTACTCCAGAGAAGAGTTTTCTATTCGTGACTGTATGATGTTGCTTGAAAAAAGAGCAGTTTGGCTTCCTCTTTGGACTTACGAACATAGCGGAATCACAATGAGTTGCGGAGTACGCAAATATCCTTATAACGATATGTTTGATTCGAGTTATGTAGGATGGATTGTTACTGTTCTTTCTGACTTTAACGAAAAGAATAAAGCAATTGCTGAAAAAAATATGGAACTTGAAGTTGAAGCGTATAACAACTATCTGACTGGTGAAGTGTATGGGTATACGCTTTATGAACAGGATGGTTTTGTAGAAGATGATGTCGAAGAAAGCGCCGAACCTAATTGGGTTGAAATCGATTCTTGTGGTGGTTTTCTTGGAGATGACCCTGTTCAAAATGGTATAGCCTACAATGCGAGCAATGGTTTAGAAGAAGCTATTAAAAACAACAAATACGAAGAAGGCGAAGCAAAAAAGGTTGTTACAACTAGCTGGCGCTTTTGATAAATGTTGAAATTTAGGAGGGAAAATGATGATTCAGATGGATCATAACAAACTTGTGCAGATGATCTGCGACCACATCATTGAAGACGGTACGGAAAGTACTGATTCTGGAAATTTGACTTATTATGCTGACAAGCTGGTTGAAGAGTTCATGATTCCAAATATGAAATGTCATTACTTTGCAGAATCTCGTTGGACGGTCGATGATGTAATTGACGCAGCGAAAGAAAACGGTATTGAATTGACTCCGAAACAGGCAGAGGAATGGTGGAAGAAAAACGAAAAGTCTTTCCATGAATCTCTGATTGCTTTCGGAAATCAGATGCTGGCCGATGCGGATTTTAGTGAGATTTAAAAGGAGAGTTTTATTATGAAATACGACACTCAAGCGATGGCTGAGGTCCTTTGTAAAACAGCAGGCGTTGAATATAGCTCTGATTTGGAAAAATTGCTATACCATTTAGATATTCAAGCACAAAATCCTTACAATGCAGATTTTCGGCGTACAGGTTTGGCTATCATTGTAAAAGTGTGTGAGGAGTTGGAAAAACGATAATGTATTACCATCTTGAATATTCCGTTAGACACTTTATGTACGGCGATACATACAGAGGGCATAAAATCTATCCTACAAAAGAACTGCGTGATGCAGAACTCAATTGGATGAAAATGTGTTACAGTAAACCGACAGAGCTTGTCTATACAACGTATGAAACCGAAACGCTTGGTGAAGATAAGATAATAATATAAAGGAGAAAGATATATGTATAATGTTGATGAACATGATTTCAAAGTCAAAATTCATAATGGCTGGCTGATTGCTACGGAATCGGCAGATAAAGAAAGCTATCCAGGGATGGGAATTTTTTACTCTAAAGACGGGGAAACATTTTCATGGGACGATTTGATTACAATTGTTGAACAGGACGCAGAAAATGATAAGATTCGGACTGACCTGTACAAGAAAGATTATGAGAATTGTTGCTATGTTTTTGATTATGAGGATGGAGAATTGAGGGAGTGAATGTTATGACTAGTCGTGAGATTGCAGAAAATTTTATCAAACGTATGAATCCGTCTATGTGGGCTGGTATTGGTCAGAAACCTAATGATTTTGATACCAGAATTGTTACATACACTATTGATGGTTTTCCTGAATATGAGCTTGATATTTCTTATGACAAAAATGACGAATTGGGCTACGCTGTTATGCTTGAATTGAGATGGGCAGATAATGGGGAGTTGATTTACGTTCTCAATACTCAAAGGGTTAATTCCGAAGATGCAATCGAATACTCAATCGATTCAATCATTGATAATCTTTAATAGAATAATATAAAGGAGAATAAATATGACAAAATTTGAGAAACAGACGGTCATTAACGCATTGCATTTTTATAGCGAATATTGTTGCAACCACAGTGAAAAATCTGTGAATATGATAGCACAGAAATGTATGGCTGAAGGATTGCTTTATACGTTTCAATCTATTCTGGATGAAAAGGCAGGAAGTGTAAAAATCTAAATAGAATCGAGGTTTTAAAAATGTGGACTTTTACTAGGTTTTATCTTCGGGAAAGTTGTATTTTGCTTGTTGATGAGGACGGAGAAAAGAGTGCAATCACAACAAGTGCATATGACTTAATAAGAATGTACAATAACGGCGAGAGTGAATGTCCTAGTGATAACGCAAAGGTTATTTATTGCTCGATTTTTAATGTAAAAATGAAATGTAAAACGTTCAAAGAACTTATGGATATGCTTGAGAAAATTGTAGCTGATTGTTGTTGAGGTTTTAGATATGAAAAATAAAGCAGTGGTTGTTGTTTATGACGATACGATGTGTAATGGGCCTTACCGTGTAGAGCACAAAACAATGGAAGATGCGGTAGAGTCTGTTAATAATGATTTTGAAAGTCTGATGAAAGAACTGCAAGATGAAGGCTATGAACCTGAATGGATTCGTGACGGTCATCATATGCTTGAGGTTTATGTTCCGAATACTTCTATTAACGCTTGGTGGGACTTTGAATAAGGAGGTTTAAAAATGGAACTGTGCGATGAGATTTGGTGCGTTATTGAATGCAGTGTTGACGGCGCAGCATTTGAGCCGAAGTTTTTTAAGAGTGAACAGGCGGCGAAGGATTTCATAAAAAGAGATGCAGAGGAGTGCATGGCAACGTATTCTGACTATTCTGATTTCCAGATTGCATTTGATCCTGAAGGTATGAGTGCATTAGTTGGTAACAAAGATATGAGCTGGACATGGCAAGGATTTGAAGTAACCCGTAAGATTGAGAATCTGTGTGAGGAGTAATGGATATGGATGTCAATAAGATTAAAGAGTTTGAGCAGAAGATGGTTGATGGCGCATTTATTGACGCTGTTGATTATGATCCGAAGGTGGCTGCGCGAGCTGTAGGAGCACGCAAGATGAAAATGAAGGGTGTGTGCTCCTTTAGTGAGTATATTTGTTATTTGCAGACCATTACCGGCAATGCAAAGCTGTTTTGGAAATATCAGTTTTGAGGTGATGATATGGTTCTAAAACTTGAATTTACCGATGGTCACGAGCCATGGATATCATTTCCAATGAATAGAGAAGAGGCTTTAAACCTGTGGAATAAGCTGAGTAAGATGCCAACGGTACGACCGGAGTTCAGGTTTGGCAAATTGAAGTGTCGCTGTGATTGTCTTGGCAACTGGTATGTTGCTCAGTGGTTTGATGGAATGCACAAGAGTAAGGAGTTCAGATATCTCGCTAATGCTTTGAAGTATATGGAAAAAGAGACGGCTTGATGAATAGATTGTGAGGACAAAATGTTTGCACTTATCAATATTTATATTGCAAAAGGTGAGAGTTCATTTCTCCCAGAAGTTGTTTATAAAAAGGGCTTCAATACGATTCTTGAGGCGGAAAATGTAATGAACAAACAAGTGGACGATATGATTGTAAATCATTATTGTAGATATTATGAAGATGAAAACGGTGAACAGAATTTTAGTGTTTTGCGATTAAAAGGTGATATTCGTATTGATGCTTGTGATGTATATGATTGGTGGAAAATCGTAGAGATTTGATAAAACAGTTCTTCTAGGAGGGAATAATATGATTGATAATAAGACTATGCTTTGCGCAATTGCAGGCAAACATAATATGGAAGTTCTTGAAGGGGCACTTGATACAGTCAATGAATTTTTGGATTCTGGTGCTGTTATTTATGTGAAAGTAAAAGGAAAAGATGGTTTTGTAAAACTCGAAAAAATTGAAACCAGAGTGATGATTATGCCGTTTATTTAAAAACATAAAGGAGTAAAACAAAATGACTACTAACAATTCTATGACCGTAATAACCTCTAAGCCCTTCGGCGCACTGAATGTGGATGTGTACCAGAATGATAAACATCAGTATTATATGACCCGTGAACAGATTGGGCGAGCACTGGAATGTAAAGAACCTCGGAAGTACATTGCGAAGATTCATGAGCGTAATGCAGACCGTCTTGACCCGTTGAGCTCGGTCGTCAATTTGACGACTGAGGTCGGAAATTATACGCAAGAACGTCAAACATATATGTACAGTTTGCGTGGCGTAATGGAAATCTGCCGCCTTTCTCGTCAGCCGAAAGCAGATGCGTTTATGGATTTCTGCTGGGACATTATGGAATCTTTGATGCGTGGTGATTCCGTTCTTGCTACTCCTCAGATGGATGCTGCACTGAGTAAGGAGTTCATTGATGTAAGACTTCACGCTCTGTTTGATAGTGTGAAGAATCTTCAGAGTGAGCTTGATTCTACCCGGAAAAATCTTAGTGACCAGATCGAGGAGGCTCGTGCCACCAGTAATGAGGCACTGAATGTGATTAGCAGCGTATCTCAGTGTGTCCATCAGATTAAGGACAAGCAGATGGATGATGCGATTCGTTCTACCAGAAACTTCACTCCTCGTAAGGATGTGATGAGCGACTGGCGTAAGAAGATGTATGAACGTATCAATGTGATTGCCGCAATCAATGAAATGAAGGTTCAGGATGTATTTCGTGATATTTACGAATATATGAATCGTGTCTATACCTTTGTTATTGAGGAAGAACGTAAAAAGTATTGCGCAAGAACTGGTCGCACTGGTCACATTCCTACGATTGATGTTGTCGAAGCAAGTACGATGTATAAGTCCATCTTTGGTGCCTTGGTTGAAGATTCGTATACTGAAGCAATCAATAAGAAGAAGGAAGAGACCGCTGAGCAGAAAGCTTTGCCTGAAGCTAAGACTGTTGATGCAGCTCCTGAAGTAGATGTCTGTGTTGCTCCTGTGATTGATGTTGAAGCTAAGGAAGTTGAGCCTGAACCGGTTGTGGAGGAAAAGCCCAAGAAGCAGAGCGAAACGGCAAAGATTCTTATCCCGATTCTGTTACCTTTGGCAGAAAAGCTTAATGATAAGCCTCAGTACAAGCACACTTACACTTTGATTTACGAGCGTATTGGCTATAAGAAAATGAATAATTTGTTTGTGGCTTACGAAAAGGCACATGGTAAGGCACCTCATCCGAAGACTAAGGTGTTTATCGAAAATGAAAAGAATCTCGCGCTGTTTAAGAAGACTGTGAAGCAGCTGATGAAAGAACAAGAGGATAAGTAAATGTATGTAATATCGAATGGTCACAACTATATTATGAAACGGAAGGGAGGTCGAATCTGTGCCACCTGTGATATCAATCTGGCATTGCAGTTTGAATCAAAGGGGCTGGCGATTTGTGAAATCAACAAGCTTCCCGCCGGGTACAAGAACGGACACTACGCACCGAAGTCTATGGATGAAGCTACCATCGCAGGCAAGAGCCCGAATATAACGGCTCCGGCTGTAAAGCCGAATACATACGCATTCCACATGGAAGATTCTGAATGGCTGGCAGAACTTAAAAAGAATCTAGTAGTTACAGATAAGACTATGGGTAACTTGAAAGAAATGTATTCAAAGGTCTATGGTGATTTAACAGCGGCCAGTGACGAGATAGATGATCTGGAACACGCTATTGAATTTAAGACTGTGAATGCAGCGCAGGGTTATCAGCTTATGGCGGAGCTTAAAAAGGCTCGCCGGAAGCGTAGAGAAGCTAAGGACGCAAAGCTTTTGCTTGAAATCGTTATGAATACAGAAACAAGAGAATGGGGAGATGGCAAGCTAGAGACTGCTATTGAGCAGCTTGGCACTCGCCAGTTTACTCCGAAAATTCGCAATGATTTATTTGAAAAGAATTGAGGTACATAAAAATGAAGGTCTATATTTTGCACGAATGTATTGATTCTAGCGATTTTTATGCAGAAGGTAATATTATTACCATTAACAAAGATAAAGAGAAGTTGTCCGAAAAGATGTTCTTGCTTTATAAGGATTGCCGGGATTCGGAAGGAAATAGTGTGAACCAGGACGAAACGTGGTGTGATTCATGTGAGGCGTCCGTTGTTAGTGAGAACTCTGGAAATTACTATCGACATCATTGGAAAATTGACAAGTTTGAGGTGTGAATTATGATGAAATATGGAAATATAACGTGTAAACGATGTGGTGTTACATGGTATGGGCCAAAGTGTGGAAAGCTTTATTGTGAAGAGTGTCGTAAAGTTGTAAACAACGAGAAGAGTCTCAAATGGTATAGAAGTAATAGAGAGCTTGTTGCAAGAAATCGTGCAGAGAGAAAGGCAATGAGGTGAATGTGATGAATGCAGTTATTGAAAGAAAAGAAGAACAGATATCTAAATTGATTTATTTTAATCCGAAGCCTTCTGTTCCGACTAAAAAACGTGGTGTTACAAAAAGTAAGCAGAAGCGTAAGCGCAATATTTCTCCAATTAGAAGCTTGGATGATGTTCAAATGATTTCGGAATACTTCTGGGATAAAAAGCAATATCGCAATTGGTGTCTATTTAATGTCGGTATTGCAACTGGGTTGCGTGCTAGTGACTTGCTTAAATTGAAAGTTTCTGATATGTCTTACTGTCTTTATAATGGAAAAATTGAGGTGGTTGAGGACGCAGGAACTTGCATCGTCGAAGAAAAAACTTCTAAATATCGTGAAATCATTCTTACTCCAGAAGCGAGAGACATCGTTGAAACGTACATTAAGATTGCAAATCTTGGATATGATGATTGGATGTTTCCGTCTCGACAGGGGAGTTGGAAAAAGTCGTTGAGGACAAATGGTGGAGATGGGAAAACTGGTATTCCTCATATTGCAGAACCAAAAAAGGCCGGTGATCCTATTGATGTTGATTCTTTTGCTCGTATTCTTCGTAATGCTGGTAAGGATTTAGGTCTTAATTATAAGATTGCATCTCATTCTTGCCGTAAGACATTTGGTTATCGTGAGATGTGTCTTAATAAGGATGATAACCAGGCATTGTCTTGGATTCAGGGTCAGTTGAATCATAGTAGTCAGGATATTACATTACGGTATGTTGGTTTTGATGAGGATAAGGCAAAAGAATATTATAAGAAGACTTTTTATGGTGTGAATACACACAGCTTGGAAGACTGAGGTGTATGATGGCTGATACTTATATTAAAATCTGGGATACTTACGAGAGCTACTTTGAACCCCTTAGTGCTGCTGAGGTGGGGCGTTTGGTACTGGCGATGATGAAATATAAATCGTCTGGAACGGAGCCTGAACTCAACGGAAATGAGCGGTATGTGTGGCCTGCTATTAAGAGAGATTTGGATAAAGATGCCGAATACATCGAATGTAAGAGAATTTCTGGTAAAGCTGGTGGTTCATCAAGCAAGCGTAAGCAAAATGAAGCAAACGCAAGCAAAACCAAGCTAGAAAAAGAAAAAGAGAAAGAAAAAGATAAGATGTCGTCTTCGTCTTGTGATGAAACGACAACGACGAAACCTATCGAAGATGTTTTCCGAGAGAATATCGGGAAGCTTGGTGCTACTGGTCAAAAGGCTTTAGCAGAATATGTTGAGCGCATGGGTGACGAACTTGTGCTTGCCGTGATTGGTAAGTGTTCTGATCTCGGCGGTAGCACATGGGCTTATGTGCGAAAAGCTCTGGATGAAGCAGAATCTCTTGGTTGCAAGACTGCTGATGACTATCGCCGAGCTTGTCCGATAGGGAGTTGTCGTAATCTTAGAGTGAGCAGGGACACTCAATGTGGAACCGATTGGCTAAAAAACGCAACTTTGGATAAAAGTCTTCGCAGAATGAAAATGATAAAAGAGTGATTTTAGGAGCGTGATTATGTGAATGAAGATATCGTTTTGCGAGGCGATGAAGCAAAACAGTTTGTGTATAATCTGCATCATCCCAATGTTGCTAAAATAGTGGAAAAGAATAGACGACGGGATAAGGCACTTGATGAAGTGAACTATCAGGAAACAGATGATGGTTTTACGTTTGACATTGATAAAAGTAAATTGGAGGTTTAAATTATGGGACTGTTACTTGGCTTGGGTTTGCTTGGAGCGGCATTTGGCATTGATGCAGCAAAGCAAGCACCGTTTGATAGGGCACTGCGGCGTTTGGATAACGAATGGGGAACCTGCACATCGGAGGAGAGTAAGCGATGTGATGCTCTGAAGTATGCTGTACAGAATGGTTTGTGCTTTGAGGGTGAAAAGAAGCCTGTGATTGAGTGGCAGAAGTTGAGAGATCTTCAGTGGAAGTATCAGCTGGCTGGTGTCTCTTGGCCGAGAGAATCTGCGATTCGAGACGTATGCCGTCTAGCTGCTCTTGATCGTGGATTTGAGTACAAAGGGTATCTGCGAAACACGTTGACGTTTGGTTATATCACTGATCCGAAAAATATTTGCAAACTTGGCATCGTAGATTGAGAGGAGATTTGAAAATGAATAACACTCGTAGAAAAGCTATCCGTAAATCTATTCAGGACATCAATGAAATCATTCCAAGAATCAATGCACTGGCGGATAGTCTGAAAAGCATTGTAACAGATGTTGAAATCATTAAAGCTGACATTGAATGTATTCAGTATGATGAAGAAGACGCTCGTGATAATATTCCTGAAAGTTTGCAGGATAGTGAACGGTATTGGGCTTCTAATGAAGCGTGTGATAATCTATCGGATGCAGTGACTGAACTGGAAGATATTTTGGACAATCTGGACGTTTCGTTTGATGAAGCTATTGAATATCTTAATGGTGCAAAAGAATGATTAAGGCCACGTATCCATTGAAAAGAAATGCGTGGGCTGTATTCTTGTACAGAGGCAGGCAAGTTTGTTCATATCTTTTGCGTAATAGCAATCTTGGGGACAAGGAACGCATGGTAGAACTGTTGGCACGAAGGTACATGACAGAGCCTGAGAATATTGTTGTAGATATCGAATTTAGAGATTGAGGTGATAGAGAATGACCGCATTTGTAATGTTTGCTTTTAATGTGGCACTGATAATAACAGTGAATAGTAATCCATTTGCGTTTTGATAAAACCTAAATTCTTTGAAAGGATGAGTGGATATGAGCAGCATGAAAGAAAAAGAACTGCGGGCTGGCGTTCTAAGATTAGCTGGTTATCTGGATGAGCGATATATTCTTGCAAGAGGATTTAATCGTAATCCAGACGAAATGTATTATGAAGGACTTTTAAAAGCTGTTGAAGTGCTTGGTGGTGATTGGCAGCGTGATGAGATTGGAAAACATAAGGTGTTTATCTGTGGTATCGGAGGAAAGGCAGAAGAGTAAAGGTGGTGAAGTATGATAAAGATTGATTTGACTCTCAATGAAGCACGAGTCATCCAAGATGCGCTTGATGCGACGAGCCTGTGTCGGTCTGGATGCTACATTGGCTATAAGAGTGACGATGAGGATTTATGCTTCAAGCTTGATAAGAACGGCAACTACCGCTGCAAGCTGATGCGTGAAATCGATTCTATCAATGGCAAGATCGAAGATGCAATGCACAATGGTCGATAAAATCCGGGTTCTTGTGGATACTTAACAAAAGGATGTGCAGATCGATGATATAACTATTGATGACGTAGGATTATTAGTAAAATTTTGGTAATTTTGATAATTGTGTTGAATAATATCTTTATGCGGTGTATGCTTGAGGCAACCTCAACACAAGATGGTCAAGCTAAAAGAATGTGAGGTTAATATAATGTGGATTATGATAATTTTGTTTATGGTATTGAATGCTGTGCACGCACTTGGTATGTTAGAAGCGCTTTCTGATGCTGATGACCAGAGTGAGCGGTTGGCGATGGAACAGGGAAAGGATAGTCGAAATGGATAATTTGAAACCGTGTCCGTTCTGCGGTGGGGAAGTTGCCATTGCAGAGGGTGGTTATCGCCAAACACGATGGATGTATGTTACGAGAGGAAACAAAGAAAATAGGTGCAACTGCCATGTTATCATGGAAAGCAAAACTTACGACTTTGATTACTCTGAAAAAGACAAGGAAAGAATTAAAGCTGACCTTATCGAAGCATGGAACAAACGAATTTGTAAAAGTTAAGATTTAAGGAGAATTGGCATGAATTACTTTGAGTATGAAAAATTCGATATCTCTGACAAAGCAGCGAAGGTGGCGGAGTGGCTCAGGGAGCACGGTGATGATTTTATCACCATTGAAGGGTTGAATCTTAACTCAAGTGGTTTGGCTGACAATCTTGAAACGTTGGCGTATGTCCTTCGTGGTAGAGTTGAATAAAAGCTGAAATTTAAGAGGAAAGTGTGCATGGACAAGGTAAAGTATTCTGATTACAACATAGAAGACTTAAAACAGAGAAGAAAGACTTATGGAGATGGCATAGAAATTTGCAGGAGTGGAGATGGAATTGACACTTCGATCGGTAGCAAAGTATGTTTTCCTGGACAAACATTGTTGCCGGATGAGGCGATTGCTTTTGCGGAGAATCTAATTAAGGTTGCGAATGAGGCAAAAGAGTTTAAGTACAACGGATATTTTATCAATTGGCTTGAGTAAAACTAATCTTTTATAGGAGGTAGTCTTATGAAACTTATGGTGATTCCAGATTCCAAACGAGAATCTGCTCGACGATACATTAACAACAATCTTGGCCCTACTGAACTTCTTGCGCTTTGTGATGATATGTTTGATGTTATATGTCTCAAGAAAGATAAAAACGATGGAGTGTACAGCAGAACGCTTAACTTGCTGCAGTTGCAAGATGTTCCAGAGGCACTTCAACTTGAAGTCATAGAGGCAGCATATCAAACATTTGGAAAAGTGGCTTGTATGCTATTCAACAACGATGTAAAAAGATGTCTGTATGGGCCATACATTGCAGAGCATGACTTATAAAACCAATATTTTTGAAAGGAAGTGATTTTTATTAACTCAAATCTGTTAATAAATCGTGAGCAAAGTATTGCTGTTGTATGTATAATGTGCTTGCTGGTAGGGAATCTTGTATCGAAGGTCAGCCCTGTGACTCAGAAGCGGAGTAATTCGTACCTTTATAATAGTAGTCCTTCAGCAGTGAGTATTGTACAACAAGAGGAAAAGGAGCCAGAAGTCATTGTAGAGACTGTTATTGAGACGCGGATTGCGAACTTCAGTCAGGGAAAGCGCGAACTCACTGATGATGAGCGTGCTCTTGCGGAGCAGATCGTTGCTTGTGAGGCAGGGGCTGATAGCCTAGAAGGTCAGATGGCTGTCGCCCAGTGCTTATATGACTCCGTTGTGATTGATGGAATTACAATTCAGGAAGTTTTTAAGAAGTACGGGTACAGTACCTTATATAATAGGAAGGTGACGGCAGAGAACGAGCTGGCTGTATCTATGGTGTTTGACTACGGCGCTAAAATTTCAGACAAACCAATCCAATGGTTTGTGACCCCGGCAGCAGCTCCCGGCAGTTGGCACGAGCGAGGAGCAACGTTTGCTGGACAATTTGGCGCACACAGGTTCTATTATAACGCAAAGTTGGTTGTGGATGATGCTGAGTAAATGGTATCATCTAAAATTTTGATAAAACTGCACAACAAAAAGATGTGAAATATATTGACTAAAACAAAAGGCTGTGTATAATATATCTTGAAAGTTGTTTGCGTAAGTGGAAGGTGGTATTGTGATGAGTGAGAGAAAGGTTCTGAAGATTATACGGGTTGATGATTTTTTAAAGTACATAAGAAAAAAGCGAGTGTGGGTTTGCTTTGTTTGCAATGGTGTGGATGTCCACATGATCTGTAACAAAATGACCGACATTAGCGCAGAGACGCATGGTATTGTCAAAGGTGTTGGCTTTTTCGGGAACGAGAGTCATGTTGAGCTGCGGAAAGAATGTCATGAAGTAAGAATGGTGGAGTTTAGGTCTAGTAGCAAAGAGAAAGCTTATGAGATGATCTTCGGCAATACCAGCGTGCTTGTGTCAGAGAATCCTGAGTTGTACGGTCACTAAAATATTTTCAAAAACCTCTTGACTTCTGCAATGGTATCCTGTATAATATAGCTATGGAACGGAGCTACACTATTATAGAGGAGAAAGACTATGGACAACAATATTGACCCAAAGGTCGGAGAGGTTTGGTTGGTTGATCTATCCAACGCGACAGGTCATCAGCAGCGCGGTATTCGACCGTTCGTTGTGACGAGCAACAATAAGCGCAACTTCTTTAGCCCCACGATCAAAGGGAATCCATTGTCTTCCAGAATATACAAGCACTCTCCGGTTCATGTCCTACTTTCAAAGGAAGACTGTGATTTCTTAGAGGTTGACAGTATCGTTCTTTGTGAAGAGACTGACACACTTAACAAAGGACAGTTCATCAAAAAACTTGGTGTCTTGTCGGAGCGTCAGATGAATATGATCGCAATGGCAAGATGCAAGGATGAACCGTTTTTGCTCGCAGCATTCCTGAGCGGCGTACAACATACCATGGAATTTCAGAATTTTGCCGCATTTGCTTGATTTTTTATAATGGTTAATGGTACACTACATATAATAAGAAGGAGTGTGCCACTATGCTTACTGAAGAAAAGATCAAAGCTTTTGCTGAAAAGTATTCTGATAGAAGCGGTGAGTTTGTTGTATCGACACTTAGCCATGTTATGGATTACGAGGCCGAGTGTGGGTATGAGCTATTCGACTTCATAAAGAGTGATTTCGTAAAGATGTTTTCCAAGTATAACTGGGTAAACTCAAGCCGCTCATTCAAAAATGTGAAGTCGATAATTACAGGCTACATCAAAAGCGAAAACGAAACAAGTATGTATGATCTAGCTGACTTTTCAGAGAGCGATGTAAGCGCAGACAATATGTATGCGGATAAATACTTCGCATCAGTTGATGAGTTTGTTGACTTCTTAAATAAGTACGAAGAGCCATATCAGATTCGCATGAACGTGATTGCTGCACTGTACTGGATTGGCCTTACTTCTGAAGAAGTTTCTAACCTGACGATTAACGATGTCGATTTTGAATCTTGTACAGTTCTTGACAAGACCGATGTTGACGCAAAGTTGATAGATATTATTAAGCAGTGTTATGAAATGAAACAGTATGACGCTCCCAATAAGGGAGGGTATAGAGCATTCTATGTCATGAATGGTGATTACATCATTCGTAAAACCGATGATAGTATCGGTGCAGACAGTGATCCAAAGATGTCTACGAACACAATTCACACCTATTTTACGCGGTTGAATGATATCCTTGAAAGAAGATATCATTCGAAGATTTTAGACCGAAGACATCTTGTCAGAAATGGTGAGTATGTGAAGGTCTACAACTACTGCCAGAACCACCCAGAATATAATTTTACGAAACTTGGTTTTGATAGGGGTGGGGATTCTCTTGCCAACATTATTGGTAGAGAATGTTGTAAGACGGCCTATCTTAGTTTCCGACAGGGATACAAAGGTTGGGTCGAATATTTCCATAAAAATTGAAAACAGGGGGCTTCTGCCCCTTGATTTTAACGTGTTAGCTATATAACACAGGATACTTATTAGAAAGGGAAATGCAGATGAGAACACTTTTACTGTTCCGTGGAGCACCCGGTTGCGGGAAGTCCACCTATATTAAAGAGCATAATCTGGAACAGTACGTATTGAGTGCTGATACACTTCGCCTTATGTGCCAGAGCGCGCAGGAAACACCTGCTGGGCAGATGGAGATTTCTCCGCAGAATGATGATGTTGTATGGAAGATGCTTTTTAAACTGCTTGAGGTGCGCATGAGTCACGGGGAATTTACTGTGATTGACGCAACGAATTCTAAGACGGTCGAAATGAATTGTTATAAGAATCTTGCAAAACAGTATCGTTATCGTATGTATGTTATTGACATGACGGATATTCCTATCGAGGAATGCAAACGAAGAAACGCTCAGAGAGAATGGCTGAAGCGAGTCCCTGAAGCGGCCATTGATAAGATGTACGCTCGGTTTGCTACTCAAAAAGTTCCTTCTGGCGTGACAGTTCTTCCTTCTACTACGGATGTGCTGTCTGATTTGAACTACAGTCCGAATGACTTCAACCAGTGGAAAAAGATCCATATCATCGGTGATATTCATGGCTGCTATACTTGTTTGAGTGAATACCTTGGTGAGATGAAGGACGACGAACTTTATATCTTCGTTGGTGATTATCTCGATCGTGGCATCGAAAACGTTGAGGTATTCAAGTTCTTGTGTGATATTGTAAATAACAACCGCAAGAATGTGATTCTTTTGGAAGGGAATCACGAGCGTTGGCTGAACAAATGGGGGCATGATGAACCGGTTCAGAGTGAAGAGTTTGCAAACTACACTCGTCCGCAACTCTTTAAAGCCGGTATTGACAAGAACACTGCTCGTAAGATCTATTCCAGAGTTGGCCAATGTGCTTACTTTGAGTATGATGGGAAGCGGTATTTCGTGAGCCACGGTGGTTTGAGTTATCTGCCTTATTTTCTTCCTTTTGTATCTGCTGATCAAATGATTAAAGGCGTAGGTCGCTATCCTGATATGCTAACCGTGGCTGAGTCTTGGGAAAAATCGATGCCGGATAGCTACATTCAGATCTTCGGTCATCGAAATGTGCAGGATGTTCCTATTGATATGGGGTATCGGTGCTACAACCTCGAAGGAAAAATCGAGTTTGGTGGATATCTCCGTTGCGTGGAACTTGAACACGGTCAGTCAATCAAATGTGTAGAAACAAAGAACGATGTGTTCCGAAAAGAGGAGCCAAAGACTGAAACTGCCGTTGAAATGAAAACTGAGTTCGATAACGCAGAACTTGTCAGTAAGATGCGTCAAAGCAAATATGTGTTTGAGAAGCGATTCGGAGATATTTCTTCTTTCAACTTCTCTCGTGAAGCATTTTATAAGAAGCACTGGGATGAGGTTTCTACCAAAGCAAGGGGGTTGTTCATTAACACAAAGACGAATAAGATTGTAGCTCGAAGCTATGATAAGTTCTTTGCGGTCGATGAGCGGAATGAAACGAGAATTGGAAACCTACAGAACACTTTGAAGTTCCCGGTGACTGCATATCTGAAGGAAAACGGATTTCTTGGCATTGTCTCATATGATGCAGAACAGGATGGTCTGTTCATTGCAAGTAAATCCACTCCTGAAGGGCCTTTTGCAGATATGTTCCGAAAGATTCTCATGGATACGACTTCTGATGAAGACCGTAAGAATCTGAAGGAAGTTGCAAAAGAGAATGGTTCCATCATTTTTGAGGTGATTGATCCTATAAATGATGCTCATATCATCGAATACAAGAAACCGCACATTGTTTTGCTGGATATTGTTGCGAATGATATGAACTTCAGTGTGATGGATTACGATGATCTGAAGCGTGTTGCTGAAAAGTGTCATTTGCAGATTAAGGAGAGGGTTAAGATCTTTGAGAGCTGGAGTGAATTCTATCCTTGGTATGAGGAAGTCATGAACGAGAACTATCTGCATCATGGCTTTGAACACGTTGAAGGCTTTGTTTTGCGAGACAGCAACAATTTCATGTTTAAGATGAAGCTTCCTTATTATAAGCACTGGAAGTTCTTGCGTGGTGTCATGCAGAGCGTTCAGAAACGTGGCTATTATGAAAATACCGCAAAGTTGTTTACTGCTGAGGATAACCTGTTTTATGGTTGGATGCGTGAACAACGAGAGAAAGACCAGGAATCTTTCTGCAAAAAGGGTATTATTCAGTTACGGAATGAATTCTATGAGAATCGGCACGAATAACTAAGATATTTTCTTCCTCCGAAAATGCCCTGCGCGGGGCTGACAGCCTGGAAAGACCGGCGATATGGCCCTATGGCGGAATTAGGCATACGCAACAAGCTCAAACCTTGTAAAATTCTCAGTTCAAATCTGAGTAGGGCTACCAACCCATTTGCAGATGGGTAAGTGCTAGAATATTGGCAAATCGGAAAGACGGTTGACTGCTGGACAGACAGCTTTGATATGCTACCGTGGTGGAATGGCAGACACCGGAGACTTAAAATCTCCTGTCGGCAACGACGTGCCCGTTCAAGTCGGGTCGGTAGCACTAATATCCGGGTGTAGCTCAGTTGGAAGAGCGCGTGCTTTGGGAGCATGAGGCCGCAGGATCATGACCTGTCACTCGGACCAGCCCGAAAGGGCATGTAGAATTTTTCATTCACATTATTCCCAGCTCTCTGGAAACAGAGCAGTGTGGCATAGCAAGCTGGGTAGATTACGAGGATTAGCCAAGCGGATAAGGCAGTGGAATTTGACTCCACGACCGCAGGTTCGATTCCTGCACCCTCGATTTATATGCGGGTATGGTGTAACTGGCAGCCACGCGGATTTTAGGTGTCCGTGCCGAAAGGCGTGAGGGATCGTGCCCCTCTACCCGTACCACGGTCATAGAATGGTTGCGTACCGTTTGTTGATCTCCTTTGGCCACTATTATTCCCAGCTCGCTCGTAAGAGTGCAGTAGTGCTTTGTAAGCTGGGTGATTGTGCAGTTATTGTGTAGTTGGTAAGCACGCTTGCTGATGAAGTAAGAGGATGAGTTCAAAACTCATTGACTGCAAAATATGAAATCAGTTGTTCTAGCTCGTTCGTGGATTGGCCGTACATTGGCGACCGGAAAGACGTCATACCGGTAAAGGACGTCAAGCCAGACAAGAAGAGAAATAAGGTGTAAGCCGACTAGCTATCGGATAAATACTCTTCGGTTCGCCAGAAAACTAGAATGTAAAACGAATGGTTGGCTGTTTCTGATTTCATTTATATGCGACTGTAGTTCAATTGGCAGAGCGTCAGATTTCCAATCTGAATGTTGCGGGATCGTGCCCCGTCAGTCGCTCCACACGCAGCCCCTTACGCTGCACCGGTTGCTCAGAGCCGAAAGAAACCTATATGTTACGACATGGTTGCCAAGAGTGATCATATTGGAACGCGACGTAGCTTGGATAGTGAGAATTAAATTCTGAGGTATACTGCTGGATAGCTTAATGGTAAAAGCGCTCGGAAACGCCGAGAGATAAGGTTCGATTCCTTCACTGGCATCACGTCGATGAAAGTCGGCGTTTGCATGGGATAGTAGCTCAGTTGGTCAGAGCTGGCGGCTCATAACCGCTTGGTCGCGAGTTCAAATCTTGCCTGTCCCACCAGCCCGATAGGGAATACATAAAATCTGCTAGAACTTTTGTTTTATAAGCGAATGAATAATATGACGTTAATACGTCTATTATTTTTCGCTAATTTTTAAAGTTTTAGCTATATAATACAGGATACGAAAAGGAGGAATGAAAACTGAAGCATTACGGAGATATCACACAACTTCATGGATGGCAGATTGAACCGGTTTCCTGTATCACAGGAGGCAGTCCATGCCAAGATTTGAGTCAGGCCGGTAAACGTGAAGGTTTGGCTGGTGAACGCTCTGGATTGTTCCTTGAAATGATTCGTGTGATTACAGAAATGAGGGAGGCCACCAATGGGGAATATCCAAAATTCGCAATCTGGGAAAATGTCAGAGGAGCTTTTAGCTCAAGCAAAGGTGAAGACTTCAGATGTGTGTTGGAAAGATTTGCACGCATTGTCGAGCCAGACGTTTCAATTCCTCGACCTTCAGGAAAGAACGGAAAGTGGGCAAGATCTGGAGCGATTTCCGGTAATGGATGGTCTCTTGCATGGAGATTGTTCGACGCTAAATACTGGGGAGTCGCCCAGCGCCGCCAGAGAATCGCGCTTGTCATGGATTTTGGAGGACAACGTGCCTCAGAAATTCTATTTGAGCGCACGAGCATGTCAGGGGATTCTTGTGAGAGCATCCCGGCGTGGAAAACCTTTGCCCGAACTCCTGAAGCAAGCGTTGCTGGATATGATCGAATGGTGGAATCCAGGAACTCTGTCACAGGTGGTGCAGAAAGTGAAGGAACAAGAAGGTCTGGAAGAGAAGGAATTGGACGAGTATTGGAGTCAAACCATCGAGAGACTTCGACTCGATGCACAGAACCTGCAGCCTACACTCTAAAAATCCGTTCTGGATGTGAAGGTGGCGGTAAAGGCGCTCTGGTTCAAACTGAATTGAGCGCAACGATTTCTACGTTGCAAGACCAGACGCTAATTTGCTTGGTAGAAAATCCCTCCTTACATAATTTAAAACAAAAGATTTCGCCGGTAGTATTTGAGAGTCACAGCCAGGACGCTCGATATACTCAGCAGGGTGATACAAGTCCGACTTGTACTGCTCAGTGGGGAACAGGCGGTAATAATATGCCGCTGGTCGTTGAAAAGAAAGCCTTTGCAATGCAGCGCATTGGTGAGTACAAGGAAAGCGAACACGCCAGCACGATGAAATCTCGTGATTATAAGGACGCTACTGATCTGATTGCAGAGAAGGAAACGAAGAATCTACGATGGATTGTTCGCCGCTTGACTCCTTTGGAGGATGAACGGTTACAGGGTTTCCATGACGGATGGACTGATATCGGTGATTGGATCGATGAGAATGGGAAGAAGCACAAGACTTCTGACGCAGCTCGTTACAAAGCACTCGGTAATTCAATCGCTTTGCCTCAGTGGTATTGGATTTTCCAGAAAATGAAGCCGTATATCGGTGAAAGTCCTACGCTTGGCAGTCTTTTCGATGGGATTGGTGGCTTTCCGCTTGTCTTTGAAAGTACGTATGGTTATGGTACTGCTATCTGGGGATCTGAAATTGATAGCTTTTGCGTTGCAGTAACTAAGAAGCATTTTCCAGAAAAGCAAAGAGGATAAAAATGGGAGCTTTTATTGCAAGACAGCCTAACGGTTTGCTGTGTCGGTTTTCTTCGGTGGTCGATTGTGTCACCGATTACAACATGACCGAAGAAGAATATATCGAGATGTGTGCTGAAAAGGCACGAAAAGAAGCACGAGATGTTCTTGACCATTATATTAAGCCGTTTGAAATGGTTGACAGGTGTTTCTTCCCGAACAACATGACAATCGAAGAGCACAAGCGGATTATGAAGGAAATGGAAAAGCCCGTTGACAAAGCAACTCATATTCAGTAATAAGAAAATTTCATAAAAGGCTAATTCAACCAAGAGGTGACATGATGAATAGTAAAATTCCTATCAATGTAACTATCGACAACGGTTCCTTGAGCCTTCCGGCAAGTCCTATCTTTCAGAAGGAGAAGAACACGTATCTCTGTCCGTTTTGTGTGACGAAACTGGAAAAGTTCGAGTGTGAATGTTCTGATTGTCATCACAAGATGGATTGGGGCGTATGGACAGATAAGAATGCAAAGCATAACTATGCGTTTGCTGAAAGTGGTGTATTATGAAAGATTGGCTGCACGCTACAAAACGTGAAATTGAAAAGATGACTTTCGATGAAGCGAAAGAAATCATGGAAAAACAGATTCGTCTTGGTCATACAGATGGTGAATTTCGCCCTCGTAAACATACCACTCATGCTTACGAGATGATATTAGGTTATGCAGACAAGTACATAAGGTTTGTCAAACTTCTGGTAAACCAAGCAGAAAATAAACCAGAAATGCCGATTCTTTCTTATCCGACAAATCATTGTAAGCTTTATCAATGTCCAACGTGCGGCAATCCGGTAAATTGGAAGGAGAAAGTTTGCAAACTGTGTGGACAAAATCTTGACTGGGCTGCATATGAAAACAGGACCTATCTTATTACTATCGAAGGAGGCGATGAGTAATGAACGTGGAATTCTTCCAACGGCGCAAAACTCAGCTTGAAGATACGCTTCTTTTGAAGAATCAGGCAGTCGATATGCTTGATTATCTAAGGACACACTGTATTAGCAGTGACCAGTATTGTGCAATTCGAGATTATATTGAAGAAGCTGCGAAGATTTTGGAGAGCGATCTCGAATATGCAAATAACAAACTGCAGTCCGCATTCAGACCTAAGCATGGTCGGAACAACAGACTGACTCGTGCTCAATCTAAAATGTTCCGTGATAGAGAATATTAAAAATGGGGTGATGCCGTATGAACACATGTAAGAAAATATGTAACTGGTGTGGTCGTGAAATCAAGCCGATAGGTAGCGAGCAGGGAATCAGTTTTGAGCATCAATACTCTTATGGTAGCCAGCTTGATGGTTCGCTTTTGAGTTTTGATTTGTGCCCTGAGTGTTCAGAACGGCTCCCGATAGTGCTCGGCGCAATGTTTGTACATAATCCCTTAAAGGACGATTTCTAACGGCGAGTGCCGTATGAAATATAAGCCATCAATAAGCCAGACGGAGGACAATACATAGAATGAATAGTGCGTGAATTGATTCAAGACAATAAAAAGAAACATAAGTGATTACAGATGAAACAAAATTACATAAAGGAGACTTGATATGGCAGATAGAATTTTTAATCTTCCTCAGACCCGTGGTTCTTTTGAGATGGCTGGTAAGGTCACCGGCACCCAGCGTAGCAACTTCTATAACGAGAAGGAGACCAAGAGTGGTGCTATGCGTCGTGTCCTGAGCTTTGGCATTCAGACTTCAAATGAAAACACTTTCTATGTTGATCTGGCTGGTATGCCTCGTGATAAGGTTTACTTCTTCCGCCGTGCCGATAAGGACAAGGGCATCGAGAAGGACAAGATGGAAGTTGCTTGGAAGGATCGTCTGACTTATGTTGCACCGGAAGGCTATGATATGATTGGCGTTAAGATCGGTGTTACTAAGAAGACGAATGAGTCTGGTAAGGTCGTCAATGATAACAAGACTTTGACCGACTTCGATGCAGCCAAGGAGATTTCCGAGAACCTGCATGACGGTGATAATGTGTATGTCCGTGGCAACATCGAGTACAGCACTTACAACGGCAAGCACCAGATTCGCTTTGTTCCTACTCAGGTTTCTCTGAGCTCTAAGGAAATCGACTTCGATGCAGAGGGTTTTGAGGAGCTGGCTCTGTTTACTCAGACCATTGTTTACACTGGTTGCCGCAAGAGCGATGAGTGCGACGAGGTAGTTGTCGATGCAAAGATCGTGAACTACAACACTATCGAGGACGCAGAGTTCTTCATTGATTATAAGGCAAACAATCAGAATAAGGTTCTGGCTGATTCTATTCGTAAGCGTCTGAAGCCCTACACCAGTTTCGAGTGCTTTGGTCCCATCGTCAATCAGCAGAAGGTTGAGGAAGTTGAGACTGAGAATATTTGGGGCGGACCCAATAAGATGAAGCGCCAGAGCACTCAGGCGGTTCGTAAGCTGTATATTGAGGGTGTTAATCCTGATTCCTTTGATCCGAATCCCAGCGATAAGGAAGCAAAGCCCACTTATACCGAGGATAATATTTCCGAGGCACGGGCAAAGATTGCTGCCAACGATCAGGCTAAGAAGGACTTTGATGGCAAGGCTGCTGAGAACGACACTTCTTGGTGGGGCGGTTCTAATAAGTCCACTGCAACTCCTGTAGATGAGGAAGATATCAACTGGGGCTAAAATTTTTAGCCTTAGCTAAGTAATACAGGATATACAAGATACACAAGGAGTTTTGTTATGCATAATACTCTTGAATATACCGCCTATAATGGCATGAAATTTTACATTGTTTATATCGAAGCACTTGAAAAAGAGCCAGAAGAAGACTCTCCCATGATGTCTATTGTGTTTACTACGCATCCTGAGATTGCTGCAGGAGCCAAAGCTTATGCGGAATGTAATGATGATGCCGTGCCAGTAGGGTGTAAAGACCTTCTGGTTGATAGCGTGGATAGCATTACTCGTCAGTTGGATTATATTGCCCATGCAGTTGAGACGGGTGACCCATGGTATGAGTGTTTGAAAGTTTAATAAAAGAAAAGATTTAGAGAGGAATTTACATATATGGCTATTGTTTGTGATGCATCTGCTATTCGTAAGAAGCTTCGTATGCTTGTGTATGGCGAGCAGGGAACTGGTAAGTCTCGATTTGCTATGCAGTTCTGCTACATGAAGACTCCTGAAGGTCGTCCGTTCCGTGTTCTGTATCTGGATACTGAGTCTGGTTCTATCGACGATTATCGTGAGGAACTGATGGATAATGGGCTCGACCCGATGAATCTCCGTATTGTTTACACTCAGTCTCTCGCAGAGGTACAGGATTTCATCCATACCGTTGCTGACAATGAGGACTTCGAGGATGAGGATGGTAATGTTTGGCTGGATGCTGACGGTAAGCCTTTCCGTGCTGACGCTATTGTTGTTGATTCCGCAACCATCCTTAATCTGACTACGAAACAGGGCTTGACTAATTTCTCGCAGAAGCGTGCAAAAGTTAAGGCTGCAGCACAGGGTCTGACCGGTGATGAGAAGTCGGTGAAGATCGAGGGTGCTGGTATGGAGTTGAAGGATTATCAGCAGCTGAACTTTAAGGGTCAGTCCCTGATCCTGGATTTGAATGCAACTGGCGTGAGCTACATCGTCATTTGCCGTGAGAAGGATGAGACTGAAACCAAGCTGGTGAATGGTTCTTCTGTGAGCGTTTCTACTGGCCGCAAGATTCCTGATGGCTTCAAGGGTCAGGAGTACAATGTCGGTACTGAGTTCCGTATGTATCATCCCAGCGATGATAAGTCTATCAACTTTGCTTACTTTGATAAGGATCGTACCGGTGTTCATAATGGCGGTGAGGTTGTAGAAGATCTGACTCTGCTTGAGTATCAGGAATATCTCGACCGTTCCGCAAAGAATCGTGAGGTCATTATCAAGAATGGTCTGAACGATGCAGTTAAGACCGAGATGAAGCTTCGTGCTCGTGAACTTGGTCTTGATGACAATGATATCAGTGATGATGCTCCTGCAGAGAACACCTCCGAATCCAAGGAGCCTTCTCTGGATGACATTAAGGCAAAGCTGAATGATCTGATTGCTTCCGCTTCTCCTGTGAAGAAGAGTGCAGCGCAGAAGGCAGTTAAGGCGGCTGGCCTGTCTACCGCATTTCGTTCCATGACTGACATCGAGGAACTGAAGAAGGTTGCCGCAATCATGGAGAAGGAACTGGCTTAATGGAACTAACCCGTAAATGCAAGATTTGCGGGAAGAACATTTTCATCGAGCGAGACCGTAGCACGTTTTTCTACGACAAGACTGGTTTTTACCATAAGGATTGTTTTGTAGAAAAAAAGAAAAATCAAAAACGCCCTTGGACAGATGACCTGCTAAGGGCATTTTTTGACAAAGTGAAAGACACTACGGACAAAAAGGTCGATGATCTTCTTTCCAAAAAGAGAGAGCAAGACCACAATCGTGAGCTTGCACGTATCAAACAGGAAGAGAAAAAGATTCTTTTCGACCATATTCGAGATATATACGCCCCGGCGGTTGTTCCGGGTAGCTTCTACTCGAAACTTACGCAGTTGATCTCCGGCAATTATTACAAATATAGAGGTTCTATTCCTCCGCTAGAACTTTACGATATGTGGGTTCTAGCGAAACCCCGACTAGATAAGATAATTGCCGAGAAAGAAGCAAAGGGTTGTGATATGAGTCAGAGATGGAATTACGACTTGGCTGTTTTATTATCTCAATATCCTAGTTATCTCGAACGGAAAGAAAGACTAGCTTCGATTCGCAGTGAAAGCGAAGACAAAACGAAGGAAAATCTGACTGAAACGGTACTGAAACGGATGAGAACAGCACAGAAGCAGAGTAAAAACGAGAATGAAATTGATATAAATGCAATTCTCGATGAGATATAAAAGAGGGAGGTGGATGAGTGGAACTCATTTCAAATATCCCGAACGAAATTCTATTTGTTGGCGCAATTTACAAGCATCCTGACTATTTGGTCGAGTATGGGCATTATGTCAAGAGCAAGTACGATTTTGCCGATGAAGCAACAAAATTTTTCTACGATGCAGCGTTGATTATTTACGAAACTCGGACTCAAGAATTTAATAAAACGTCTGTTTTAACGTTTATGGCTGAAGACGAGTCCAGATTGTCCCAATACAAGCGGCTGAAGGGCTGGTCAACCATTGAATACTACATGAGCCTTGCGAATGACGATGACATCAAGGGATACTTCAATATCCTGAAGAAATATTCGCTACTTCGTGAGTATCAGAGAAACGGATTTAACATTGAAGGAATCTTGAAGCATCGACAGTTTGAAATGTTTGGCGCTCAGGACATTTACAAATTGATTCGTGGCAAGGCCGACAAGATCAATACGGTTATCATTACAAACGATGATGCTGAGATTTTGAATAATGGTCTGCTGCCAATGGTCAATGAACGTCTGAGCGTTCCTGATATGGGCTTGCCGTTCCAGTATCCTATCATGAATGATTTGTTCCGAGGATTGAAGCTTGGCACTGTGATGTTCAATGGTATGCCATCTAACGCTGGTAAGACTAGATACATGATGGCGATTGTTGCATACGTTACATTGGTTCAAAAGCAGAAAGCTCTTCTGCTTTTGAATGAGATGGATCTTGAGTCAGTCAGGTATTGCTTACTGGTCACCGCTATCAATAATCCCGAATTCCAAGAGTTGCATGGTCATCGTTTCCATAAGGATGAGCGAGAGATCACTCTTGGAATGTACCGGGATGCAAATGGAAACTTCATCTTCCGAAAGCAAAACGAAGACGGGGAATACATAGAAAGCATTGATGAGTTCACCGCTCGTGTCTACGAGGAAAGCGAAGAGTATCGCAATGTTCTTGATGTTTGCCAGTGGATTGAGAGCGAATCACAGGGGTTGATTATTGCAAAGGATGTCTCCGCCGATTATAGTGACAAGTCCCTACGATTTGAAATCCAGAAGGCAGCTCTCACTCAGGGAGTTAAGTATGTGTTTTACGATACTCTAAAGAACGATATTGCTTCGATTGGTGAATGGGCAGCGTTTAAGGTCACGGCCACCGAACTTGAAGAGATTGCAAAGAATTTGAAAATCTTTATCTACGGTAGCATCCAGTTGGCTGAAAATGCTCATGAGTACCTTCCTGATGAGCTGAATTCAAACAACATTGCTGAGTCAAAAATGATTAAGCATGTTGCTTGGACGATGGTTCTATTCAAGGAAATTCCGAAAGATAAGTTCGCAAAGTATCAATACATCTCTCATGACCCTGAATGGGGCGGCGACTGTGCTCATCGATTAAATCCAGATAAACGGTACTATGTTGGAAACATCGACAAGAACCGTTTTGGTGAGAAAAAGAAAATCATGTTTGAAGTGAATTTGAACCAGAATATCTGGCAAGAGGTCGGTGTCTGCACCAGAAAGTAAGGAACTACAATGGTAAATATCGCAGATCTGAAAAATTACATTCTCGAAGAACAGCAGATTGAACCGATTCTGGAGGAACTTGGTTGTCATCATATCAGTCACAAGACTGGTTATTACCAGTGTGCAAATCCAGATGGTGACAATAGAACGGCACTCTGCGTTTACGAGAATGAAAATCTTACTGCGGTAGATTACACACGAGATATTGCCAATGGAAAGACCAGTTATGATTTGATTTCTGTCGTCCAGTTCTTTCTGGAACTGTCTTTCCCAAAAGCTATTAAGCAAATCTGCGAATGGGTTGGACTTGACTACTATCACAATTTCGAGGAAGACCTTCCTAAAAGTATGTTGATTCTAAAAGAGCTCATTGCCATGCAAAATGAAGGTGAAGAACACGAGGATGACCGTCCGATAGTCCCCATCTCCGAAGCCATTCTCGGCTATTATAAACCTTATGTGAACCAGATTTTTGCTGACGATGGGATATCTTATGAGACGCAGCAAGAGTTCGAGATTGGCTTTGATGAGCTGACAAATAGAATCACGATTCCAATCAGAGATGAAATTGGTACTCTGGTTGGTGTAAAGGGAAGATATTTCGGTAAGCCGCCCGAAGGTGAGTTGAAGTATCTGTATCTTGAGCCGTGTGCCAGAAACCGTATTCTGTATGGCCTGTACAAAACAGAGCCTTATATCAAGAATGAAGGTCTGGTATATGTTGGTGAAGCTGAAAAGTCTGTCATGCAGATGTGGAACATGGATGTCTGCAACTGTGTGGCGACTGGCGGTAAGAAGGTTTCACAAAATCAAATTGAAATTTTGACACGTCTTTGCGTTGATATTTGTTTTGTCTTTGATAAAGACGTTCAGCTTAGTGAGCTTATGGTTCTCGCCAATCGATTCGTTGATGGCGTAAGTGTGTATGCTGTAGTAGATGATAAAGGGATTCTGGATGAAAAGGAAGCCCCGACTGATAATCCTGAAAAATTTAAGGCATTGATCGAGAACTGTGTTAGGAGAATTAAATGAATGTAAAACTCTGGAATGGGAGTAGGAACGACCTATCAGACCCGATTGGAACGATTATGGAGAATAGAGGGATTGAGGATTATAAGACCTACATGAATCTGGATGATTCTTGCTTAAATTCTCCGTGGGAACTGGACAACATGGAAGATGCTGTCAGGCTATTGAACAAACACATCTGGAATAAGTCTATTATCTCTATCCTTGTAGACTGTGATGTGGATGGTTTCACAAGTGCCTCAATGATGTTTCAGTATTTGAAGACGATTGGTTATTTTGGAAAAATCAATGTTCTGCATCATAGTGGCAAGGAGCATGGACTCTCTAAAGAAATTGAGGTTCCACCTGAAACCACTCTGCTGATTATTCCTGACGCTGGCAGTAACGATGTTGAGCAATGCAAGGAACTTCGTGATAAGGGCATCGATATTCTGATTCTTGACCATCATATCTGTGATAGAGAGAATCCTTACGCAGTAATCGTCAACAACCAGAATGGTACATATCCTAATAAGGAATTGTCTGGCGCTGGCGTGGTGTATAAGTTCCTTCAGGCTGTTGATGAATATAATTGGACTGATGTTGCAGACCGATATCTTGATCTTGTGGCTGTCGGAAATATTGGCGATGTCATGGATATGCACTCGCATGAAACCAAGCGGCTTTGCACAAAGGGTCTAGCACGCATTGTGAATCCGATGATTTGTGCCATAGTTGAAGCAAATAGCTTCAATACTAAGGGTGATCCTACTATCAATGATATTCAGTTCTACATTGTTCCGATGATGAACGCACTGATTCGTGTTGGTTCGTCTGAACAAAAGAAGCGGATGTTCCGTGCAATGGTCGGTGAAGAACAGACTTTCCAGTACACTCCGACTCGTGGAAAGAATGCTGGTGTCACGATTGATGAAACTCTTGCGCAGCATGTGGCTCGTGAGTGTTCCTCTTGTAAGTATCAGCAGAATAAAATGAGGGACAAAGCAATCCCGGAACTTCAAGAGGCCATCAAGAGAAACGGAGCAGACAAGAGCAAGGTCCTTTTTTGTGACTCTACAGGAGTATTGGATAGCCGATTGACTGGCGTGGTGGCTATTAAGTTGGCAGAAATGTATAGTCGCCCGTGTGTGTTACTTCGAGATTTTGCTGATGAGCCTGATGTTTATGGCGGTTCAATGCGAAATCCAGATGGATCTCCGATTGAGGATTTCAAAAAATTTCTAACAAATACCGGAGATTTTGAATCCGTTTCTGGGCATGAAAATGCAGCTGGCGTAAGAATCAAAAAAGAAAATATCTTTAAAGCTATTACAGATTGTGATGAATTGCTAAAGGATACTGTGATGGATAATGCCACGGTATGTGATTTTGTATTTGATTACGACCAGCTTGGTATTGTACTTATTAAGAAAATGCATGAAATGCAGAAGGTTTGGGCACCAGGTATTCCTGAACCACTGTTTCTTATTCAGAAGATTCCGCTTACTCATGATAATTGTAAGCCGATGGGAAAGAACGGAAATATGTGGCGTTTCAGCGACGAAGAAAAAGGCATTGATTTTGTGTGCTTTACAGATAATGACCGGATGATTGGCTGGATTAACAATGACTTCTATGGTGGTCAAGAAGAAAAATACATCAATGCTGTATGCCGGTTGTCTTTGAATCAGTATGGAAACAAGGTGACTCCGCAGGCACAGATTGTTGATTTTGAGGTGATTTGATGAGAGAAGCAATCTGCGTACATTTATACGGAGACGGTTCAAGAAATAATAGACTTAGAGCAGAGTACATCTATTGCGACAGGGCAAATGAATGCTCTGCATATAAGCAGGGAAGATGTCTTTGTGTTACATATCCATTTTCCAGTCGTTGCCCAGTTGGGAATGTTGAAAGTGTTGATGGTGGAACGAAACGCTCAAAGATGTTTACAAGGGTAAAAGACTGTGCAAAGTCAGCCCCTTATTACGGAGCGCTTCGGTACTCAAGTAATTTGAAAATTGTTCGCATCGGAGACGATGCGGTTCTATCATTAAGCTATGTGAGCTTAAAAATCGAAAATGGCGATTTGAAAGTTAATGGGCCTTGGGAAAGTGGCAGCAAAATACTTTTTATCCCGAAGGAAATTCTTACGGCTGATAATATTTTGAAAGTTTGCGAGTGTAAGCCGATGGCTCTTATGGGTGGAGAAATTGAGTCGTACCAAAAGGACGAAGTTCCAATGTTTTTGAGACAACTTCGGAAATTATTCCCAGAAATCTATACAGAGCTTATAGTAAAGTCTCCGGTTCAAGAGAACAAAATGCCATATTTTGTTGGAAAGCGAGCAAAATTGCTTACGCTTAAACCGAATTGCAAATATAAAACGAGATATGGTAGTTTCTTCTTTGATGGAAAGTACGCATATTTCGATAATTACGATACTGCTTTTAAGCCGTTCTTGAAATGTGGGAACATGAGCGCGAAGGTAGAGATCACAAACGATACAGTGGTTACGGTATCCGACAATGAACAGGTATTGGAAATGACAGAGTTTGTATGAGGTGATTTGATATGGGAAATTGGAAACGTGCTATTGCCATCGACTTTGATGGTACGCTCTGCGAGAATAAATATCCTGATATTGGTGAGCCGAATTGGAATGTCATCTATCAGGCAATTCAGGAACAGAAGCATGGTGCTGGGTTGATTCTTTGGACTTGCCGGGAAGGAAAGCTCTTATATGACGCAATGGAAGCTTGCTTCGATTGGGGTCTTCAGTTCGATGCCATCAATGATAGCCTGCCAGAGTGGAAGGAACATTTTGGCACTTCTCCTCGCAAAATTGGTGCCGATGAGTATTGGGATGATAAGGCTAAGGTTGTGAAGAATGGAGAGTTGATTGATAATGACTAATGCAAATAATTACGATTTGTCGTTAAATCTGTTGGATGGCGCATATCAATCACTTAAAAACGCTTCAAAAAACTTAGAGCTACTTCGGGAAGGAACAGCATTTAATCAGGTTCTGAACGATGCTACACATATTATTGAACCGGATGAGCTAACTCATATTCTTGATAAATTCGCAGAGCAGCATCCTGACTGGGAAATCTGTCTTGAAACTGACCATGGAGCGGTTAGGGAAAAGTTCAAGATGGACCATGTTTTTTACGAAGGAATGGGCGATATGATTGTTCTTGATTTTGAATGAAGATGGCAAAACAACGTTATAGGCATTACATAATTGATTATCGCACATACAATTATACGCTCAAGAAATACCACAATTTGCATAGAGAAATATACGCTAAAAACGCAAGGGATGCGGTTAAAATGCTAAGAAGTAAAGAGTGTAATCGTGAGTTTGAGATTGTTAAAGTCTGGTTTGTTGATATTTTTGGGGATAGAAACGACAGATTTTATCCACGAACTTATGTGATTGACAAAGAAGATTATGAGTGAGGTGCGCAATGATTATTACTACTCCTACTTGCAAAAGGCTTGAGAGTGAAATTCAAGCTTTAATTGAAGAATGCAAACGCCGGACTGATAATCCATGTGGATTATGTGATGATTGTCGTTATCTTGATTTTTGTAAAAAATATTATGTAGAAGACGAAGATATGTATGGTTGGAAGATTAAAATTAAGGAGTTTGACTGATGGCGGTTTACATTACAGGTGATATTCATGGTGATTTTAATCGGTTTTTAGAATTAGAGAAATTCTGTCGTGAACACAATCTTGGGAAGAACGACTGGATTATATGCCTTGGCGATGTCGGGTTGAACTACTATGGTAAGGACGATGATCGAGAATTGGGTATCAAGACTATTGCTGTAGATATTCCTGCGAATTTGTTTTGTATCCATGGAAATCACGAACGCCGCCCATCTCGCAAGGATGGCTATAGGACAAAGGAAATCAGTGGAGATATTTGTGGTAAGGTGTGGCATGACTCACATTATCCAAATCAGTATTTTGCTATTGATGGCGAGGTTTACCAGATTCTTGCTGATAGGGAAATTTTGAGCTGTCTTGTTTGCGGCGGAGCCTATTCTGTAGATAAATATTATCGGTTGGAACGTGGATATAATTGGTTCCCTGATGAACAGCCGAGTGAGAAGACTAAGAAAAAGATCTGGAATATTACACATGACCATCAAATCGATGATATTGATGTTATGCTCACGCACACCTGTCCATTCCGGTTCATTCCAACTGAATTGTTTGTCGGTGGTATTGATCAAAGCACAGTAGACCAGTCAACTGAAATATTCTTTGATGATATATACGAATGTTATCCTAACGATTGTAAACCATTCTGGTACTTCGGCCATTTCCATGGTAACAAGTACACCGATGACTATGTGATGCTTTTCGACGATATTATTAAGTTTGGAGATAAGGTGAAGAGTGATGAGTGAATATCATGTGAGCTGTGGTATGTTTGGTATTTACGCAGGAACTGTTAAAAAGAATGGAACCGAGTGGAAAGATAAAACTCGTGTCACAGATGAAGCTATCGAGGCAGTTCGTGATTGGCTTCTTTCTGAAGCTCAGTTCAACAATAGAACTTTTGGTGGATACACATGGACAACAAAGGACGGTAAGACTGTAACTTTGAGAGTGTCTATCGAAGATAAGGAGCAGACAGAATAGATGTCAGATAATTTTGTAAATCTTCATGTACATACAGCGCAGGGTTCGTTACTTGACTCTATTCTTACCGTCAAGGAACTTGTAGACTTTGCCAAAGAGAATGGTCAGAAGGCTATTGCTGTTACGGATCATGGCAAGATGCACTCTTTCGTTGACCAAGTTAAGGCTTGCAAAGCAGAAGGTATTAAGCCTATCATCGGCTGTGAAGTCTATGAAGTAGATAATCAGGCAGAGAAAGCCGATACAAAAGACTATAAACAACCTCGTTACCATCTTGTTTTACTAGCAAAGAACGAGACCGGTTTAAAAAATCTATTTAAGATCGTTTCAAATGCTTGCGTTGATGGTATGTATAAAAAGCCTCGAACTTCTTTGAACATCATTGAACAGAACGAGTGGGGTAAAGGTATCATCTGTCTTACGGCCTGTCAAGTTGGTCGAATGAGTAGATTGCTTGTTGATGGAAACGAGACTGAGGCATGGCAGTTATGGAACAAACTGAAATGGATCTTTGATGATGTGTTTATGGAAGTTCAGTCTCATGATACGCCAGATCAGGCTGAAGCTAATGCCAAAATTGCAGCTTTTATCAAAAAGTACAATCTTCCGTATACCATTACAACCGATGCTCATATGCTTTCCAAGGAAGATGTTGATGCACATTCAGTTTTTGTAGAAATTGGAGAAGGACGAGAAGTTGGAGAAAGTTATGTTGACTGTTATCTTCAGACCGAAGACGATGTGCTGAGAACACTTTCAAAGCAGTTTGATGAAGACTTCATCCGAGAAGGCTGCTCAATGTCTGTGAAGATTGCAGACATGATTGATGATATCGATATCGGTCTTGGACAGCCGAACCAGATGCCAGAAGTGAAAATTGAGGGAAAATTTGATTCTCATTTTGATTATCTTCGGCACCTTGTATATGCCACTTTTAATAAAAAATTCGGGTGGATGAGTGAAGTGGAACAGCAAACCCGGCGGAATCGTATTGAGATGGAACTGGATGTTTTGAAGTATGTTGATTATATTGACTATTTCATTATGCTGTATATGCTTTGCGAAAAGGCTGATGAACGCAAAATTCCTCGTGGGTACTCTCGTGGTTCTGGCGCAAATTGTCTTTGCCTTTTTATGGAGAATGTTACTCAGATTGACTCTGTTCGTTGGGATCTTGACTTCTCTCGCTTTGCAAACAAAGGTAGAAAGAGCCTAGCTGACTTCGACTTCGATGTCTCTAAACGTCGTCGAAAGGAACTTATTGCTATTGCAGAAGAACTTTTCGGCAAAGAAAATGTTGCTCCTATCGCTACGTTTAACTCTTTGTCTACAAAAGTTGCCATCAAAGATATTGGCAAAGTTCTGAACGAAGATCCAGAAAGCCCGTATTATATGCAGATTCCGTATGAATTACGTAATGAGGTCGCCAAGTTAATTCCGACTGTAAAAACGCTGGATGACCTTGGCGAAGAAGTTGAAAAGGAAGTTCTACTAAAGGATATCCTCGGAAAGAGTGAACAGCTTTCTAATGTATATGACAAGTTTCCTCTATGGTTCAAATACGTTATGCGTCTTGAGGGTCTGCCTAAGAGTATGGGTCGCCATGCTGCCGGTACATTGATTACGCCCAAGCCTGTCATTGAATATTGTCCTCTTTGTATGGACAGAGAAGGCAATCAGATGTGCCAACTTGAGATGCACAATGCCATGGATGATTTGTCGCTGGTCAAGATGGACTTCCTTGGTCTTGAGAATCTGGACATTATTGACGATACATTAAAGATGGCTGGATTAACATGGGAAGATGTCGATATCAACCATCTTGATCTAAGTGATAAGGCTGTCTATGATACCGTCTACAAGTCGGGCAACACAATTGGCATTTTCCAGATGGAATCTGCAGAAGCACGAAAGATGTGTGTTGAAGCAAAGTGCGATAATGCTGAGGATATCATTGTTGTGAACGCAGCGAATCGTCCTGGTACTAAGGACAGCTTCCCGACGTATTGCTCCAATAAACTTCATCCAGAGACTATCAAACTACTCCATCCTGACATCAAACAGCTTTTTGCTAAGACGCAATACATTCTTCTTTATCAGGAACAGGCACTAGCGGTATTCCGCTATGCAGGATTCCCTGAAACTGAGGTTGACAATGCTCGTCGTGCTATCGGCAAAAAAAAGAAAGATGTTATGGCATCCTTGGAAGTTCAGTTCCGAGATGGTCTTCACAAGAAAGGATGGAATGATTACCAGATTTCTGAGATGTGGGCACTAATCTTGAAGCAGGCTTCTTATTCCTTCAACCGGGGCCACGCAGTTGCTTATGGGCTTCTTTCTTACCTGACAGCATACCTGAAGACTCATTATACTGAGTATTTCATGGCTGCGTGTATGATTACTAAAGAAGATGATTCTGGCAAAATGGGTGTGTTCATCAATGAATGTGACCGTCTACATATTCGGGTCCTTCCTCCAAGTGTTAACAGGTCTGATATGGAATTTAAGGCCGATGCGGAAAAGCACACAATCCTGTTTGGTTTGAAAGCCATTAAGGGAATGGGCGAGAGTGTCGCATCAGGAGTGATTGCAGACCGTCCATATTCTGGATTGGCAGACTTTGTTCAGAGAGCAAACGGTGGCAAGATTGGAACTTCAAACGTTGTCAAGTTGATTAAGGCTGGTGCTATCCCGACAAAAGACAAGAGAAAAATCTTAATCACTTTTGCAAATATGGTTTTTGAGAACGAGTATAAAGAGAAGGATTTTCATGAGATGGCATCCCTTCCAAAAATCTCTGTTCTTAAAGACGAATATGGTATTGACACAAATTATATTAAAGATAAGCCTACTAGACTTGCTTTATATAATAAGGCAAGAAGGGTGCGCTGGGAGGCAGATGCAGAGAACCGCAAGAAGGAAAAAGACAAAAAGCGGAATGCCTTTATACAGGCGTTTGCTGAAAAGTATATGCAAGACGAGCACATGTGGGAATTTGAAACTCTTTCAATGTTCTTGACTAGTAATCCCATTAAGGATGCTTGCACCTATATTGATGCTGGCCTTGATACTGTAGAGGATGGCGGTAAGGCAACTGCTATTTGTGTCATCGTAGATATCCAAAAAAAGAAGGATAAACGTGGCAACCAGTTTGCGTACTTACATGTTTACACGACAGGTGGTATTGTCGAAATGATTTGTTGGGCATCTCAGTATGCACGATATTCAAGTCTGATTTCAAAGGGTAGCGATCTTGCAATCCTTTGCAAGAGAAAAGAAAATTCGTACATTGTTGAGAAGATGAAGCCTTACAAACAGTGGCTGCATGATAGAGAGATAAAGTAATGAATGGTGTTTTATATACTATTGACGGAGAGGTTCTTTGTGAATTTCCTGAGTTTAAAATTGGGAATCATCAATACAAAGATAAAACTGTAATTAAGATACATTGTACGAATTGTTGCGTCGTTAGAAAAGTTCAGAAGTGGAAGTTTGATTGCGCAGAACAATGCGAGCTTACCACAAAATGGTTTTATTGCAGAGTGTGCGGAGGACTGACAGAATTTAGATTAGGTGCATAATAAGAGGGTTATAAAGTGGTAGATAAGAAATTTAATGAAAATATGATCCGGTGTTACATCAGGATAAAACGAGTCTTTTATCCGAAAGATGGGAAGGAGGTGGAGCCCGGCGGCTTCGCCACTTTCTCTGCCGAGGTGGTAAAAGTCAAGCAGGGAAATCCTATCATGAGCCGATACAGCGACCTCCGACTGAAAGGCAACGTCCCTAGTCTTGATATGGATAAAACTTATTCATTCTGTGGTGAGTATGTTCATCATGAAAAGTTTGGTGACCAGTATAAAATCGTCTACATGAACGAGTTCCAAGAGATTACCGACCCAGAAGAACAGAAAAGCTTTCTCCGTTTTATCTTGACAGAACATCAGTTTGAGATGCTTTATGAAGCATTTGATAATCCGTATGAGATCATCAAGAACGGTGATATCAAGTCTCTTTGCACTGTTAGTGGCATCACGGAAGGTCGAGCACAGAAAATTATCGATGCCTTTGAAAATAACATTGATAACAGCGAAGCATACACGAAGCTGATTGAGTATGGTTTGACTCCAAGTGCAATCGGAAAACTTGTTCATCAATATCACGGTGCAGACACTCTTGTGAAGAAAATTGAAGAGAATCCTTATGTTCTGATTGACGATGTATATGGGATTGGATGGAAGAAAGCTGACGCTCTTGCTTTGAATATGGGATTGAAGCCAAACTCTCAGTCCCGAATTGAAGCTTACGTTATGCATTTTCTTGCCGACCGTGCCGAAGAAGGCAATTCTATCATCCCGGCAAACCAGACAATCAATAGTTGCATTAAGGAACTTGGCTTGGATGAGGGTGACCAAGAGGTTATCAAGAGAGCACTTTTTCATCTGCATGATGTACGTGAAACACTTTGGTGGAGCGATGACCGTCAGGAATTTGCTTTAACTAGAGTGTGGAATCTGGAAGATAGTATTGCGAAGGAAATCAAGCGTCTGGCGGATGCTCCTGTTGAGCCGATTGGTCGAAATATGGATGCAGCAATCAATGAGGCCGAAAATGCGCTTGGCATCGAGTATACCGAAGAGCAGAGAGATGCCATTAAAAAGGTGTGCTCTAGCAACGTCTGTATCTTAACAGGCTACGGCGGAACTGGCAAAAGTACAGTTGTTGCTGGTGTCTTAAAAGTTCTTCGTGGTAAGTCTTTTGCACAGACTGCACTCTCTGGCCGTGCTGCCGCTCGTATGCAGGAGATTACTGGTCAGGATGGAAAGACGATTCATCGTCTCCTTGGATATGACATCGAGAACGGTGGGTTTGTTCACGATAAAGACAATCCTCTGGATGAAGATATCATCATTCTGGATGAGACCTCCATGGTTGGCGCTCAATTGTTTTACGATTTGATTCAGGCTATCGAGACCGGAAAGCGATTCATCATGATTGGTGATGACGGACAGCTTGAGAGCATCGGTATGTGTAACATTTTCAAGGATATGCTTGCATCTAAGGTTGTTCCTGTGGCTCGTTTGACTAAGATCCATCGTCAGGCAGCTAAGTCCGCAATTATCACAGAAAGCATCAAGGTTCGTAATGCCATGCAGTTGGTTCCTTATGGCTGGGCTGGCAATGAGATTCGTGGTGAGTTGCGTGATTTGGAGCTAGATATCTACAAGGATGCAGGAGAGTCATTTAACCACATCATCAATCAGTACCGTACCTTATATAATAAGGTAGGAAATGACAGTGCAAAGATTCAGATTGTACTTCCGCAGAAGCTCCGTGGCAGCATCTGCACCTATGAGGTGAATAACGCTATTCAGGAGATTGTGAATCCGAGTCGTGGTCAGACCGAAGCAAAAATCTCCATCTATGGTGATGGCAAGGACAGAGTATATACTCTGCGTGAGGGCGATCAGGTCATTATCAACAAGAATAACTATGAACTTCATACATACAATCTCAAGACAAAGAAAAAAGAAGAGAAGTGTCCGGTGTTTAACGGCAACCGTGGCATCATTCGAAAGATTGAAGGCAGTTTTATTCTGGTTGATTTTGACCAGTGGGGCACGATCTTTATTCCTCATTATTTTGGTGGGAATAACATCTGGGCAACACTTGAACTCGCTTATGCTTTGAGTTGTCATAAACTGCAAGGTAGCGAAGCTCCGTATGTGATTGTCGGCATGGATAACTCTGCATATTTGATGTTGACGAGAGAATGGCTTTACACGGCCATCACTCGTGCTAAGAAGTATTGTGTGATTTGCGCTGAAACCCATGCTCTTGATCGGGCGGTAAAGACTTCGAGAGTTCCATACAAGCGGACGTTCCTGAAGGAATTTTTACGGAAAGAATTTTCAGAAAAGCGTTGACAATTACGCGCGTATCCTGTATAATATAGCTATGAAAAGTCTCCATCCCGGAGGCTTAAAATTCTCTCTTTAGCTATATAATACAGGATACGGGAAAGGAATGGCTTGCTCGTAATGGCAAGCCTTTCTTTATTCATTATAACCGTATAACACAGGATACGCAAGGAGGCTTTATGACAGATAAAGAACTCATAGGTAAGCTCGACGCGATGGTAAAGGCATTGCAGAGCACGAAGAAAAAGACAGACAAGACCCGCATTTTGCTGGATGCACGAAAGGATTTTGGTGTTGAAGCTGACGAGCTGATGGCATTCTTCCGATTCTTGCTTGATCCGACAATCGTAACTGGCCTGTCGGATGCGAAAATCAATAAGCAGGTGAGTACCAAACCTGAAATTGATATCCAGTATCTCAGTTGTGGATGCCTTTATATTATGGGTGCTGGTCACAACACTGGTTCTGACGCATCCATCGCAACAATCCAGAACTATTTACATAAAAATCCTGAGCACGAAGAGTTTCTAAAGCGGCTGTTTACTAAGAACCTGCCGATCGGAGTCGAGGCAGCTACCATCAATAAGGTGTACGGCAAAGAAATCATTCCTGTCTGGGAGGTTCAACAGGGATATCCGATTGATAAGGTAAAGCTGAAGGATGGCATTTGGTTCAGTTTGAGCCAGAAGATGAATGGGAATAGGGGCACCATGTATAAAGGCGAGCTCATCTCTCGGCAGGCTCAGAAGTTTAAAGGACTCGACCATATAAAGAATGACCTGCTTTCTCTATACGATGGAGACGCTTCAAGGCGAGATGCGTGGGTGTTTGATGGTGAGCTGATCTACAAGAACCCAGAAAGAATGTTGGACGGAGAGGCTTTTCGTTATGGCACTGGCCTACTTAATTCTGACAACAAGGACAAGACTGGAATCAAATTTGTGATTTTTGATGTGATTCCTGTTGTAGAGTTCGACCGTGGAAAGTGTACTATCCCATATAAAATTCGCCGTATTGGGTTAAATTGTCTTCGCGCAGAGATTGCTCGCAAGCACCTTGAAAATATTGAGATTGTGCCGATGGTCTATGAGGGCACTGACCAGAGTGTGATTTCGAAGTGGCTTGATTATGCGGTTGAGAACGATTGGGAAGGTCTTATGTTGAACACGGACGTCCCTTATCGTCGGACTCGTCATAATGGTTGTCTGAAAGTTAAACGATTCTACACTGTTGATCTACGAATCGCCGCCATCGAGGAAGGTCAGAACCGTCTGGCTGGTACGATGGGCGCTCTTGTTGTGAATTATAAGGGTAACGAACTTCGTGTTGGTTCCGGTTTTGATGATTCCACGAGAGCTGCTGTGTGGGCAAATCCTGATGATTACATCGGCAAGATTGTGGAATGTAAGTACAAAGAGGTCACAATGGACAAAAAGACCGGTCTTGAGTCCTTGCAGTTTCCGACCTTTGTGAGATTCAGAAACGATAAAAATGAGGTGTCTTATGGCTGATGTTAGGTTGATTGACGCAAACGCTTTGCTTGACCGAAATAATTGGACAATCAAGCAATACAGTGAAGAAGAAGCCAACGCTTGGAGAGACGGTATTGACCTTATGAAGAAGAACATTAAAAACGCTCCGACCATCGACCCGGAAACGCTGCGACCGGTGGCACACTGGGAGGAAATTCCTAACTCCTATGTGAGCTGTGCATGGAAAAGCGCATGGTGTGTACCAGCAACCAGTTGCTCGAACCCGGAATGCGGAGAGGTAAACCCGTGTGGCCTCAAAACGCCATTTTGCCCGATGTGTGGTGCAAAGATGGAGTGAATCATGGCTAAAAATAAGTTAAAAGATTCCTTTTATTGGATGGGCAAAAATGGTAATGAATGTGATGTGAACTTGCTTGATAAGTCTGTTGCGAAAAGAATTAAGGAAGTAAAAGAACATCTCAAGAATGTTCCTTCTGGCAAGGCTGACTTCATGTATATCTCTGCAAAAGAATCGCTTATCGCCGGTTTTGTAAACGAAGAAGGAGAACGGTTCATCTTCATGGCAAGAGATTACTGGGAAGCGGATTATGTTCCGGGATGTGGGTGGATAAAAGTGGAGGATGAAGATGGTTATTAAAGAAGATCAGGTTAAGGATTTTATTGATTTTGCAAGGAAAGTTGGGTCAGCAAAAAATCTGGATGAGATTTTAGATATGATTGATGTAGAGGAGTCAAGAGATGAATCTTTCAAAGAAGACAATTAAGTACATCCTTCGGATTCTGGATAACAAATGTATCGAGGTTCCTACAAAGGCATTCGCTTATAGCAATGGTGGACGTAGAATTTTGACTCGTGATTTTGAGCCAAAGGAGTCACACGGAATGAATGGCTGGCAACGAATCGTCTATGTGCCGTCTGAAGGATATTTTTACGGAATTTATAACGGGCAGACAAAGGAAGATTGGGATATTCCAGACATCTGGTCTCCTGCCCAGCTTGCAGATTTATGAGGCTTTACAATGTTTATTTTAACACAGAATAAAACAGGAGTTGTTAATACAAATGAATGCTTTTCTATTCGTATAGTGGAAAACACAACGACAATTAGAGCTTATGGACCCGATTCACACACATGGTTTCGACTTGGCTATTATCAAACTACAGAGAGGGCAAAGGACGTAATTCAAGAGATTAACACTGCTCTTTGTGAAAACCGTATTGGTTTCGATATGCCGGAGGATTAAAATGCTACTTTTAACGAAAAACAAAGAAATCGTAAATCTTGACCGTATAGCTATCATTGATACTGCAAGCCTTAATATTTACGCAAGACAGGGAAATGGTGAGCGTGGAATCATTCTTGGAGGATACGATTCCGAAGAAAGGTGTAAGAGTGTTATTTGCGATATTTTTTATTGCTATAAGTTAAATGCACTTGCTTATATTATGCCAAATAACTAAAATGAATGATTTTAAAAAACTAGCCATCCCAAAGAAAGAACGACTTGAAGTTCAACTTACAGATGGCACAGAAGAACACAATATATTGTACATAATTACATCTCTAGCCACTATTAAAGGTGCTGAGATTTTTAAAAATTTTCGTTTGTATTCTGTAGGCTCCGCCGGGGAGCTCAACTTATTAGAGAAGCGAGACGGCGATCCCTACTTTGATAAGCTGAAAGGAACAGAATATGAGTAATTCAATGAATCGAGAAGACCGGCGCAGAGAGCAGCGTAAGGCACGAATCCTTGCCCGGCGAATCAAAAAGGCCGGTGGTCCCGACTTTCTGGCTGGGATGCCAGTTGAAGAGTGGGAACCCAAGATTGGTGATGAGGTCACTATTAAGGTAAAGAGGATTCAGGGTAAGAAGGATTTCTTCAAGATGAGTCCGCAGTATCAGGACTTTATCAATAGCCTTGAAGACGGAAAGCCTTACAAGATTACCAGTACCGGTATGAAGGGTCAGGTCTACGGCATTGATGCACATCCTTATTTTCAGATTTGGAAGGGTGATATGGAACCCTACAAGGAGTCCTAATGAGGATGTACTTCAGGACGGATTATAAAGAGTGGGGCCCGGCAGAAGCCACTTTGCAGAAAGGACGCTGGTATAAGGTTCTTTGTGATGCTGGCGACTTCTACATAATTGACAACAGACCAGAAAGTAACAAGTGCGGCCTGCGACTAGGAGAAATATCGTTTGTTGATAAAGAAAATCTCGAAGATGACGTCTATGTCGTGACCGGAAAGAGTGAAGAATTTGAGGAAGGAGGTGGGGCGATATGATTGGTATTGACCATCGTGAGCAGGGTCGTAAGGAACGAGCCCTTGCAGAGTATTATAGAACCTTAGCTCGATATCCTGTCGAGTGTGGAGAGCCGATTACATATCAGTTATCGGAAGAGCAGCTTAAACAGGTTCTCTGTGGAGAGGTTACCGTGGATGAGTTGATTGAAAGAGGTGAGGTAAATGAAAGACAGGATTAAGATGTGGATCGCTTTCATTAAGATTTTTAAGGATTATCTTATTGCGGTCGGAATCATGATTGTGTTGTGGTTGCTGTCTTACCTTATTAAATATGGAATTTCAGTATCCAGTTTACCGGATTGGTTTAAGTTTGCACTTCTAAAGTAATGGAGGATTAAATGGTAACCGATATTCTTAATAGAGAGATTCATATTGGCGATATGGTGCTTAGAGCTAGAACTCGAAAAGGTCGAGGAGTCCTTTGGAGTATTCATAAAGTTGTCGCCATTATGAACGTAATGATTAAAGTTCAAGACGGAAAGTACACAACGAATGTTGCACCAAGGAATTGTATCGTAATTGACGAGAGTGACATTCCTGAAAACTGGCAGGACGAATATTAAGGAGAGTTGAATGATTGTTGATTTAATCGCGTACACACAGCGAGTGGTTCCTACAAGTGATAAGAATCCTTTGGATATTGTGGAGGAAGCTGCGAGTATTTGTTACGATTCTTCAATGACTGACGATTATAAGATTGCCAAGGGATGTAAGGCAAGCGGTCACTATTCTGTGCTTGAACACATCAACTTTACGTTCTACGTCAAAGATGTAAGCCGAGCACTTCTGGCACAGATTAGTCGTCATCGACATATTAGCATGAGCTGCCGTAGCCAGCGTTATTGTAGTGAGGATGGGTTTAAGTATGTGAACCCGTTTACCGGTGAAGATGCTGATGTTTTCGATAATATGATGTCTGACATTGACACCGATTATCAGATCCTCAAAAAGTATCACAACGCCAAAAACGAAGACGCCCGTGCGGTTCTTCCGAACGCTTGCTGTACAGAGTTTTACATTACGATGAACGCTCGTGCTTTGATTGAGATGAGTCATCTTCGGCTTTGCTCCAGGGCTCAAAAAGAAATCCGCGAGATGTTTACAGAAATGAAGAAGGAAGTTGCACAGGTTTGTCCCGAAGTAGCAAACTGGATGGTTCCTTCCTGTGAGGCCAATCCGAAGTATCCGTTCTGCCCAGAAGGTCGTGGCTGCTGTGGCCGTCATCCTCGGTTGGCAGATGTTTATAAGCCTATTGAAAAAAACAAGGAGGTTATTGATGCAAACACTTGACGAAATTAAGAAGAACGTCGAGCACCCGTCTTATTACGGCGGTGCAGACAATCCCTATGAGGCTATCAAAGTGCTGCGAGAGTGGCAACTGGACAAGGATGCTTATCTTTGGAATGTTGGTAAATATTTGAGCCGGGCAGGACACAAAGATGGCAATTCTCAACTTCAAGATTTGACGAAGGCACGTTGGTATTTGGACTATAAAATCCGGCTTTTAGAGGAACAGCAGAAGGTTGCTGAAAGTGTCATAGATACGCTAAAGAAAGTTCCTAGTGAGGTCGCTGATAAGCTGACTACGACGCTAAAGAAGGACATTAACGATTATTTTTATGATCCAAATCTCGGCGGTGTCTGCCATGATTTGGTTTATCGTCCTGATGATTCATTTAAAGAAAAACTGGCAAAGGCAGAGCCGACGTGCAGTATTGAAACTGCTGTGGTTCCGAGCGCTCATAATGATACTATGTCTCCAAATAACAAAGGAGTTAATAAGGTTGACCATTCGATGCTGAACTCTAAAGTCTATGCCGATGATGTCAAGTTTTAAGAGGTTTACATAAATGAGATACAACTGGAAGTTACCTATTATCGTTATTTGTGTCGTGTTGATTTCCATTCTTGGCATGACCTTTATGGTGCAGGGGCCTAAGAACACGGCCATCTCTTATGAAGAGCAGATTCAGGAAGCTAAGTCTGGCATTGAGATTCAGGAGAAGCGTAGAGCTGATCTGATTCCAAATCTGGTTGAAACCGTCAAGGCTTATGACCAACATGAGTATCAGACTTTGATGGATGTTGTGAATGCTCGTGGCGCTTCCGGCCAGACCGCTCAAGAGATTACGACTCAGATTGCAGCTATTGCGGAAGCATATCCTGAACTGAAGTCTAGCGACAACTACAAGGAGCTTATGAATGAGCTATCCGTCACTGAAAATTTGATTGCAAACTATCGTGGCGATTACAATCGTGTCGTGAAGGAATATAAGCAGAGCGTTCGTAAGTTTCCGAACTCCTTTCTGCTGGGTCTGACTGGATATGAGGTTCAGAATTATGAGTATCTGTCCTATGAGGGGAATGAGGCGGCACCGGCAGTCGGTGACCTTTTTGGAAATCGGTAATGCCGAAATTACTTATCGTGAATTGATTGTCAGTGTTGGTATTGTGTTCATTATGCTGATACTTGGTAGCGTTATCGCTGGAAATATCACCAGAGATTCGCTTGAACAGAAAAAAGAATATAATACAGCAATTTCGATTGAGTCCGAAAATATGTTCGATTATGGAATGAGAACCAACGTAGGTAATGCGTTTTGCCAAGGCGCACTGGAAGCAGTAGATACCGTAAGCGATCCACGTATCGACGGTCAGTGGATGTATATCTATTGCGAAGAAAAGCATTACACGATGCATACACGAACTGTCACTACTACGGATAGCAAAGGCCATACAAAAACAAGAGTCGAAACGTACTGGACTTGGGATTATTACAGTTCAGAAGAACACAATTCTAAGAATATTACGTTTCTTGGCAAAGAATTTGAGTATGGTGATATCAAAATGCCATCCAGCAAGTATCTGACAACTGTACAAGTCAGTTCTCATGTGAAATTCGAGTTTTATGTCAAAGATGTTCATTATGATGGCACGTTGTTTGCAAATTTGAGCGACGAAAGTATACATAATGCACAATTCATTAAGGATAAAAACATCGAAGAAGCACGAGATTATATGATTTCTGCAGCTGGTACACGAGTGATTTGGTTTTATGTATTCTGGATCGCATTGATTGTAGCTGTGGTCGGAGTTTTTTATGTGGCCGAAAATCGTTGGTTAGAAGATTAAGAGGTGATTGCATGGAATATGTGATTAAACGCGATGGAACGAAAGTTCCTTTTGATAAGAGTAAGATTGTAAATGCGATTGAGAAGGCGATGAATGATTCTTCAGATCCTGTTGACCACAAGCTGAGTGATAGTATTGCATCGGAAATCGCAGCCATTGACTCTACTATGGATGTAGAAGCGATTCAGAATGCAGTTGAGAATCGCCTTATGCAGAGTGGCTATTACGAGACGACTCGTTCCTATATGAATTACCGGTATCTGCATGGTATTGCTCGCAGTAATTACAAAGAGTTGATGGATGCAGTCGAAGAGAAACTTCTCGGCAAAAAGATTGATAACCAGAATGCCAATGTTGATGAAGCATCTTTTGGCGGTCGTATTGGCGAGATGAGCCGGGTGGTTTCTAAGCGATACGCTCTTGACTACTGCATGTCTAAGATGGCTCGTGAGAATCACGAGAACAACGAGATTTATATCCACGATCTCGATAGCTATGCAGTTGGTATGCACAATTGCTTGAGTATTCCGTTTGATGACCTGCTTGCGAATGGTTTTAACACTCGACAGACTGATGTTCGCCCTGCACAATCCATCAGTACGGCATTCCAGCTTGTCGCAGTCATCTTCCAGATTCAGAGTCTTCAGCAGTTCGGCGGCGTGAGCGCAACACACTTGGATTGGACTATGGTTCCTTATGTACGGAAGAGCTTCCGTAAACATTATAGAGATGGTCGAAAGTACATTTATGCAGATGGTCCAATCATCAAAGGGCTAGATGATGAAGTAACTCTCGCGGAAGACGACTTTAGTATCACCAACCCGATTTTTGAAGGGTATTACCCGAAAGCATATCAGTATGCAATGGACATGACAAAGCGAGAATTGAATCAAGCCGTTGAAGGCATGTACCATAATCTGAATACACTCCAGTCACGTAGCGGAAATCAGCTTCCGTTCACGTCTATCAATTATGGCACATGTACATTGCCTGAAGGCCGAATGGTTATCGAAGCATTGCTAAATGCTTCCATTAAGGGTATCGGCAAATTACATAGAACTAGTATTTTCCCTTGTGGAATTTTCCAGATGGCTAAGGGAATCAATCGTGCTCCAGGAGACCCTAATTATGATATGTATCAGCTGGCACTGCGTTCCACTGCACAGCGTCTTTATCCTAATTATGCCAATGTCGATTGGAGCGGCAATGAAGGATACGATAAAAATAATGTAAAAACGTATTTTTCGACGATGGGCTGTAGAACTGCAAATGGTTGGGATGTCAACGGCTTTGAGCAGTTGAAGGATGGCCGAGGGAATATCTGTCCTGTTACGATTATTCTTCCTACTCTTGCAATGGAAGCGAAGGAATATACCATTAAAAACGCTACTGGAGAAGATCTTGAAGGACAGACTGTAGCCAAGTTTATGTCCATTCTTGACCAGAAGTTGCATGAAGCAAAAGATATGCTGATTGAACGCTTCGAGTGGATTTGCTCTCAGTCTCCTGAGTCTGCAAAATTCATGTGGGAGAATGGAACAATGGCCGGATATGACGGAAAAGATATTCGTTCTGCTCTGAAACATGGCACGTTGGCTGTTGGTCTGCTCGGCATGGCTGAAACTCTTCAGATTTTGATTGGAGAAGATCAAACTTGTGATAATGGCCTTGAACTTGCAAAGAAAATTTGTCAGCTCTACAAAGATCGTTGCGACGAATTCAAGCACAAGTATTCTTTGAATTTTGGCGTGTACTTTACGCCCGCAGAAAACCTTTGTTTTACTGCCATGCAGAGATTTAAGGCTAAATATGGTGATATCAAAAATGTTTCAGACAAAGAGTTCTTCACTAACAGTGTCCATGTTCCGGTATGGCGAGAAGTGACACCGTTTGAAAAGATCGATATTGAGTCTCAGCTTGACGGATATTCAAGCGCAGGCTGCATCGCGTATGTAGAGCTCGACTCGACTGTAAAGAATAATCTCGGTGCGCTGGAAACAATTGTGAACTATGCAATGGATCATGACATTCCGTATTTTGCAGTGAATGTTCCAAATGATACCTGTATGGAGTGCGGCTATTGCGATGAGATTGGCGATACTTGCCCTGAGTGTGGTAGCCACAACATTCGACGTCTTCGTCGTGTGACGGGATATCTCACGGGCGATTATACAACTGCTTTCAATCTTGGTAAGCAGCAGGAAGTTGAGCTTCGTGTTAAGCACAATCGAGTGATTCATTAACGTGTAAGTGGTGGGTTGGTGGGATTACATATGAAAGAAATTATTGTTTTCTTTGTGATTGTATGGGTTATCGCCTATTACATTTTAAAAGATAATTACAAAGATTGAGGAGATACTTATGAAGAAATTTATGGCAATTTTTGTTGCATTCCTTATTGCAGTTGGTACGGTGCTTTGTACAGAGCGAGTACATACCGGTTATGTAGGTGTTGTGTATTCTGCAAAGGGTGTTGAGCAGCAGACTATTTCTCAGGGCTGGCACTTTATGAGCCCATTGAAGCATGTGTCTGAGTTCCCAATCACTCAGCAGCGTGTGGTATTCTCTAATGCAGCATCTGATTACGGTGCAAAGGAGCACGCAGACTGGCATATTGACGCTCCTGCAAATGGCGGTACGATTGCAATCAATCTGACTGTAAACTATAATTTCCTGCCTGAGCATGTCGTTGAGCTGTATACCAAGTTTGGTGGCATGGACGGTGAAAGCCTGATGGAGAGCAAGATCCAGAACGATATTATTGCTTATGTTAAGGAAGTCACTCCTCAGTTCAGTGTCATGCAGATTTATTCTGATGATCGCGCAGGTGTTAATACTGCAATCACCAACTATCTGAATGAGAAGCTGACCGCCGAATACGGTATCAATGTCTCTTCCGCTCTGATTGTTGACGCACAGCCTGATGATACCCTGATGCAGAAGATTCGTGCCAAGGAGCAGGCAAAGCAGGATGCAGAGATTGCAGAGCTGAATAAGCAGACCGCTCTGGCTCAGGCGGAGACTGATAAGGTTAAGGCACAGACGGAAGCTGACGTTAAGATGATTGAAGCACAGGCCGAAGCTGATGCAAATAAGGTGCTTTCCGAATCTATCACTCCCGAACTGATTCAGATGAAGGAAGCAGAAGCTCGCCTGAAGCATGGTTGGGTTACCGTACAGGGTGCCGATACAGTCGTTACCAAGGGTGAGTAAACGAGGCTTTATAAAATGAAAATTTTTGAAAGAAGGTGATTGGAATAGAAGTGTGGAAGAATTTCTTTAAGGCACTTGGTTCTTTTCTTGGAACCATTTTATTTCTTGCCTTAATTTATTTTACTTCGTGGATTACCACGATTGGTGCTGTCTGGCTTATTTTTAAACTATTAAATATCACGTTTACGGTCAAGGTTGCGACAGGTATTTGGTTGGCTCTTATTTTGCTTGAAGGATTCTTGAAAGGAAGTCGAAAGTAATGGGGTGGTATCGTAAGAAACCTGTTGTCGTCGAAGCATTTCAGCTTGGAATTGATTATATTCCAGACTGGTTTATGAATAAGGTGACAGACAGAACGGTTACTTTGCATGGGTTGAGTAGCGGATTTATTCACGTTCCAGACACTAACGCAGACATCGAAACGTTGGAAGGTGTGATGCACGCAAACTACGGAGACTATATTATCCGTGGCGTGAACGGAGAGATTTACTCTTGCAAGCCCGATATCTTTGAAAAGACATACGAGGAAGTAAACTAACAAGCAGGGTGGGTGTGGTGGCATGAAGGGAGCTATATGAATTATTGGTCAGTAGAAGTCCTGTTTTATGAAGATGGAATTCAGGCAACTAATACATATATGGTCAAAGCGCAGGATCAAAATGATGCTATGAACAAAGCACATCATCGTTTTGAAAAATCTCATCCCGGTACGACCTGCATGGTTCAGAATGTAGAAAAGGCAGGTGGCTGAGGTGGACTTTAAATGTAAGTGTGGCAGTAAATCTTTCTTTATCCAGAGCAAAGGTAGCCAGATTGGTCTGTATTGCTCTGTTTGTGGCAAGTGGCAGAAATGGCTAACTAAGAATGAAGTGAAACAGTTTGAGTACGAGACGAATATGGTGGACTCGAAAGGAAACAGTCCTGATGATAATTTTTATGAAAAATTCGCCTTAACTCCATGGGGCTGCCTACACTGTGCTTTTAGAGATTTTGGACTAGATCTTCCTGAAATTCCTGGTAAGATGGCTGATGCCATTATGGAAGATTTCTTCGAGACTATGGAAAGGGCTGATATTATTGAGAAGAAGGAGTAAAGATGATTAAGTTCTTGAAACGTCTACTCCGTTGGTTCCTTCCAGAATGCAGTAGATGTGGCGGTGTTATGCTTTACGATAACACTCATAGCTGGCATGATAAATGGCACTTTGTATGTGATACATGTGGTAGAGAAAAGTGGGGTACATTATGAATGTTGAATCAAAATGTTACTTCGATATTGACCCCATATTTAACCCATCATATAAGGAAGTGCTTATTATTGAAACCGATAACTGGGCGTCTTGTGAGATTGTAAACGAAAATACTCATTATGAAGTGGAGAGCACAATAAGATACGAATGCTGCAATAATGAGCGGCTTGAAATAAAACATCTTGAGGCAAAGAAGATAAATGGAATTCCGTTGAAGAATCTTTGGATGGAAATGTATTCCAGAGAAGAATGGAGACTGTTATGAATTATGGTCAAACCTGTGTATACGGTGTAAGTCTATCATACATTATGGCTAACGGAGAACGCAATTTCTCATATTATGAGATCCCTGCTAACAGTGAGTATGAAGCAATCCAATATGTGCGCAGCCAATGGCACAGGGAGCATCTATTTGCTCCTTATGAGCCAGATGTAAGCGCTCGACTTTTGTACATTAACTATTGGAGCTATTTGAAGGCTTGATAAAAAAGTGCCGTTTTGTGAGGTAAATATATGAAAAAATGGACAAAAGACCTTCTTGAAGCTGATGGATACGAGCTGAGAAACGTATACATTAAAAATGTATCTTTTGGAATAGAAGATTACGGATTTCTTTCTCTTACACTCACTTTAGAAGGTGATGGATGGGGAGTAAATTACACAGGTCCTTCTATCGGTAGAAAATACTATATCAACGAAGAGTCTATTAAAGATGGAAGTGCCGCAAATTTTGAAGGTTATGAAGACGGAGCTGAAGCTATCGTAAGGATTTTAGATGTTGTTGATTGTTCTAAACTTGAATCACTTAAAGGAAAATACATCCGTGCAGCTATCAAAAGAGGAGAACCTGTGAAAATCATCGGTAACATCATCAAAGATCAGTGGTTTGATTACGGTTCGTTCTTCGATGACTATAAGACAAAACAGGAGTGTGATAGGAATGACTCTTGAGCAAGCAATCGAGATTCTTGACCCCAAAAATCCCTATTACGAAGACTCATATACAGTCCACCGTGCTCGCTATATGGGAATGGAAGCACTTAAAATTCGAATACCTAAAAAGGTTAAAAATGCACCATTGTGTGAAATGGTTTTATGTCCAAGTTGTGGATATAGTTATCTATACAAGAAACTTGGAAAATTAAAACCTCCGTTTGATAATTTTTGCCCAGAATGCGGACAAGCGTTGGATTGGAGTAGTCTTAACTGGCCGGACGATAAGTACGAGTACGAAAAACTGCTCAACAAGATTAAGAAAAACAAGGATCGTAACGTATAGACTTCCGCTTTTATTAGAAAGGAAAAATATGTTTAAGACTTTCAAAAATACTGTCGTATGCGTACTTCTAGCAGCTATTATACTGACTGGATGCAGTACAAGTGTGAAAGACTCAGTGGGGAATGTAGCTGTAGAGAATGGCTGGTTCTATCGTATCAGTGATACCCCTATGGTATACGATAAGGATACACACGTTATGTATTACTTGTTCAGTAAAAGTGGAGGCTACCATGCTTACGGCTATATGTCTCCGTATTATAATGAGCACGGTCAGATGTGCTACTACATAGATGGTCAAATTATTCCTATCGAGGAGGTACTAATCGATGCTGACTGAGATTGCATGGCTTCTTGTTGAATCGTATTTAATTTTAATTCTTACAGCAGCAATTATCCGCTCTGAAGAAATTCTATACGATTTCTTATGTAATACTGTAATGTATGACATCAAACTTAAATATGTAAAGTGGACTGTCGTTGCACTGAATATTCTTATTATCGTATGTGTGAGTCTATGGACAAAGGTGATTTAAAATGGATACTAGCTTTAATTTAAAGCACGTTCCCGGAAGCTTTGCATGGATTATTGAGCGAGAGAATGCTGATAAAAATTGTAATAAATGTGATGTTGACGGAAATGTGAACATAACATTCATTGATGGCACTCAGAAGAAATATCGTTGTCCTATCTGCCTTGGATATAAAAAGATCGTAAAAGACGTATATCAAATCAAAAAATGTAAAGTCAAGAGAGTGAATATCGGTGCAAGACTTGAAAAAGATGACAATTTGATAATAGCGGAAGAGTCTATTCAATTAGAAGGATTTGATATTAGCGACAACATCGATCCTGATTTTGAGTATTACATTCGTAATATCTATGATACAGAAAGTGATGCGAAAGTTGCCGCAAATAAAATCAATAAAGCACGAGGAAACATTGATGAATTATATGAAGATTGTCCCATGTGATATAGCAAATGGTCCGGGCGTAAGAGTCACGTTATTCTGCGCGGGATGTAACCATCATTGCCCCGGTTGTCATAATCCACAGACATGGAGCCCAAACGCAGGTCAGCTATTCACAGAAGAAACGCTAAACGAACTAATTGAGTTGCTTCGACCCGATTACATTCAAGGACTGACGCTCACGGGTGGAGATCCGTTATATCCAGAAAATCGAGAAATAATCAGTGATATTATTTATAAAGTCTTAGTTGAGTTTGGAGATAAAAAAGACATCTGGATGTGGACTGGATATACCTATGAAGAATTACTAAGCCAGATAAATCCGCTCAATGAAAATGATGACATCGATATGATTTTAAATCTTATTGATGTCCTCGTGGATGGCCCATATATTGAATCAAAACGTGACATCTCACTACCTTATATGGGAAGCTCCAATCAGAGAGTTATCGATTGCATGAAAACTACTGGATACGACAATATAGTCCTTTGGTGGGCTCCAGAAGAGAAAGGAAAATAATATGGATTTAGGAAATTACGAAAAGTTCCCAGATAGCAATGTTTTTACCACTATTTATCATCCGAATATTAAGATCAATAAACTACACGATGATGCTCGTCTGCCGACTTATGGTTCTAAAAATGCTGCTTGTGCAGACCTGTACGCCTATATCGGTTTTGATGACGCAACGATTGTAAACAAGAATGGTGATCGCTGCATTATGATTCAGCCGCATGAGACCGTTAAGGTACATACTGGTTTGCGGATGGCTCCGCCGGAAGGTTGGTATGTCGCTATCTATGCTCGCAGTGGTATGGCAACGAAGCAGGGGCTTGCACCTGCGAATAAAACAGGGATTTGTGATCAGGATTACCGTGGAGAATATATCGTAGCACTACATAATCATTCCAATATCCCTCAAATGATTACTCATGGCGACCGCATTGCTCAGATGGCAGTTGTTCCGTTCTGGCAGGCTGATTTTGAAGAGGTTTCCGAATTGGACGAAACGGAGCGTGGAGCGGGCGGTTTTGGTTCTACTGGAAAACAGTAATGGAGAGAATTATGGGAAAAACAATTGATACATCCGAGCTTCTGTATCGGATGGGCAAGTACGCAGAAATCGATGTTGGAGAAGAAAAACATGATGCGTTTATGCATTTCATGCTTCTTTTAACTCGCACAATTGAGAAGATGCCGAATGCTGCGCTAACGCATAAGAATCCAATTGATGATGAGATTATGGAGAATCAGTACAAGCTGGTGAACGCAATCTCACTGGTAACCGGTCGCACTCGAAACGATGGCTGGTATCCTACTTGGATTGGCATGGCCATGAAGATTGTGCGTCTGAAGAGTGGAGAATCAGCTGGTTTCCGGTACATCAAAGATAATGAGGGACACGACTATCCAGGTGCAATGCATACATCTTGTGTTGTTGATTACTACATCTCAAGTGACAAGAAAAATGTTATTGTCCAGACCGAAAACACAATTTATAAGTTTGAAAAAATTGAGGAGAACTAAATTATGGCTAAGTATTTTTATGTTTATAATATCGCCGGTGTCGAGGATTCTATTGTAAAGATGTTCAACACTGATACTGGTGCAATGGGTGAGAAGAGTGTCAAAAAGGATCGCATGGATGGTTTTATTGATGGTATCAAGACGAGCGGCTTTGTTTTAAACAAGGAGCTGGCAGAGGCTGACGTTGCAGAGGCCGAAGCAAAGCGTGTTCTTGCAGAGAAGATGACCGCTTATCAGGCAGCTCGCGATGATTATCACAATAAGAGTGAGACTCTGAAGAAGGTTAAAGCAAAGTACGGTATTAAGTAAAAGGTAAATTTTACGGAGGGTAGTATGATTATTATTGGATATCCGTGCATCGGAAAAAGCACATACGCAGTTGGTCATCCGTATCGTGCAATCGACCTTGAAAGCAGTAATTTTGTAAAGGATGATAATTGGATCGAATCGTATTGCAACGTCGCTATTGATTTATCGAGACAGGGACATGTTGTGTTCGTATCTTCACATGATGCAGTTCGTAAACAGCTTCTGAAGAGTGATTATGAATATGTTTTTGTGATCTATCCAGCTCTTGATATTAAAGAAGAGTGGCTTGAACGGCTTCACGAAAGATATTTAGAAACAGAACTCGAAAAAGATTATCGTGCATGGCAGCGTGCTCTGAATCATTACGATGAAGATATTGCAAAGCTCAAAGAAGATGCAAAGGACTTTAGTGGTTTTTATGAAATTAGTCGTGGTCGATATGACCTCACGGTAATTCTGGATGAATTTGACTATAGTTCGACTTGGGATCATTCGTGATTGCTAATTAAGATTTTACGGGTGGGTGGGAGGAATAAATATATGAAACGGAATGTTACAATAAATCAGACTCAAATTTGTAATTGCGATAATTGTACTCAAATTGGAATCATTCGCAACGATGAAGTATATGTCATGCGAACAAGTTTTCCGAAAAGAGAAGGCCCAGCGGAATTTACATGCAGTATGCCTGAGCCAAAACCTCATTTGAAGGACTTCCTTTATAAGATTGTAGAAAAACTAAATAGTCTTATTGGATGGATTATAGATACGTTTAACGATATTTGATTAAGGTGATTGTATGAAAGCACATATTCATGAAGAAAAGAAGATGGCTCCATTAAAACTTGGTGAGGGAATGCTACTTCAGAACAAAGACGGCAAAATTTACAAGGTTTGCGACACTGCAGAATATGACGAAACACACACTGACGATGAAGTTATCAAGGTTGCTCTATCTGAAGAAAATAGGATTATTGGGTCAAACTTTTTTAATACACTGTTTGTGTTTGCAGATTGAGGTGAAATATTATGATTATGATTGTTCAACACAAAGGGACTCCAAAGAAAAAGAGATACGCTGCAAAATTTTCGTGCCAATGTGGATGTATATTTTGGGCTGATGACAAAGATATTAAATTTCCGAGTTATTCCGTTATACGAGAATACGCACCTGGCGTAAAACTAGCAGAATGCCCAGAGTGCGGAGAACAAGTCGTTTCTTGTTTTCCAGCAGTTCCAAGAGAAAAGATTTTTGTGGATTGAGGCGTAGATATGCATAAGACTGATAGTTTGAAAAATCCAGTAATCGTATTCCATTGCAAGAACTGCGGTTGTACAACCAAGATTCGAGTGGCTTCTTTTGAAAATCCTGATTTGGATATTCCTGAGAATAATGTGATTGCGTGCTATAGATGTAGAGCGGAAGTTGTTGGATCGGAGTTTATTTCTTGGAAAGAAGCAACTAAAACTATTTTTACCGTGGAGGTGCCAGATGGCGATTAAAATTGTCAAGCACGGCCATGAGCCAGAACCTCAGAAATTTGCTATCGAGTTTAAATGTCCTTATTGTCATTGTGATTTTTATGCCGACGACACATTTGATTCAATCTACAAAGACTATTATACCACAGCTGCTAATTTTGAGTTGCGATACGCTTGCCCTGAATGTGGCGAGACTGCCAAACAAATCGATATTGCAGATTATAATGAAGTATTCGGTAAACCAACATTTTTTGAGTGGCTAAGAGCTATTTTTGAGACACCATTCGGTAGGTATTATAGGATTCAAAAAATCTTGAAGAGTCTGAGCGAAGGAGAAGAATAATGGCGATTAAAATCATTCAACATAAAAAGAAGTCTGTAAGATTCGCTCTGCACTTCAAATGCTGCTGTGGATGCGAGTTCTGGGCAGACGATAAAGAGGTTTTCGATTATTGCATGGGAAATGATATCGTATCACAACATCTTTGTTGGAATGCGTATTGCCCGGAGTGTAAACGACTCGTCCAAAGTGGAGAAAGTCCTGTGCCGAGAGAAAAGATTTTTGATGATTAAAATGTATGTTTTAAAGTGTGGTGAACGTAATGGAAGTTTGGGAACTAAATCTTCTGCATTATGGGGATATAGAACGAATATGTATGTGCTCTGATGAACAACCATTATTCGAAATGGCAGTCGATAGGGCATTTGATTTATTTGCAAAAATAAATGAGTGGCCTCTCAAACAAGAAAATTGTCATGCTTCCGTAAGTATAAACGACAAGCTTCATTCTATTTTAGTGAAGATTAGCACACAAGACGATAATACAGTTGAACTCTGGGAGTATAAATGGGAATGTATTTATAAAGAACCTCATGAAGACAAGTCTAGTGACACCTTACTTTATAAAGTTGTTTCTCGTGTACGAGACATTCCAAAACTATTTTATGATTGGGCAGAGAATTTCTGCTGGAAAGCGAGAAAAAATGGCTATTTGCAGTAAATGTCTACATAAAGAAGTGTGCGCTTATAGAAGGCAAATAAGAGATAGTTGCGCAGAATCTTGCGAAAACTTCCTCGGTTGGGTTAAGGTCATGGATGAACGTCCGGTCCTTTTAAAAGACAACGTTGTAATAAGCGATTACGGTCTGTCGTTTATTGGATATTACGATTACAATAAGAGAGATCGAGAATACTTTTGCGATGCAAACACGCTTGAAAAAATTTACGAATGCCCATCTTACTGGTTGAAAGGACTTGAATTGCATGAGCAAGAACGAATCGCAAACAAAGAATATGAACAACGATTGGTGGCTCGCAAAGAAGCGGAGAGCGTACTTCAAATTGTTTCTAATGCAGACGAGAGTTGACTTTTTTGACGCAATTTGTAGAGTATGTGAGAAAATCGAAGGATGGTGCAAGAGATGAAAGCTCATATTAGTGATTGTCAATACGGAAAGCCGACCGACGCAAAAGAGAATAAAAGAATGAGTATGAGTCATGGTATGTTTGGATATATTCCTGATCTCATTGGATTCAATCCATATGAGTGCAGCCCTCTGGATATTCTTATCAAAATGATTCCGTGGCATAATGCAGAGTATGATATGCCAGACTTATTTGGAGTATACGGTTACACAACATGTGGTATTGTTGAGGTTTGGAGATGGCTTCATAAGGATTCTATTTCAGACAAAGCAAGAAAAGATGGATGTAAGCCCATTGAGGAAGCGTCCGAGCTCGAATTATGGAAAATGATCGCGCTTATGTCTATTTTCGATGACAGAATGCGAATCAAAGAACTTATGGAACATAAAAAGTAAAATAAATAACGTGTTATCGTTACAAAAACAAGTAAAAAATACGGTAAAACTAGACTTTTATGAGGTAGATTGAATGGACGATAGATTTTCAATCGAAAAGAATCACTGGGAAATACAAAATCCAGAATGGGAAAGCTATTCTCATTTCATCTGCACTAAAGACCATTATTGGACTGGTGTACACGGTATCAGCAACTATTTTCTTCAATACAAGAATTTTGGCAGAAGTAAACCAGTCGAACGATTTTCTGTAGAATGGCCGAACTTCGTAGAGCACATGTGGTTTATCCATTGGCGTGGCCCATGGGATTATATTTTTGCTTCATATAAATTATCCGAAATCAAACGATTTTTAGAACTTGATATTGATACTATTAAAAAGAACCATTGGCCGGATAACCGTTGCACTTGCTACAGTATTTATGACTACGTGACAAAAAAATGGTACTATTTTAAAATCGAAAATTTGGGAACATTTTATGGATGCAAGTTGCTGTTGGGTGATGACACGGGGGAGGTGATTAGTTGTGACTAAACAAATAGGCTATTATAAATCCGACTGGTATATTATGGGCATCGACGGAAAATATAACAACGCCTGTATCTCGCATACAGAATCGCAGCTTCGATATACAGTTCCAAGGTCGCCAGAATGGACCATCAATGGATTGGGCTTTGCTTATCTTAGAGAACATGGATTTGAAGATTATCCTGAACTCTATGGTATTGTATTCTATGATATGGAGTGGTGGCAAAGAAAACGCTATCCGGGTGACTTTTATGTAGAGATACCAATTTGCGATTTGTGTGCGGACACCTTTCATTTAAAATTTCGTTGTAAGGAATTTCGTGTACATCAATGGTCTAACTTGCGTAAAGAAACAAAATGGGTGAAAGGCAGAAGTAACTACACTATTTGTGAGCTCGCCCATAAATTACCGCATGAAGAGTTTATTGAGTATTTGAAAGATAATGGCATCTATATTATAAATGAAAGTGGTGTTGAACTTGGATGGTAATAACGAAAAACTAACTCTTGGAGAAAAGATCTTGTTTTTGACAGTCGGTGTACTCATTACTCTTATTGTTGGATATTTTGTATGGGCGATTGGCAACGGTATCTATCGTCATTATAATCCGATTGAGTGGACTGCCACTATTGAGGAACTGGAACCGGGCATCTACGGATATACATCTACTATGGTATCTAATGTTCCAGCAGAAAATTACGAGATGCTTACGGTTCTTTGCAATGGCACTTATATGAATATCAAAGGACATGTAAAAATTGTATATGATAGCAACGCTCCATATATCGAATATAAGTCAACCAATACTGTCAATGCTGACTCTGTAATAATTCATGTTCAAAAATGGCAGATTAAAAATAATGGAGTTAGTACAGTAACGAGGTGATTCTTATGGAAGAATTAGGGTTTTATAATGCGCGAAAATAATATTTATGTACAAAGAGCAAAAGCTACAGCAAAAACAAAACCACTTGTAGATGACATCGTTAAAACACTATCTTCAGAGGAACAGCGGATGCTTGGTGTTTACAACGATGAATATCTAACAATTCCGGCAGGAGAACATGTTATAAAAAGATTCTTGAAAATCAGTGACAATACTCCTGTTGCGTTTTTTGACTTGTTTGAAGAATGGTCATATATAGATGTAGCGGTTGCAACAAGAAACGATAAAAACTATCGAGAACATGGATATGCATTGAATCTTGCACAATCGGCAATTAAATGGTATACAACTCACAGATCCGATTTTGATAACAAACCGCTATTGTGGATAACTCGAAAAGATAATGTGGCATCAAATCAATTGGCCTTGAAAATTGGGATGCGCCCAGACGATACTTACAATAAATCCGACGAAGTTTGGAATTGCTACAGATACTTGTAATTTTATAAAACTTGGATTCTAATAAAGGAGATTCACAATGATTATTGACTGCAAATCTATTGCACAAGATATCAAAAATAAAATCAAGAATATTATTGCAGAAGCTGACTACGCTCCTGTTTTACTTATTTATCAAATAGGGGATAGCCCTGCATCTAATGCTTATATTCGAGGCAAGCTTCGAGATTGTGAAGAGGTTAAAATTAAAGCAAAATATATTAAGTTACCAGAGAAAACGACTGAAGATGAATTAAATAAAATGATATTGCAGAATCGTATTTATGAAGAAGCAGATGGCATCATTGTTCAGTTGCCACTGCCCAAACATATCAATCCCGAAAATATCTACATTCCAGACGCAGTTGATGTCGATGGATTTAATTCTACATCCAAATTTCAGCCTTGCACTCCGCTGGGCGTTATGAAGATTTTTGACTCCATCGGTTACGATCTGGATGGCAAGAATGTGCTTGTGTGTGGTCAATCTGATATCGTAGGTCGTCCGTTGGTCAATATGCTGATTAAGCGGCACTGTAATGTAATCTCTGTGAATAGCAGTGGAAGTTTTATGAAGTGTACGGCTCTTGCAATGGATATGGTCGATGTGATCATCTCTGCAGTCGGAAAACGCGATTTTATTACACCTCTTGGCCTTAATCGAGTTGAGGTCTGCATCGATGTTGGTATCAACTATGACGAGAATGGTAAGCAGCACGGTGACTGTGCCGACGCTGTTTATGGAATGGAAGATATCAAGGTTACACCTCGTATCGGCGGTGTTGGGCTTATGACTCGCGCTATGCTCTTATATAATGTATGTGTGGCGAAATACGGTGAAGAGAAGATGGAGGAGGTGATTGGATGAATGAAGTCCCAATTTGGGAAAAGACAACCCTGACAATCGAGGAAGCAGCGGCGTATTCTAATATCGGCCAATGCAAAATACGTGAACTTCTCCAAGATAGAAATTGCCCGTTTATAATGTTTGTTGGTAAAAAGCAACTTGTTAAACGAAAAGCATTTGAAAGATACATAGAACAAACATATTCCATTTGAATGTATGGCTCTGATGTGATATAATCAAATTGTCACATCGGAGCTCTTTATTTAACGTAAGGAGCTTATTATGGAAAGACGTAAAGATAATAAAGGCCGTGTTTTGAAAGAGGGTGAGTCGCAACGCAAAGATGGTCTATACCAGTATCGTTGGACAGATAAGTTTGGAAAGCGCCGCACTATTTATTCTGGCGACTTGAAAGAATTAAGAGTAAGGATTGAAAATTTAACAGAGTCTGAAATACAAGGAATCGACCCAATAGCAAACTCAATGACGGTGAAAGAGCTCGTAAAAAAATATTCCGATCTTCACAAGCCGTCTTTAAAGGAGACAACAACAAAGAATATAGACACTTTTATGAAAATACTTTCTGGGTGTACTTTTGCCAATAAAACAATCGCATCAATAACACCAACAGAAGCAAAAGTGTTCATGAAAGAACTGTATGATAAGGGGTACTGTTATGGTACAATAAATAACTATAAAGGAATACTACGACCGGCTTTTGAACTTGCCTGCGATGATAAAATTTTGTCAAGGAATCCTTTTGGCTTTCAACTGTCAAAAGTTGTGCCAAAAGAAAACAAGACAAAAACTATTCTGTCGAATGAACAATTTTCAAGCCTTGTTGATTTCTGCAAAAAAGATATCTATCTCAGTCAACACGTTGATGAACTTATAATTTTATATGAGACCGGACTTCGTGTTAGTGAGTTTTGTGGATTAACCGTAAGTGACATTGATTTAGAGCAGGGAATTGTAAATGTGAACCACCAGCTTGTATACCTTCATGGAGAGTTCTCAATCCAATCTCCGAAAACAAAAAGTGGTGTACGCATCATACCAATGTCGCGAAAAGCCAGAGAAGCATTTTCACACATTATAAGTACAAGACCACAGCTGGATGAAGAGCCGAGCGTAAGTGGATATAGTGGTTTTCTACAAGTCAGTTACAAAAACAGCCCTCGTTCAGCAGTTAGTGTTGAATCAAATGTGCGACAAGCTATACAGAGGTACAATAAGGTTAATCCGCAAGAGCAACTGCCAACCGCAATCACACCTCATACTTTAAGGCATATGTTCTGCACCAGAATGGTAGAGTCTGGAATGAACATTAAAGCCGTCCAGTATGTGATGGGGCACAGTAAAGTCAATATGACATTAGATGTTTATAGTCATGTGGATGCTGAAAAAGTAGTTGCGGAATTCCGAAAGATGATTCAGTAATTTTATGTACTTTATAAGAATGAATTGTCAACTTCCTATAAATTGGACGATTTTTACTACACCAGTTACTACACCACTTTTTCAAATCTGGTATGATATAATATAACGGAATATAAACTAGACGAGCGTGCAATAAAGAGCGGTAGAAAAGCAAGAAGAAGAAAAATAACGAATTATCGTTACGAATACAAAAACAAACAATAACTCGAGCGAAAATATGTGCAAAGTGTAAAAATTACAAAAAAATTACAAAACCCTATTGCAAAATGGTTTCAAAAGAGTTACAATATGGTTACAGCAAGGGCAAAGCCCCAAGGCTGTGTGTGAAATC